CCCCCTCCCCCCCCACAAGAAGCAAAAGCAAACGAAAAAAAAGAGCGACCTTCCGGTCTTCTCGTAAGCTTCAGACAACTGTGAGGAACCGCAGGGGCTTACGTTAAGCACGCCTGTTAGAGCGTACCACTGCATGGAGTCGTTTTCCATGCATCCGTACCTGCTGGGTTATGGTGGGAGTTTTACCAATTAGCCACAAATTTCGATCGTGTAGGGTTTATCATACCTACTCCATCTCATACATATTTTTTATTACTTCGTTGTTTACTCTGTAATTTTTTACAAAAGCAAAAGAAATCCCCTTAGGATTACTATGATCCTAAGGGGGAATTATATTATTTAGACGCTAAATATTGTAATTGATTGATTGTATTACCGGAAACGTTCTTAGTTACTTTATTAACTTGACCTTGGATATTTTGAGATACCATGTTAATCTTTTCATTAAGTTTGTTACCTAATGTAGCCATAGCTCCTTGTAATCCAGTTTGAACTGTTGTTACTTGTTGTTGAGTTTGTGCTTGATTAGCTTGTAAAGTACCAATACCAGCAGTGTTGCCAGTAATCTTAGTCAATTCATTATAAATAGCACGTAATAAGATAACTTCTTGAGAGTCATCATTGGATGATTGAGATAAATCGACTGTTCCTCTACCAAGACTAACTTGATCTTTAACAGTTTCTTTTTGAGCTCTAAACGCATCCATACCTTCAATAGCAACTTGTGTTTGCTTAGGTACACCTTTAGCTCTGCCAAATCTAAAGTTTTTACCAGTACCCATATCAGTTGTAGAGTCACTAACTATTTCAGATTGAGATCTTGTAGCTTGACCAGATGGTACATTAGATGCACCATTTCCGCCACCAGTTGCAATATAACCATTAATTTCATCAGCACCGAAATCATTAGCGATATTACCTTTAACAATCTTATTTCTGCCAGATGAGTTACCCCAGTAACCACCTTTACCATCGGCAATAACTACATGGTCAGCTTCAGCATCGCCAGTTAATGTATTAAGAAGAACTACATCGCCTTCACTACCACCTTGAGATGCAGTTTTGAATGCGTATGGTTGACCTTGGTTCTTAGCTTTAGTTTCAGCATTAGGCACATACATATCAATTTGGTTAACACCAGCTTTTTCAAGGTATTTATTAACGAATGTAGTACAACCATTATTACCATAGCCTTGTTGACCAACCATTGAATCTGCCCAATCAGATGCAGCTTTAGTATTACCGCCACCAATTGCACCACCAACACCGCCAGATGAAGCAGCTCCACCAATATTACCACCTAAATCAATACCAAGTACTGAACCTAAGTTAGATTTAATGGAGTTATACATATCGAAGAGTGGAGATAATAATCCAGGTTTCTTTGTAGGACCAGAGCCACCTTTAATATTACCTTCAGTCTTAATACCTTTACCTTGTTTTTGGAATGCTTCTTGAGCTGCAGCTATACGTTCATCCATGTGAGCATATGCAGGATTACCAACTTCAAAGTTAGAGAACCAGTATTGAGTAGCTTGAGCAACATCAGACATCTTACACATAGCTTGAAGATGTTCATGATAATAGCCACCAGGTCCAATTTCATTCCATAGATGAGTTAACTGTGCATTAACATCAGTCCAAGTAGTACCCATACCAGCAGCAACAGAGTTAAGTGTATCTTTACGAGTTTCAGTCCATTGACATAAACCAACACCTGCTTTATATGGATTCATATTAGGCTCATTATCTAATTGGTTAGCAGAAGGATTATATCTAGATTCTGCCCACATATTACCCATGATACCAGCAATAGCTACAGAAGCAACACCTTTACTTGCTAAGAAGTTCCATACAGTTTCAGGTACATCTGCACCTTTACCGAATCTTACTCCCATACCAAATCTACCACGACTACCACGTCCATACAATCTACCTCTACCAAAAGCATTAGCAGTTGTAGTATTACGTAATACGTCTTTGATATTATATGTAGCATTATCACGATTAGACTCAGGGTCTTGAATTGTAACTTTACCAGTACTTGCATCATAACCAGTAGCAGTTACATAGTGAGGATAAGAACCAAATGGATGACTATTAGAAGTACCAGATTTAGATTCACCTTGAAGTACAACTGGATTACCAGATTTCAAAGCATTGATTGTACCTTGAGCATTAGTAGAATAAGAAGTAGCACCATGGCTCGCAGCGTATCCTTCGAAGAAGGATGGAGCAACACCAGTATCAGTGCCCTTATACCCTCCAGATAATGCGAAATTAGAAGCTTCAGCTGGATTAATCGTACCTGTACCAAGTGCCATAAGAGCGTTAGCACCAGCAACTGGACCACAACCAGAATCTCCAATAGTTTGATTTATACTATCACCAGATGTATTAAATCCGATATTAGCATATCGAGGATCTTTTTGTTTAAAGAATTTACCTGTACCTAAAACTTGTGCTTGTAAATCACCAGCTTGAGATACAAGATTACCCATTAAACCACTAGTTCCTTGAGAAAGCTTATTCATGTTACTTTGCATGCCACTTAATAAGCCATTACCATTCGCAGTACCACTACCAGCACCTAGAGGTCCTTTCTTACCAGTACCTTGAGCACCAGGAGTAGCAGGAGTTTGTGATGCTAACTGTTGAGCATTTGGTTTATATTGAGGAGTCTTCTTATTAGAATCACTACCACCAAATGCAGTCTTGATATCATCTATGAAGCCTTTATCTTTATCATAGATTTCATCATTATATTCTTCAACAGAATCTAATTTCTTTTCAGCTGTTTGGTTATATTGATTCAATGCAGCTAATGCACGTTGTTGCATTGGAGCTAATACATCATTCAAATCCCAAATATAAGCTAAAATTTTGAAGAATAATTGAGGTCCGATTACACCAAATAATACAGAGTCAACTGCAGAAGCTAAACCAGCTACCCATTTAACATCATCATTTGGAGGTTGTTCATCAGCAAGACATTCAGCAACGTTATACCAACGACTAATACCTGTAGTTACAGATGCAGCTAAGTCTAATGCAGTAATGATACCAATTACGATACCAGCAAAACCTGCAGTAAATACAGTAGCACCTAGATATCCACCAGCTTTAGCTAAAAGTTTAGCAAATTTAGCAGAACCTTTAATACCATCTAAGATCATAGTAGCTAATTTAGGAGCAAATTGTGCACCTTTCTCAGCTAATTTAGGTATATATGTAGAGATCTTTTCAATACCTTTAGTTAAGATTTCTTTTAAGAAGTCCATAACTTTATCAGCAGCTTTAGAAGCAACTTCTCCAACTTTACTTACACCAGATTTAACAAAATCTGCTGCTTTAGAGAATAAGCTACTGCTCTTAACAGCATTCTTAGCAGTACCATCAAGTAATGCAGAACCGGCAACACCAGCTCTATCTCGAATAGCCCAGCCAATCTTAGATAAACCTTCTTTAGATGCACCGAAAGCTCTACTCATAATAGATGAAGATAACTTACCTAAACGACTTGCTTTAACTGCATCTTCAGAGGACTTAGCAATTTTACCTATATCTTTACCAAGTTTAGTATTCTTATAGACAAATTTACCAGCTCTCCAAGATTTACCAAAGCTCTTAGAACGTTTAAGCTCTTTAGCGAAACTAAATCCAGCTTTGCCTAATTTTAAGCCACCGCCAATACCTTTACCGATACCTTTGACACCTTTATAGATAGCTCTACCAACTTTAAATGTTTTATATCCTAAGAAACCTAAGACACCGCCATTGACCGCCATACCTCCCAATGTAGGATTGTATGTAGTTTTCATTTTAGGAGTACCATCAGGATTAAATACAGGATTACCATTTTCATCTGTTTCTTGCTGTTCTTCTTTACCAATAAAGCCGTCAAGTAATCCTCCAAGAGCACTACCTACACCTTTAACGAATAAAGGAATTACAGTATTCTTTAAGAATCCGCCAATTGCTGGTAATAAAGTATGAGTTAAGATCTTACCAATCTCTGGAAGCATTGGACCTAAGAATGATAATAGTAAACCACCACCAAGGATAGTTCCTAGACCACCAAATAATCCACCGTCTTTACCAAAGATTCCATCTACTATATCATGTAAGAAGCCTTGAGATTTTTCCTTAACATTTTTGGCACCTTCTTTAGCAGAATCACCAAATCCTTTAAGTTTACCAAGAGCTTTAGAGAATATAGAACCTTGACGTTCTGCATTCTTTTCATCTTTAGCATCTTCTTCTTTCTTCTTATCATGAGCAGATTCAGTATCAGCTTTATTATTAGAACCATCTGTAGATTCATAGGTTTCATTACCATCAGCATCAACAGAACGTTCTTTATGTCCACCAGTTTGAGCAATTTCATTAGCTTGACTAGCAGCAGCTGTTTTAGGAGCAATATTAGCAGCATTACCAGCTACAGTAGACGCTGCAGCGGCTGTAGCTTTATTAGTTGCAGTAGATTTAGTAATATCACCAATCATTCTAGTGAATGCAACTTGTTCATCTGGAGTACTAGCATTAGTAAATTGCCATCTATTATTCCAAGCCCAGTCTGCAGCTTGAGAAGAGATAGATGGATCCATACCATAGTCGATAAGCTGTTCAAAGTATTTAAGCTGCTCAGCAGACATTCCTATATAATTGGATAATGGAGATTTAAAGTTGAAATCTTTATCATGTCTACCAAGATAAGTAGCAATCTTAACCAAGCTTTTAAATGCACCATCGGCAATTTTTTCTGGAGCTAACGCTGCAGGATCACCAATAGATTGAATAGCTGTAGGTCCCATTACCATAGCAAGTTGAGAATATCGTTTAAGAGTTTTAGTACTTAATTTAGATAAAGCATCTAAATCAATCTTAGTACCTTCAGGAAGTTTCTTAAGAGCATTTAAGTTACGTTTATTTTTCTTACCCATAATAAATGAAGCATTATTACCAGTAACGTCAAGATGACCTAAGTTTTGATTAACAAATCTTCTTGAATCAGAATCAACTTCACCTCTAAACATTTCAACTGTTTCTTCATCTTTAGCTCTAGTTAAATCATTATAATAGTTTTTATCATAAGCACCATTTTCAGATTTAATTAAAGCATCTCTAATTTGAGATAAGATATCATTGGTTTGAGACATACCTTCAGCTACATTCTTAGCTTCTTCAGTAGTAAATTTCTCACCATTTTTGCCAATTAAACGTTCAGCATCTTCAGCACGACTACGTTCAGCACTTACTTGGTCTAAAGCAATACCTAAGGATTTTCTATCTGTAGGATCAATATTATACTTTTTAAGAGTTTCTTGAGCAGCCTTCATTTGCTCTTTACTAAATTTCTTTCTGCCTCTAGCAGCTTGAATGAATTCGACTTCTTTTTCGAAAGCATTCATTACTGCTTTCTTATCATTTACAGAAATATCTAAACTAGAAATAAATGCAGCTGCATCTCTAGTATTACCATCATAAGCAAATTGACAAACTTTCTTAACAGCAGATGCTGGTAAGTATTTCTTAATCTTACTTTCTAGACGTTTAACAGTAGAACGTTCAGCACCACCACCAATTTTAAATTGGCTATTAAAGATACTCAAACTACTTTCTAATGTATTCAAGTCTTCAACAGAAGCGGTAGCTAATGCCATATCACGTTCACGATTAGCATAATTTCTACCTTCCATTAGGTTAAGACGTTCATTAGCACTTAAATGATCTGCTTGACCTCTCTTAATTAATCCTCTATTACCCCAGTTATTGAATTTTCTTAATCCCCAACCAATGCCTCTAATAGGGCTACCGATTGCAAATTTAGCCAAATCACCAATACCACCGAAAGTAGTTCCAAGAATCTTTCCTAAAGGTTTAAGAAGCATATCATTTACTTGCTTACCAATAAGCATACTGAATGGACCACCAAATGCTTTCTCTAAGATATTAAATAGACCGTATTTCATGCTACGTCCCATATTCTTAAAGACTTGTGCAAGCATCTTACCAGTACCTTTAAGAGGACTAAATAAGTTATAATCCATAAATTTATAGAAATCTTGATATAAAGTTGTACCGAAGCGACGTAATGGGTTTACTACGTAGTCTTTTAAAGCACCTACTAGACCACCTTCACGTTCACCATCTTCATTCTTCTTACCAAGAATCATATCATGGAATTTACTAGATGTACCAATAAGACCTAAACCAGCACCAAGACCAAAGTTCATTAATAAACCCATCCCTGTAGGATCTAATAAAGCAGCTGCTCCACCAAAACCTGCAATCTTAGGAATATTCTTCTTAACGTATTCTTGTACTTTCTTAGGAATGATACCATCTTTACGACCTATCTCATTGCCATCTTTATCATAATAAGTTTTACCGAAAATCTTTTCGTTAACTTTTTGATTATTCTTAGCAAGAGAATAAGCACCACCAATAGCAATAGCACCAACTGGACCAAATCCAAGCATTAAGCTAGGAATAATACCAGCAGCTGCACCTTTACCAAGGTCAGGCATATACTTCTTAAATAAAGCTTGTTGTTTACGACTAATTAAACCACCTTCACGAGACCCATCAGCCATTTCTTTACCAAATAAGAAGTTCTTAGCAGTATCACTTTCACGGATAATATTAGCAGCAGCACCGATAGCAGCACCAGCCAACAATCCTCCAGGACCAAATACTGCAGTTGCACCTAAAGCACCAGCACCTGCAGCTACACCAGTACGACCAGCAAATTTAGCACTATTACCTCTAAGTTTAGCTATATCACTAGTAAGAGCTTTACCTACCTCTGGATCAATAGTCTTAGCATAGTCTTCTACTTTATTTAAGCCAGTTTCCCAAGCAGCAGATACCGTAGCCTTAGCAGCTTGACCTAAAGCACTACCATCAGTTGATTCAACTTTACCTGATAATTTACCTACAGCAAATTCTAAAGCACTTCCGACAACTTCTCTTACGGTATTACCTTGGATCATTCCTTCAGGAGCTTTATCTTTTACTGTTTGTAAGAAGTTCTTACCAGTATCTAATAAGTTACCACCTTCAGCATGAGATAAGATTTTATTTCTTAATCGTAATTCATCTTGTTTATCTTTCTTACGATCAGCTTTATCTATATCTGGATTGAATGGATTCAAATCAGATGGAATAATTAACTCACCTTTAGATACAGTAGTTAATGCTGTATGTGGTACAGACAGAGAACCGAATGCATATCCATAATCAGGGTCAAATACACCAGGTTTAAATACACGTCTAGCTAATATTTCAGCCTGACTAATTGAAGATCTTGGAGCATCACCGCCACTAGAAAATTTAGGTTGTCGACTAGCAGCTGATTGTTTAAAAGCATCTGCATATCCAGCTGCAATATTTTTTAATTCATCTTCTGGATCGAGGAAACTTTTAGGTGCAGGACCAAACATTATCGATCTAGCTAATGCTTCAGCTTGAAGAGGATTCATGCCTGGTTTACCACGAACTAATTCAGCTAATTTACTACCAGCACCAGTTAGAGCATTTTTAGCAGAATCTTTAGCATCATTAAACCAATCTAGACCAAAGTCTTTAGCGAAGTCTTTAATCTTACCCCAGCCTTTTTTGACAATAGGTTCCCAGAATTTCTTATCTAACCAATCTCTAACTTTATTGAAAGTGGTTTTTAATTCAAAAGCCATCTTATCATAGAAGCCACGAATTTGTTCACCATCTTCATCTTTTTCACCAGTTTCATGGTCAAAGAAGAATTCATATAAACTATCATCTACTTTAGTAATAACTTCAGCAGCAAATAGTCTAGGATTTTTAAGAATTTCATACCAGTTGCTTAAAGCAGCTTTGCCTTTACCTTTAAGACCTTTAGCATTAGTTACATTACCAAACTTAGATTTATCTCCTTTATCAAAGACATTACCAAGTTTATTAATATCAACTTCATCTAAAGTCTTACCAACATCATCTGGGTCTACTGGAGCATCTTTAGGTCTAGATGGATTACTAGCTTTAACTTTTTCATAAGTTTCTTCTATCGTTTCAGCACGATTTTCTTTTAAGACACTATATTTAATAAAATCAGTATCAATATAATCTGGAGCAGCAGTAGCATTAAGTCTATTTCTAACACCAAGCTTTTTACCTTTACGGAATTCATTTGTACGGATTAAGTAAAGTTCAGAAAGCATGGCTTTAAAGATAGATTCTTGATTAGCCATTGCTTTGCTCATCATATCATTATTAGCTTGAATAGCACTTTTACCGTCGCCTCTACTTTTACTACGATTATTCATCATAGCTTCAGGAGACCAACCAGCCTTCTCTTGGTTTTGATAATATTCTGCTTGGCTACGGAAAGCATCAGCATATTCAGCAGCTAAGGTTTTAGACTCTTTATAAGTTCTAGAGTTCTTATTCATCCGTAGGAATCTAAGTAATTTACCGAATGAATCATCACCATAGGCTTCCATTACTTCATCAAAAGAACCCTTACTATTCCAAAGTCTTTCTTCAACATCAGGAATCATATCTGTTAATCGTTTTAATTCATTAGCAGATAGTTTCTTGGACTTAGCTATTCTCTTAATATCTTCTTCTAATGCATTTCTAATACCAGAACCAGCTCTATCTTTATAAGATTTATCTCTTCTTTTCTTTTCTCTTTCAAGAATCTTCAATGAAGAGAATTTACCCTTATCAAAGTCATAGATACGTTCTTCACCACCCAAGAGTGATTCTATACGTGCTAAGTAAGCTGGGATAACTTCTACGATAGATTTACGAGTCATACCATCAAAAGGTACTTGACCTTTAAAGTATTTACTAGTATCAATCTTATCTTTATTAGCTATCTTAACACTGAAGATACTAGCTAGAATACCACCTAAACCTTCCTTGTCTTTAGAGCGTAATAGATCAGCATTGATTTGATTAAATAAACCAGTTAAGGTTTTATTAAATCCACCAATAGCTTTTTCTAATGGTTTACCCATTGCTCTTTGAACTAGATAAGCTGGAATGTATTGTAATGGATTAGCAGCCATACCCATAAGCATTTCTTTACTAATCATACCAAGACCAAAATTCTCAGCTTGGTCAATGAATCCCTTTTTAAGATGCTTACCATAAGCACCCCAATCCATTACACCATTGGATAGGATATCAGTGATATCTTGTTTGAGACCTTTATCTTGACGTTTCTTCTCTGCATCTCTACCAATACTCCATTCTTTGAAACGTTCACGTTCCATGTCAAGGAGTTCTTTCAAGATAGCATTGTTTTCACGTTGATATTTAGTCGACTCTTCAAAGTACTTGGTTGAGTTTTCAATATGCGTCTGCATGTTTGTAGTCATGAAGTTTTGCATATTACCCATTGTAGTACCAAGACCCATAATAGAGTTATTTAAATTACCAAATAATCGTTCTTGCTGTGCAAACATGAATGATGCAGTCTGTTTAGTTACATCTGCATTATACTTAGCTGCACTCAAGATAGTACCAGAAATTTGATCAGCATTAGCCTTAGATGCTTCATGTACAGTTTTAGCTACAGCTCTATCACCATCAGTGATATCTAAGCCACTATCACTATCATCTCCGCCTATAGAGTCTTCATCAAAGTTCCAGTCAAAATCATCATCATCTCCACCAAACATGACTTTATCGGCACGATCTTGGTTCCAGAGCTTACCAGATTTTAAATCTTCTTTGGCACTTTTGAGAGCTAGATTAGACGCTTCATAAGCAGATGTTTTCATTAAATACTCTTGAGCTTTTCTGAAAGTCTGTCTGTAGTTAACGATAGCATTTACTGTTTCTTTAGTAGCGGTACTAGCTTGATCAAACGATTTATATGTAGTATCGTAATTTGTCTTAAATCCCTCGATAGCAGCATACTTTACTGACTTACCAAGATTCTTAAGATAATTTGTGATCTTGAGTCCCAATATAAGGTCCTCCTTTCTTATAAGATTATCCTAATGTTCAAAATGACAATATATACCGCCCAAGGACCATTAAGACCCTTGGGCAAATATATATTATCGAGGAAAATTGTAATGAAACATACGTGTACTGGTAGCAACAACGTACACTACCTATATGTTTGACAATACAATATCCCTAAGGACTATGAAAGCCCTTAGGGAATACTGTATCAGTTTGGATTGAATATAATATGGTAGGATGAACTATGATTTTATTATGCTCTTTATATGGTTGAGGTAAAATAGAAAAAGTACGAACCACTGCACATCCTACAATTATATGTATCCAGTGTGGTAAAAAGCTAATATGTCTAAAGCATCTCATTATAATGTGTATAAAGAAAATCCCTAAGATAGATGAACTATCTTAGGGAAATGTCTTTAGCAGATTTTATGGTTTTTGAACTTTGTAATATCTTATTTGTTTTAAAATACTAAAAATAATTATTTGATGATGAATTATTTTTTAATCCAAGCTGGGCATGGGCTAGAAACCTTAATGGAATCATAAGGACTAACTTTAACTTCAGCTTTTTCATAGATTGGTTTGCCAGCATTATCTACACCAACTTGTTTAGGGTAAGAACGTGTAGATTCTTTGATTTCTTTTTTGATCAAAGATACATTAGATTTTTCTCGTCCACCAAGACCAATTTTGCGGTTGGTCTGTAAGTATGTATTCAAGAATTCTTTGGATACTGTTAACATACTTTCCGCATCAGATTTTTTAGCTTCATAACCAGCTACCAAGGAATCAGCTTCTTCTTTGCTAATCTTAGTTGTAGCTACGATAGCATTGGAGATAACGCTACGGAATTCTTTAGCTGGTGCCACTGTACCAACTTTACCAGTTTTGTCATAAACTCCTACTTCATAAGAAGTATCGTTTAAGAAAGCTTGCATAACACGTACTTCATCTTTATGAGAAGCAGATGCATTTGTTAAGTTGTCTCGCACATCTTTGATCAGTGCTAGAACTGTTTTTTCTTTTTCCATGATTCAATCCTCCTAATAAAATAATGGGAATCATTTCGATTACATTTGTGTTACATGTGTTATATTTTAATACACTAGGGTATTAATAATTAACTAATCGAATGACTTAGCATTCTCTATAATAGCTTCTACTAACTTGATTTTACCTTTAAACTTAATAAAGTCATTAAGTTCTTTATGAGTCATCTTAGATAACTCAACTAGAAAGTCTTTCTTTTCCATTTATATTAATCCTCCGTATCTAAATGTACAGGATAAGGTATAATTTGATAGAGAAAACCCCCGTAGACCGGGTAGCCTACGGGGATTTAGCATGATTGCATTTTCTGTTTGGGATTGCAGTGACTTTTTAGAAAGTCAGATTCATAGTAGTACGGTTAATACATTTAGAAATTTATCTATATGCGTTTTAATCAAAGTTATTATCATTTCGAATATTTAAAAACAATAACTTTAAGAAATGTAAGATTGAATCTTCGTTATAACTCTTCCACCCATCTCCTGGATCAAGCTTCTTATAATAAATTCATAAGCATTATGTCTGAAAAGATTTAAAGTTATAATGTATTTAAGCACTATATAACCCAATAGTTAATTCGGAGTAATTTGGATTTTAATAGATTAATAAGATAAGACATACACTTTAAAAGTATTATAAAGCCACCTGAATTGCTTGTTTAATTATTTTGGTGTATTTATAATTAAGGTTAACCTTACTAATAGATTGTTGCATGAGTGTTAAATGAAAAATGAAGTTAAGTGATACGATTTTAACAATAGAATAAGTGAAGGAGGTACTACAATGCCTATTAATATAGATAAGGTCAAACCTTTCAGACTACTTAAAACTCCATTCTTTACTCCTTTCAATAAGAAAGACAAAAGACATGGTAGTGCTATTTTCCTAATGACTAAAAGCCTAGAACAATCTAAGCAATTGATTGAGCATCAGCTTATTAGTAATCTAAATATGTTTAATTCATACTTCCTTGAATGGAATGCTATGTATTTACTTAAACCTAGTAGAATTATAAATAAAGACTTAGACGTTGATGATGTATACAACTCTAAAGTCTATGGTAATAATCCTATAATGACAGAATCTCATTTTGAAGATTCTGAAAACTTATTTTTCTTCTCTGAAGCTACTCCTGAGAATGTATTAGATACACGATTAAGAAAGATCTTATATCGTGAAAGACTACGTAACTTTAAGGAAGTTAAGCTTAGAGTAAATAGAATCAAAGAAGAGTGTAAATATATTAAGTATACTTACCCAACTATCGACAAGTATAAGAATAAGAATATCTATGTCGACAACCATATCTATAATAAGATCTTCACTATGAGTGAGACTTATAATAGAGATAAAGCTATAGACTTACTATATGCATTATTTGATAGATTCATTAACAATCCTAACTATAAGGGATATACTAAAAAGACTGTATTAATTCCAGTAAATGAATGGGCTGGAGATATTCCAACTACATCTTTATTTGAATTCAGTAAGTCTATTAATCCATTCTCTATGATAGTTAGACTCTTTAAGAAACCTAAAGAAAACTTAAATAAACTAGCTGGAATGGATTTTATCTTTATTGGTAATAATAGTTGGTTTAAAATGAAGATGGAAGATTTAGATATGAAGAATCTAAATCTCTTCAAGACTAATATCTTAAAGATTAGAAATAATGATATCGTTGAAGATAACGTTCCTGAAGATAAAGATGATATTAAGACTAGACTTATTAGTAAGATTGAAGACCTAACTGGTATCGAAGTTAATAATGTAAGTCGTGTTCAAGATGTAGATCCTACTGTACCTTACAAAGCTGAAATAAAAGATCAACCTAAATTGATTGTCGCTAAAGGTATTACTGGTGCAGATCAAGTTATAGATCCAACTAAGATTGAGAAACCTACAGAAGATAAAATCAATCAATCAGTTGAGAATATTGTAGACTATACTAAGAATGCTGAAGAAGCAGAAAAAGAAATGGATAACTCTGTAGACTTAAAAGAGTTAATCTTACAAGCTAAGAATGATCAAGATGATACATTTAAGATTTCTGCTACTCGTAAAGCTCGTATGGATGATCTTAATGATAAATTCTTAAAAGAAAAGATTGCTAATTCTACTATTGCAGAATTAGTTGCAACTGAAGATACTCCATTACAATCTACAGACTTATCTAAGAATGTAGAAACTATTGATGATGAATGGGCTAATTTAAAGAAACCTAACTTTGAAGCAGATTACAATATCGATGCGGATATTGTAAAGTGTTTACATTCTTTATCTCAAAATAAAGATGTACCAATGAGTGTAATTGATATATCAACAGAAGATAGATCTACATCAGAAGATTCTATTATTACATATACAGTTCATTTAGAAGACTCTTTAGGTAAACGTCATACATTACGTTTCGATATGCCTAAGATTATTAATAAACGTTTCTTACGTTTACGTGGTAATGATAAAATTATCCCAGGTCAGTTGATTAACCTACCTATTATTAAGACAGATGAAGATACAGTTCAGGTAGTATCTAACTACAATAAGATCTTTATTACTCGATATGGTCAAGTTGGTAAGATCAATCAATCCACTAATGCTTTAATTAGAGCTTTAACTAAGCTTAAAGAAAATAACTATAAGCTTGAAATAAAAGATGATAATGATATACCTACACCATCTAAGATCGATTTAGGTAATAACGCTAAGATCTCTGCTAAATATGAATTACCAGCAGAATATGTAGAGTTATCTAAAATCTTCAATAAGATTACCACTACAGATGGTAGAGTATACTACTTTAATAGAGATGAACTTATCCATAAACTTGAAGAAAAGAAAGTTAAAGTTGAATCTGATCAAGGATTTATGGTTGTTGGTATTACTAAAGATAATCAATCTATTACAGTACCAGAGGAAGGTGTATCCTCATCTTTAATCAATCATCTAGGTATACATAAATATGCTTATACATTTATGAAGCCTGGTGCTAGAATGACTTACTCTCAAGCTAGTATCTTGAATAGTAAGATTCCTCTTATTGTAGTTATGGCATATACTGCTGGACTAACTGGAGCATTAAATGCTGCCGGTATTGAATATAATCTAAGCGAGAAACGTCCTACTAATACTAAGAATTACTTTAGATTCAATGATGGATTCTTATCCTTTAATGATAGTTATGCACCTGATGCGGCACTATTAGTTAATGGCTTAGCAGTAATCAATACTCAAGAATACTCTCTAACTGATATAGATACAAAAGCTATGTGGTTAGATGTATTAGATGATTTTGGTGGTCGTAATAGAGCAGATGGTTTAGATTCATTTGCTAACTTAATGATGGACCCTATAACAGTGGAAGTATGTAAGACTTATAAACTTCCTACAGACTATATTGAAGTATTAGCATATGCTAGTAGCTTATTAACTACTAATAAATTCAATCGTCATACTGATATTACTGGTAACCGTTTCCGTACTAATGAACGTTTGGTTCATTTCTTATATAAAGCATTAGCAACTAGCTATGGTATGTATTTACGAGAAATTAAAAACAATCGTAAAGATGCTAAGATGACTATGAAGCAATCTGCAGTTATTGACATGGCTTTATCTGATGTAACTACAAGTGACTTATCTAAGTTATCTCCATTATTAGAATTAGAATCTGCCAATACAGTTACCTTCAAAGGTTTATCTGGTATGAACTCTGATAGAAGTTATTCATTAGATAAACGTACTTATGATAATACAATGATTAATAAGCTATCTATGTCTACAGGCTTCTCTGCCACTGTAGGTATTAATAGACAGGCTACTATTAATATGGGTATTGAATCCACTAAAGGTTATATTAAATCTGGTGGTGAATTAGATAGAATGTCTGATGCTAATACATTATCTATCACTGAAGCATTGACTCCATTTGGTACAACCCGTGATGATCCATTCCGTACAGCAATGACATTTATTCAAACATCTAAGCATGGTATGAGAACTAATTCTCAAGATCCATTATTAGTAACTAATGGTGCAGACCAAGCATTACCTTACTTGACTTCAGATACATTTGCTCATAAGACTAAATGGGATGCTATAGTTGAAGAGATTAATGATGATTATATGATTATAGCTAATAAGAGTAATCGTAGTGAAAAAGAATTTATCGATCTAAGAGAGAAAGTAGAAAAGAACTCTGATGGTGGTTTCTTTATCACTATTAAACTAGACTTAGCTAAAAACTATAAGAAAGGTCAAACTATTAAACCTGGTGAGATTATAGCGTATGATAAAGATAGTTACTCTGATAAAGTCGGTGTAGGTAATTTAGCTTATAATATTGGTACTTTAACTAAAGTAGCTATTATGCATACAGATAAAGGCTTTGAAGATAGTGCTATTATCTCTCAAGATTTATCTGAAAAGATGGCATCTGAAATTGTATTACAAGTTGATGTATTAATGGATGCTAAAGATATTGATATCCAATGTGTAGAGATTGGTAAACCACTCCATGAGGGCGAAGTTATCATGTCTTATCGTGCAGCATTGGAAGATCAAGATGCTACTGATATCATTAATAAGATGGTATCTAAGAATGCTGGTAATGAATCTAAAGAACTAATGGATGAAATTGGTAAGATTAAAGTTAAATCTAAAGTAACTGGTAAACTCCAAGATATTAAAATTTACTCTACTATTCCAACTTCTGAAATGTCTAAGTCATTAGCTGCATTTGTTAATAAATATAATGCACCAATAGATAAGATGAAATCTAAGTTAAGTAAACTTGGTATTGATGCATCTCAATATGGTACTTCAGGTGTATTACCAGCTGTTGGTAAACTAAAACATGCTGAAGGTAAAGTATTAGTAGAATTCTATATCAAGTATTATGATAAAATGTCTGTTGGTGATAAGCTAGTATACTTCTCTGCTCTTAAAGGTGTAGTAAAAGAAATCTTCCCTGAAGGTAAAGAACCTTACTCTGAATATAGACCAGAAGAAAAAGTACATAGTTTCCTACCTGTTGGTTCAGTAAATGCTCGTATGGTAACTTCAGTATTAACTCTAGGTGCTATCAATAAAGTATTAATTGAATTAGATCGACATGTGAAAGATATTATGGGTGTTAAATGGGATCCTAATCTGTAGGATCCCTTAACACATTATTAAATATAAATTTTGTTATTAATGGAGGATAAAATCATATGGCAAAAGATAATAACCCTCAGTCTACTATGATTGTAAATAAAAATTTCCAACACGTTAGCAACGTACCTACATATATTAGACGCTATCCAGATGACTACTCTCAAGTAGTCGGTATCTGTCGTAAAGGTCAAGTAGTACATGCTGAATACGTAGTACCTGGATTTATCTATCATACTGATGGTAGTAAACCAACTTTAACAGATAATATCTGGATTAAATTTGAACGTGGATATGTACGTCGTATCTCTATGCTTGGGTCTACTCAATACTTTGATGAATATAAAGGATTTGAAGACTATCCAGATGCAGATGAAAAAACAAAATATGGTGATGTAGTTATGCTTAAGAAAGGTGCAGTAGACGCTTATGGTCGTCCATTACCTGAAAAAGAATATGAACCTACAACACATATCGTAGCATTACTTGATTCTTCTAAACAATTAGCTTTACTTGGTTACCCAAAAGGTATTCAAACTTGGGTATGGCGTAAAGATTTGAAGATGGTTCAAAAATCTGACGGTTTCTTCTTCTCTGATGGAACTCTTAATCCAGAATTGGGAAAATAGAAGGGGAAGCTGCACTGCCCCTTACAAAATATTTTAAAGTGGCAAATCCTTTTGATAATCCTGCAATATTTACAGACTCGTATGTATACGATCAAACCGATCCTCAGCCACAACCCCAACCTCAGCCTACACCAGATCCACAACCTCAACCTGGTAAAGGTGATGGGGATAAACCTAAAACAGAAACTGATAAGAATACTAAAGATGCTAAAGATAAAGCTAAGGATCCTAAAGCAAATCAGCCTCAGGATCCTGATAGTGCATTAGCTGGTATTAAAGATTCTTATTTGAAAATGACTGGTGTAGATCCTGCAAAGTATAAGAAAGCTCAAGCAGAATCTAGAAATAGAGCTGATAATTTATATGCAGAGATTGTAGCTGGTACTAATGCATCATATGTATATGGTACTAGAGCTGGTAATGGTCTTAAATTTACAGAACGAGAACTATCCACTGTTATGGGTATGCCATATCAATGGATGGAGAATGTAGATAATAGGATTCCAGAACTAGGTGGCTTTGGTAGAAAGTTCCATGAAAAGATTCTTTCTAAGATGCCACTATTAGTTCTTACTCCAGGTATACCAGACTTTATGGCTGGTTATGCTGATGAGAAACGTAAGAGTGTATTAAATTCATTGCTTGGTGCAGTTAGTGGTCAATCTATTGATAAACTAGCTAACTCTACTGATAATGAAATGAGATATTATACTCTTCAATTTGAAGCAGAAGATTATTATAGATACGTAAACTCTATGTGTACAGCACTATCTGTATTCTTAAATATAAATGGTGAAATGTATAATGGTGAGCAAATCGGTAATATCAACTGGTTTGATAGATCTAAGAATGAAATCGCACATAACTATTCATACTATGGTGGTGTAGGTTTATATCTAAACTCTGAAACACAAATCTCAGAAAACTTCGGTAATGATACTGCACGAAGTATCTTAGCAGATAAAATCAACAGCATGTCTGATATTGGTCGTGAAGTACAATTCTTGACTGGTATTAGTGGTTTTGATGTTGACTTATTCTCTGCTAAGGAATTAAATAAAGATGCTGGTAATACAGATAAGATGACTAAAACTGGTAGTCTTGGCACAATGAAAGGTTTCATGGGTATGATCATGAATGGTGCTAAGACAGTATTTGCTGGTGGTAAATTAGAGTTCCCTGAACTATGGGCTGATTCCTCATATTCAAGTAGTTATTCTATTAATCTTAAATTAGTATCTCCTGATTATGATAGACGATCTTGGTATATAAATATTGGTGTACCATTAATGCATTTGATTGCTATGTGTGCACCACGTCAAGTATCTCCAAATGGATATGTATCTCCATTCTTAGTTAGAGCATTCTATCGTGGATTCTTTAATATTGATATGGGTCTAATGTCCATGTCAGTCCAAAAAGGATCTGAAGGTGGTTGGACAGTTGATGGTTTACCTACAACTGTAGATGTAAGTATAGAAATCAAAGACTTATATAGTAAACTTTCTATCTCATCTGAACGTATTCTTGGTAAAGGTGCAAGTCAAACATTTGGTAATGTCGGATTAATTACTTACTTAGCTAATATGGCTGGTGTAAATACTAATGAACCTGATATTATTCGTACTGCTCGTTTATTCTTGGCATTAAAAGAACAAACTTTAGTTAACTTCCCTAACTCAATTCAAACTAAGATTAGTAATAGTATTGCTAATATTATCACTAACCGTGTATTCCGTAAGGGCTAAATTTATATACTAATCAAAACATTGACTTAAGGTACTTAAAGTACCTTAAGTCTTTATTTTTGAGGTGATTTTATGAAGAATCGTAAACAGAAATTCTATGAATATGAAGAGAAGTATGGTAATATACCAGAAGACTTCCAAGAACGATTAGAATGGATGTATGATAAATATAAATTAACTCCTGCTAAACAGCAAGAGATATTAGATAAAAGAAATCTAATGATGAATACATTAGACTTTGTAGATATTAAAGTAGTACTATTTGAAGAACCTGAAGGATCTCCACGCCCTCGGTTTAGAATAGTTAATAGATATAACTTAGCCAATATGGCTATGGCTAACTCTCAGTTTGTTCATGTATACTCTATTACTGGTAAAGAAGATAATGTATTCATGAAGAGACTATTAGATAGCGGTGAACTTAATCAAGTACAACAAATGCTTTATACTCCATGTGATGTAGAATTCAATGCGTTTGTTAAGACACCAACTTCTTTTAATACAGTAGATACATTCCTAGCAGAGATTGGTTTGATTAGACCAACTAATAAACCTGACTGGGATAATATTGGTAAGAAGTATTCTGATATGTTTAACTCTAATATATGGTTAGATGATACTCTAGTGATAGATGGTACTGTAAGAAAGTATTATTCTATTAAACCTAGAGTGGAAGTTCATCTTAAGTATATGAATATGCTTTATAATAGAACTCAATACACTTCTACAGTTAATAAGTTGAATAAGCAAGACTTAGACTCATCTAACGTAACTTACTTCGACTTTAATAAGTTGAAGTGATATATTATAACCTTGATGTATAATATAGTTATTAATTAGGAGGATTGAATTATGCCATCACAATTAACACCTGGTAATCAGGAAGAAATTAAGAGTAAGACACAGCCACCGTATGAACAGTTTGAAGAATGTCAAAGAACAACTTGTGTATATCGTAATGCTAATGGTAGATGCATTTATGAAACCTGTGTATTTACAAATGAGAAACCTAAGTTTGTAGAGCATTGGGATTTTGAATGTCAGTCTTGCCATAAGATTGAGCAACGTGATGTACGTGATATGAAGATCATGTTTTGCGATAGCTGTTTAGAACGTATTAAAAAAGCAGAGAAATTACCATTCCATTGTGTATTCTGTGGTAAGTCTCAAGGACATCCATCTAAAATCATGTTTAGTGGTATTTGTGATGAATGTTTTGCTAAGTTAAATAGAAGTATTCATTGTAAGAATTGTGGGAATTCATAATGGAAAATAACTTTAGAGGAAGATATAGACCAGCTAGTGCTGAAAGTATAGTTGTAGCAAACTATATTAGATATGAAACATTAGCTGAAATAACTAATACAGCATTTGCTGGTAGTAATGCAAATGTATTAAATGTATATATCGATCTATACCAATTATTTAGAAAGATGTATAGATCTGATGTAGCTATAGGTAATAGATCATCTGTAGCTGCGGCGGTAGTAAATATGTGTATTCATTATAGAGCATTCTATAAGAAATACTATGGAGTTCATACACGTATTTATCTAATGCAAACATCTGGTCCAATGTTAATGAATGAGAAATTCTATCCAGACTATAATCATACTAATATTGAAAAGATGATGTTAGCTGATATGATTACTACATTCATGATTCAAAATACTGCTATCTTAAAAGAACTATGTAAGTATTTACCAGATATCTATTATATTGAAGGACCTTATGAGACATCTGTAATGATTAACTCTACTATAATGGATAGAACTGATAATAGTCCTAATATGATTATTTCTAGTAGTTCATTACAATATGCAGTTCCAGTATTTGCTAAAGATCAAACAGTAGTTATTGATCATAAATGGGTAGAAAATAATATTAGATATAGAATCGTTGATAAGTATAATGCATTGATTGAGTTATTAGCTAAATATAAGCTATCAGATAATACAATCAAGAAATGTGTTAATATTAATCCACAACTATTTGGATTATTCATGGCTATGACTCGTAATGAGCATAGAGATTTATATTCATTCAATAACGTATCTAATACATTGAATATATTTAATCATGCTATAAATAGACATGAGATTCCTAATGCATATATCTCCCCAGAATATACTGAGATGATATCTTTATTAGCACCAGATAGAACTGAAGAATTAGTTAATAGATATAAAGCTGTAGATTTATCCTATCAAACAGAATTATATCGAATGTCTAATAACTATCTAGATAGATCTTGGGATGTAAACTTACAAGATCCTGATATGGTTAAACTTCTAAATGAAAAATACTTTAGAGATAACCCTATAGATATAGATAGAATATAAAACTCATTCCCATAGGAGTCTAATCTCCTATGGGATTTATTTTTTTTGTTAAAATGGGCTATTTTGAACATCTTGATAACCGGAGGTGTATATTATGCCACAACTTAAATACGAATACTATATTGATCTATACTATAATTGTATGGATTATAATGAACCTAAACTGATTGATCAGAAAAATATAAAAAGTTTAACCATATATAAAGAGTATGATAAATATAATATGCCAATTGCTACTATGAATTTACACATAGATAAGAAGTTTGCAGATAATATTATCAAGAACTCTAAGACTGCTACAATGATTATGGCTGTGTATAAATACCAATTAGATAATAATGCAGCTATAAAACAATTATACTTTAAACACGAGTTCTCTTATCTTACTGATGATGATACTAACAAGACAGAAGATATAGACTATGCTAAAACAGATTCTAAAGATGAAGATCGTGAAGATGTATATAGAATTCTTAAACTTGGATTAATATCTAAGAAGTTAGTAGATAGAAATCTAAGTCCTAATAATGCAACTATATATAAATCTTCCATGCAGAATATCATAGTTGACTTACTCAATATAGGTGAACCTCTATTAATTGAGCCATTTACTGAGACTGAATTAGTAGAGCAATTGATTATTCCACCTAAAGAGTCTTTATCTAAGACATTAGATTATCTAAATACTATTCGTGTATTCTATAATACTGGATATAGATTCTTTATGGATTTAGATAATATCTATTTAGTATCCAAGTCAGGTAAAGCCACATTAAGAAATGTAGATAAGTATGCGACTATTAAGTTTAACTTATCAGATATTGGTGGTAAAGAAGAAGCTATATTAGAAGGCTTTAGAGATGATGATAAGACTAAGAGTTATATAGTTGATATACCAACTACGGATATTAAATATGGTAAAGATAATATAACTGATAAAGAGCTTAATGGATTTACTGCAGTAATTGATGCATCTAAGACTGTGCAACAAAGTTATCTTAAAAACTCTAGAGCATTTGGTGGTATCTTTGGTGTATACCAAAATATTATGAATACTATGAATGCTATTAAGAAAGTATCTAGTAGTGTACGTCAAGTAGTAAAGAATATTCATCAGACTACTGATACTATTAAAGGTAACTTTAATCAAATAGTAGAGCAAGCTAAAGAATCTAAGTCTGTAATAGATACTGTAGCTACACAAGCTGAAGCATTATTAAGAGAGCTACCAAAGACTGCTTTAGATGGTACTGCAGAAGTAGTTGGTTTAGATGGTGTTGTTAGAAAATCTGATACTAATATAAAAGATGTATTGAATAATATCATCAAACATACTGTAGTTATGCAAACTACATCTACTAATACAGTAGAGAAATCTGAAGATAAATTTGGTAAATTTAAAGAAGCATATACTGGTCAGATATATCATATAGAAAACTTTGGTTCTCTAGTTGGTGCTATATCTCCAATTAACTTTACCGATAATACAGCTCAATTAACTAAAGAAGTTAGTAAGCTTCCTGAAAAGAGAGAGCAATCTAAGATTCACTTTAAAGAAAGTATGACTGACTTTAATACTGAGTATAGTAAATATATAACTAGTAATGAGATTATTGTAAACTCTTTAAATGATACACCGGATAAGTTATTCTATGTAACCAAAAAGGATAATAAAGGGCAAGTTATAGAAACTCATGAGTTAGATCTTAGAGCTCTTAAATCTAATCTTCCTGAATTAGTAAAAAATTTAGACTTTAGTAAGATGAAGCTTAGTGATATGAAAGGTTTCGCTGAGCAAATGAAGAATAGTCTTAAATTAAATGCTAATGTAGGTGATGGATTAAAGAAACAAATAGCTGCTACAAGAGAGATTCCTAAAGACTTCTCTAAACAAATTCTTGAGGGTGCAAATACATATGTTAAATCTTTACAGGATACAAAAAACATTGCAATTGCTAATACTAAGAATAGCATAATCAATACAACTAAGTCACTAGGTGCATTAAAAAGTAACTTAAGTTCACTATACCAGAGTGGTAGTACTGCTATAAGTGGAATAAGTGATATGTCTAAGGTTGGTACTAATGGTGAATCAATGATAGATGTAGCATTAGACTTAACTGATATAGTAGAAGACTTAGGTAAACGTAAACTAATCCGCATTCCTAATGATAATATGGGATTGATTAAGAACTTTAAACATGCTTTAGAGTTGAAGTCAGTTTACTTATCTTTAAGCAAACAGCAATTAGATAATTCTATATTCAATATGAATCTAAAATATCTAATCAATAATAATACTAAAGAGCATAAAGAAGATACAACTGATTATATTATGCTATCTAAGATAGAAGTATATACTAATCAAGGTGAACGTTTCTTAGCAACTACTAATATGACATTTGCAAAACTCCCTAAGAGTACAGCAGAGAATAGTAAAAAATTATAAAAGAAAATCCCCTATGGAGTTAAACTCCATAGGGGTATTTATTAACTATTTTCTTGAGCTTTTTCAGCATCATTACCAGCGTTAACATATGCAGACACATGAGCTTTAATAATTTTCATGTAATCGGACATAATTTTTTCAGCTGTTTGATATTTACATTGCAAATATGTACTATAGGTAGATGCAATTCTATTAACGATCTTTTGAGCATTGACTGCTGTTTTAGAATCGATATTACCATTCTTAACACTGTCAATAGTTTTATTGCCAGCTGCGGTAATAGCAGCACTATTACTACCAGTAGTTCCTGGAGCTGGTGCACCAGTTTTTTGTAGATCAAATTCAGAAAATACATTACCATATAAGTATGTATTATATTTATTTGCCATAATTATTTACCTCCTTGGGCTGCTGTTACTTCTTTTCCAGCAGGATTAGGATTTAAATTTGTTTGAGGTTTAGCATTTCCACCTGGTTCAGTACTATTGCCATTTTGTTCAGGTTTTTCTGTAGTTTGCTGTTGAGGTTGTTGACTAGCAGCTTTATTAATAGCAGAGTCTAATGATCTAAACATTTGATCACTAGTGGCTTTATCCTTCTTAATATTATCTACAATTTTAGGAATAGCCAACACTTGTTCAGCTAAAGCACTAATACTGATTTCATTAGCAGAGTAATCTTTATCAGAATCTTTACCACCTTGGAAATAATCATTACATGTTTCTTTCCATTCATCAGTATCTTTATAGTCAGGAATAATATCTTTACGGAAGTTATTAATAACTTGATCTACATCACTATTTTCTTCCATCTTAGTTGTAGTCATAATAACAGCATCAAAGTTAATATTAGGAGGAGTTTGAATACGATTCAACCCTTCTTTGTAGTTAGGCATGTTGACTGTAGTGAAACCTGCAGTAGGTTTACTTAATTGATCTTTATATTTATCAAGGTATTCTTTATTAGATTTGAAGAATTTATCAAACCAGTTAGATACTTTATCGAAAAGACCCATAACAAATTCTTTAATCTTATTGAAGAATTCTTTTACTTTATCCCAAGCACCTTCATGAATAGCTGCTAAACGATTTTCAACGTCTACGCCTTCGGCGAGAACCATTGCTTCTTTAATACAGCAATCCATAATAAGGTCATTGTGTTTCATATCAGTGATATGATTCATCAAGATTTCAGAGTCAGTAAGTTTAGAGAATTTGAATGCTTGTTGTTCTTTTAAGAACTTAGCAGACTCTTCAGCTGCAATACCAACTTGATCGTCAACAAATTCTTGGTTAGCCATCAAAGTGATAGCAGATAATACAGATTTAGCTTGATAGTAGTTATTGCAGATATATTGAGCTTTAATGCTATAAACTGTTAAGTGATAAGTCCAGATTTCAGAGATCATACTAATGATGATACGTTCAATCTTACGAATATGCTCATCACTACCAACACTAATCTTAGTAGAGTTTCTATATTGAATAACTTTGTTTAAAAGTTTCTTATATTCTTTATTGATAAGTCTAGCATTATCTAAGTTAACTGCTAGATCATCACGTACAGACTTAATGATTTCGATGCATTTATTTACATCTTCTTTATGGAAAGAGACAGTAGTAGATCCATTAACAAAGATATCTGGAGTCTTAGATAAATCTTTAACTTCAATATCATCTGGATCTGCATCAATAATCTCAGCCTTAGCACGTTTAATAATTTTACTTTGGTTATTAGTAGTAATCTCTAATAACTTACGAGCATCATCTTCAGATAACTCATAGAAGTTATCACCAAAGAAATGCAAAATATCAGTTAAGATATTTTTAGAGCATGGAATTTCATCATCTAAAACATACTTAACCATATCACGTTCAAAAAGAACGTCATTGCCATTAAAGTCTTTTAAGTAATCACTGACTACATTAATTAGTCTAGAATCACCTTCATTACTCAAACGTTTAATATTATAATCTAATACTTCAACGTATTTATCAGAGTAGAAGGAATTAAGACGAGTTAAAGTGCCGAAGAATTGATCATAAGCTTTTCTTGCAGTCACTTCAGATTCACTTTCTAACAAATTACGATAGAAAGTTTGTGTTTCTTTCATAGCCTTAGTTTTAAATGTATCAACTAACCTAACAACTTGAGGTAAAGTTGCAAAGGAAGTTTTAGCAACAAGGCTTGGAGTATTAATTTTATTTAGTAGAATGCTATCAAAAGAGAAAGCTTTCATATTACCTTCCATTATATTACCTCCAAGGTAAAGTTAATAAAAATAAAGAGGAGATTTCTCTCCTCTTTAGTGATTAGATATTAAAATATGATTCGAAATCGTTGTGTTCGAAAGTAGATTCATTATATTTAGGATTTGGTTTAGCACTAAGAATTACACGACAAATAGAACGTGCATCAGATTTAGCACCTTTAATAGTTTTAATAGTAAAATTAGTCAACCAAGTAAGCTGATTGCTATATTTAGCTGTAGCAGTTTTACATGCATTAATAATAATTGTATTTACACCTTTTTTTCTAGGACTAGTAACATTGTTTGCTTTTTCAGTATCACTAATTTCTTTAATTATTTCTTTAGAAATATTTTCTGCAGCTTTATTAGCTTTATTCATTGCATTTCGAACTTTAGAAGTATCCATAAGAAGAACTTTTTTAATATTATCGAAATTATTTCTAATCCATGCGGCATTTACATCAGCTTCAGCATCAGTATCTTTGAGTTCGTCACGATTTTTTTCAAGTTCATCATCTAAAGCCTCTAAACCAGCATCAACTTGAGATCTAGCTTTATCGATATCTCTATCAGCTCCAGCTTTTAAAGCTTTTATTTTTTCCATTAATTCTTTAGCTTTAGCTTCTTCTTTTGCAATTACGTCTTCTTTATTTACAGTTATTTTATCTACATTTTCGATACATTTAGCATACTTATACGTTTTATCAAAGTCTTTATCTAAATAAACAAGATTTTCATCAAGTTTCTTTTTATATTTATCTAGGAAAGCTTTATCTCCACGTACATAGCTTTCTAACCATGCAATGAATTTACCCCATACAGATTTGAGCCAATTTTTAACAAAATTCCAAATCTTTTGGATCTTACTTTTAATAGTATCCATCATGCCTTCAGTATATACTACTTCAGCACCTTCACGGATAGTATTAAGTTCATATTTACCAATACCAAACATAATAGCATTATCCATTTCTTGGATAGTTGTACATGCTTCTAATGCAAGCATATCAAAGTCTGTATAATCATTTACTACAATACCAAGATCTTGATAAGATTCTTGTACAGTAGATTCAGCGAAAAATGCCATAATTATTATTCCTCCGTTTATAAAAATAAAGAGGAGAGAGATGTTGAATCTCTCTCCTCAAAGTTTTTACTAATTTTAAATTAGATATTGAAGTATGCTTCGAAATCATTATGATCGAAAGCTGATTCATTATATTTAGGATTAGGTTTAGCTGTCAAGATAGCACGAGCCATTGCACGTGCATCAGATTTAGCACCTTTAATACATTTGATTTCATAAGAAGAAACCCAGGTATGGTAATTAGAAGATTTAGATGCAACAGATTTCAAGAAATTAACATATGCATTATGATTAGATTTACCAGGTTGCTCCATATCTTTACCGCCATCAGATACAGCTTTGATGTTTTCTTTAGCATCTTTTTCGAGAGCTTTAAAGTTTTTATCATATTGACGTTTAACTTTACTTACATCTGTACCAATCATATCAGTAATTTTAGAGAAGTTTTTTCTAATCCAGCCAGCATCAACATCTGCTTCAAATTCAGCATCTTTAAATTTTTCTTTTACATCATCGAATGCATCATCGATTTCTTCTAAAACTTTAGAAGCTGTTTCAGAAGTTTTATCACCAGCAGTTTCAACAGAATTTTTGCCAGCCACAGCTTTAGAGTTAATAGTAGTGCCAACTTGCTCTAATTCTTTAAAACTAGATTCGTAGCCATCTTCAATAAGTTTAGCATACTTATAAGTTTTATCGAAATCTTTATCTAAGTAAACAAGATTTTCATCAAGTTTCTTTTTATATTTGCTTAAGAATGCTTTATCACCACGTACATAGCTTTCCAACCATGCAATGAATTTATTCCAAACATTCTTAACCCAGTTCTTAACAAAGTTCCAGATCTTTTCAATTTTAGCTTTAATAGTATCCATCATGCCTTCAGTATATACTACTTCAGCACCTTCACGGATAGTATTAAGTTCATATTTACCAATACCAAACATAATAGCATTATCCATTTCTTGGATAGTTGTACATGCTTCTAATGCAAGCATATCAAAGTCTGTATAATCATTTACTACAATACCAAGATCTTGATAAGATTCTTCATATGTAGACTCAGCGAAAAATGCCATAATTATATTACCTCCTATTAAGCCATCAAAGCATCGGCTTCTACTGCAAGAAGATCAGCATCGAAAGCACCTTCAGTTTTAGGACTATATGCAACAGCTTTAGCGAATACACGACGAGCTTGAGAAGCAGTTTTCTTAGCAATAGCTAATTCAGCTTCAAGTAAAACAACATCCGCTTTAGCACATGCATTAGCGATAATAGCGATATTTTTGATTTCTTCTTTATTATTCTTTTGATAATCGCTAATTTTTTTAGCTAATTTTTTTTCAGCTTTAACATATTCTTTTTGAGCATTTTTAACAGCTTTAGAATCTTTCAATTCATTTTCAACTTGACTAGCAATAGAAGTGTATTTAACTTCATCTTCATCTTTGAATGCTTGTTCTAACATTTCTTTTTTAGCTTCAGCATGAGAAGAAATACCGGAACCGATATTGGAGTAAACTTTTTCAAGAATATCAGATGCATCTGCTTCTTCATAGTCTTTACCTTTATAAGTCGCAATATCAGAATTAACAGTAAAACTTTTTTCTTCTGGTTCTTCATATTTAACTTCTAATTTAGAAAGATCTTTAGATTCTAAAGATTTTTTAAATTTATTATAGAATGCTTTATTGTCACTCATTACACGAGCAGCAATTTTTGCATACCAACCATTAAAGAAAGTTTTGATTTTAGCCCAAACTTTCTTAAGGAAATTTACAATTTTAGTTTTAACAACTTCCCAGGATGCTTCTTGGAAAGTTTCTACATCAGCACCTTCTTGAACAAGTGCGTATTCTTTCATATCAGAGCGTACACAGTCGCCGAAAATTTCAGCTTCAAATTGAGTACATTCTAAAGCAATAAGCCCAAGACCTGCTTCGCATTCGTATTTAGCGGAGTTTTCAAGGGTTACGTTGATATCTTCAGTATCATGACCACCGAAAAATGCCATAATTATTATCCTCCTTAAAAAGTTATACTTAAATAGTATAAAAGGTTTTAATTAATTTTTAACCCAAAATAGGTTAGATTTATTAAATTGTTACACGTATAGAGTTAGAGACTAATATAAATTAAGCTATTATGATATTAATATCTAATGCATTATTTTCAGTACCAATAGTATTGATGTTTAAGAACTCAGGAATTCTACCAACGATAGATTCATCTTTACGATAAATGTGTTGATATCCTGGACCATAACCATTAAAGTCTAAGAACTCAAAGTAGGTTACATTCTCTGCATACTTTTGAGTTATAAATGTAATGATGTTAGGAATATGAATATCAGAGATTCTAGATTTATCTTCAATATACTTTCTAATATCATTCTTAATATACTCAGTTAAGTATTTATCAGTAGTAGTTAAGAACTTAACTTTGAAAGTCATAGATAGGTTAACTCTATTTAATGGTACTCCATCATTCACATAGAATAGTTTAGATGGACCATACGTGTTAAAGAACTTGATATCTATACCGAAGCTATCTTCTAGTACATCTAGACATTCAAGAATATGAATACGTTTCTTTTCAAGATTATTAATGAAGTCTTGAATTCGTTCTTCTGTATTCACATAGTCATATGAGATAACTGGTACACGATCTATAATATAAGAGATTTGACCATTGTCTTGTTTTCTAATCTTAATATGAGATTCAATCAAGTCAGAGTAGTTATACAAGAAGTCAATACCATATTTAACTGTGTATTCATTAGTTAAGCTATATCCTTCGAGGAAGTCAGCTGTAAAGATTTGATCTGTTTTATGAAGACCAGCATTATATCCAAATACATCTTTAGCAAATACAAATATTTTCATATTCATATTATTAGCCATATATCCAGGACTCAATCTAGTTGCATTACCAACTTCATATACATTATTAATCTTAAGCTTAATATTTTTATCAATCTTATTATCAGTATTAAGCTTGAACTTATAGTCCATGATAAATGTATTTTGATCATAGTTTACAAATTCAGCTTCAGCCCATCTGTAAGGAACTTGATACTTTTCATCTGTATAGAATACAGCCAAGACTTTAACATCTACCCCAGTGATCTTCTCTGGATCATATGGATCATCTCTATGAACTAAACCAATATCAGATTGGATATTCTGCATGATAGAGATATCACCTACATAGGTATCACGTTCACTTAGATAATGACGATACCAGTTCATTTTATTAGCCACAAACTGTACTTTAGAGTCTTGATTTACATAAGTAAATTCAAGTAGTTTGTTTACATCCATGATATTCATATAATAAGATACATATAATGGTTTCTTATTAACGATACACATAAATGGATTCATATATAAGAACTGATTTCTTCTAGCATTATTAAGTTCTTCTTCTGAAGATTGATATGCCACAGAAGCGTTCGTAGTCCCATCATATTTGATAATATTACCTGCAGTCAATATATAGTTTGAGTCTGAGATATTATCAAAGTCACGTCTAATTGCTTCAATTGGTATAGTATTAGTTGGAATGATATTTGTAGGAGAATCCATTAATACGAATGCATAATACAAACGAGCTAATGGATTATCCATCTTCTTAAAGAAGAATAGTTTATTATCATCATCGTCAATAGTATTGAAGTAGTTATTAATATCAGTACTATTAGTTACACTACCACGGGATAAAGCCTCTTTAGGAATGAGTTTCTTTAAGTCAGCAATAGAACGTTTATCAATACCATACTGAGCATCTGATGTAGGAATTACTAATAGATTCAATCTATCGTAATTTATCTTTTCAGATTTAACCCTAAAGTAGATACTATCTTTATATGAGATATTACCATTAGACCCCTGACAAGTATATAAGTTTACTGTAACCTCAGTATTAGCTGTAGGTAAATAAGAGCTATTATCAAACATTACACGAATAGTAGAAGAATCTATATAAGTATAATTACAGAAATTATTTATACCATCAGTATTCAAACCATTATAAACTGGCTTGAGTTTTCTTGTTGGTTGATCATATTCCTTTACATCTACATCGAATCCAGCTAATTGATTATCGAATTCAAATTGAAGCATCTTAGATTCTAGTGGATTTGTAGTGATAATAGTCTTATGATAAGTAGTATACTCATACTGACGTAGATCTACTAATAGCATAACTACATTACGACCATCAATCTTAGATCTAACTGTAGGCTTTAAGTATGGATCAACATCATTAGAGTTCCTAGTTATAATAGGGTTACTTTGAGTAGTGTCATACATACCCGTATAGATATACTCACCTGTAGGCAACTCAATACGTTTGATAATCAAATCATATGGTAAATGGAATTCATAATCACCTACCATGATTTTTATATTACGGTCAAATTTAAATGTATCAGAGACCGTATTCAAGATAAGTTCATCTTCATAGAAGACAAACATAGCTTGCATAGTTGCAGGCTCAGCAAAAATCTTATTGATGCCAAGCATTAAAGCATGAGAGATTACATTCTTCTCAAATTTAGCTTTTATAGGAATAGCTTCATTAGAATACTCAGCTGCCATAGTAACAGCATTTTGTAGAGCATTAGAATTTACATCTCCCATATAGCCGAATATACCCATAGAGAGGGTAATTTCATCTTCATCTACATATCTTTTCTTAATATTTTCAATATATTGATGTATATCATATATATTGGCATTAAGTAAAGTATCATTTTGAACTGTATTTAAGACAGTCTCCTGATATGATCGGAGAGTCTTGTTTACTGATACCGCATCAGATGCCATTTATTTATCCCTCCCATTTGAGTTTATAGAAACCTTTGTTAGGTAAAGTTTCATTAAATCCATAGTTCATATTATATTTAGGATCTTGGAAATAAGCGAACTTATTTAGTCCTTGACCTTTATCGGTATTATCATCAGTAGATAATCCTAGACCAGCTCTTATAGTATTCATATTATTATTGAAGTTTTCAGATATACCAGATGTTTCTCTTTTAAGTTCATCACCAATATCATCCATATGAGTAGCTATATATGTACTACCACCTAACATAGTACCAGCAACAATCTTACCAGTATTCTTAATACGTGTTTCAACAGAGTCTTCTGCTTTATATTCACTAACATGGAATCCATCACCAGCAGCCATTTGTTGTTGAATTTGTCCACTAGTAACAGCACCACCACCGTTATTTACAGCACCGCCTGCAGTACCACCTTGGAATTGCATATATGCTGGAAGAGCTATATATGGTCTTTGCATATATTCACCACTCCAACCATTAAATTCATCCATATATCCACCTAAAGATGGATCACCAGCAGGAATCTTTTTAGCAATCTCATTAAAGTCTAATATAATATTAGGATCCATATCTTCTACATATGCAGCTTTAAAGTTAATAGTAAACTTTACATTACCATCTGCAGGAAGATCAGAGAATGTACTCCTTGGTACATTCTTAGGATATACTCCAATAAACTTAGAGTAATGAATAATAGACTCACCATCTTCACCAACAATAAACTTATACATAGCCATTTGGTCATGGATAATTTTACCATTTAGATATCTATCATCAACAAAGTCAACTAGACCATAGTGTTTCATACGTTCGTATTCATCGAATAATCTGAACCACATATATACTTCTAGATACTTTGTATCTTCAAATTCAACAGAGAACTCATGGTTTTCATCTGATTCATAAGATGTACCACGATAGAATATAGAAGATCCTAAGATATTCTTAGATGTCTCGTAATCACTCGCTGTAGTAATATCAGGCAAGTCTACATTAGATCTTTTATAGTTAGATAAGAGATTGACAAATGGTCTACCACAAGCAGAATAACTTAAGCTTTGTAATACATCATTATATCTCTTTGATGCTTCAACTATTAAAGAGTTATTAGCAATAGATGGATTTAGATTTACACCGTTAAATAACTGTAAGTCAGGTGTAGTAAAGAAAATAAATTCTTTAGTAAAACCCATCCAGTTATTTGGATCTAATCTTTCATATCTAGCAAACTTCTCATATTTCTCTTTCTGAGTTACTCGCCCAGCACCAATACCAAGACCATTTGCTTTTACATATTTAAGTAATCCACTAGATGATTCATCAAATTCAGGTCTTGTAGTATTATCTAATACACTAGGACTATTATTAATAGCTTCGATACTATCACCAATACCATTAACCTTATTGATAATATCATTACCAACTCCAGTTATAGCACGGTCCACTCTACCAATAGTACTATCATATACATCATCAACTGTATCAGATATCTTTTTATATACAGCATTCTTACCACGTTCAACTACATTATCAACTGCAGCACCAAGTCTACCTGTAAATGTAGTCGATGGAGAAGATGCATTTGTTGCAAAGTTATTATCATTATTCTTACCACTATGAATTATATTCATACCAGATAATGATCCGACTGCATTGTTAACTGCATTAGCAGCATTCCCAATACTATTAGCCGCATTAGCTATACCATTGGCAGCATTTCCTATACCTGTACCGATTCCAGATGCTATATTACCAATACCAGCACCAACTCCGGCACCAGTATCATATGCAGCTTTACCAAAACTTGATGGTATACTAGTTACTTTATCTGCAGCATTACTTACAGCATTAGCAGCACTTCCAACTGTATGAGCAGCATTACTTACACTATCGGCAGCATGAGCAATACCATCACCAGCAGCACCAATACCTTCACCTGCTTTTCCTACACCAGTAGCAAGAGCACCAGCTCCAGCAGTAGCTGCACCAACACCTAAACCAATACCAGCACCAGCTACACCAACTGCAGTGCCAGCTCCAGCAATAACAGAACCTGCAGCATTTCCAATCCCTTCACTAGCTACTGCGACACCAGTACCAACTCCAGGAGCAGCCTTATTTACTATTTCACCAGCAGCCGTACCAACAGCTCTACCAGTTTCATTTATTATATTATTAGAAGTATTCCTTCTATGAATATCTCTGGGTTCATCTGCCATTACAAATATTCCCCCTTTCTTATTTAATTTAATCTTATGTTAAAATGGCTAATTCTTATCGTAATTGTATATTATAATAGTGAAATAGGGATAAAGCATATAGATATATGCTCTTATATCACGGCTTTCAGTTATTTGTTTTACTATACGTTTTAAGCGAGGCTGATGATTATGAGAGACGATATCCAAGATCTTTTAAATTGTGAATTACGTAAATTAAATGAAGCAACTTATGCTTGTAATGTATATACTATAGCTATAAAATCAGATAATGATAAAATTGATTTGGACTTAGTTAAAGTTGAAGATTATAATAAAGTTGTTAAGCTATATAATTCACTTATAAAAGATTTAAATGAAGAAGATCTATCTAATAACTATAGAGATGCTATTAGGCTTATGAATAAAAGATTTTTCAAATATTAATGAGAAAAATCTATATGCTTTATTTTTTTTCTTATTTACCCATTTTAACATAAGATTAAAGTCATATATGATACTATAAGGAGGTACTTTAAATGATCCTTAAGGATTTAATTACAGATGTTTTAGACGCTGCTGATGGTACTGAAATTGGTAAATTTATTTCCAAGAAGAATCCATCTATTAAGTCTATTACTCGAGCAAATAAAGATTTAACTATGACATTTCCTGTCATGGTTTCTAATACTGTAGACCCAGTGTCTGCACAATTAGTAGCTAGAGCTTTAGAACGTAAATTCGTTACATTAACTCAAATGCTATTATCTGCTATCTCTATTACATCTTCTAAAGATGCTATTGATCATCTTAAAAATGTCCATGCAAACTTAGACTTGTCTAGTTTCTTTGATGTAGATGATTATCTTGCAGTTAGTGAAGAAGCTACTGCTATGCATATCTTTGATGCAGACACAGTTAAAGCTGTATATGAAGCATTTAGACAAGAACGTTTACGTGCTAAACCTATCAATCATCTTATTACTAGACCTCAAACTCCAGTTAGACCTATGAAAGAAGAATTTGGTGAAGAATACTCTGATTCTTTATTAACTTCATTAGGTAAAGCTAGATTTGCAAAGGCAATTGATAATGGTGAATTTGATCCATTAATGAAACAATATGGGCAAGGTAAATCTTTAGGTCAAGCTTCAAGAGATAGAGAACGTCAAACTAGACGTGAATTAGATCAAGCTAATAAGCAAAATGCTGATTTAAAAAATCAACATGATGCTGAAATTAGAAGTTTGAATAAAAAATATGATGATAGAGAAGCTAGACATCATCGATTTGGTAGTAGAGCATTAGATCGATATAATAATCTACGTAAAACTAATAGTAATTTACAATCCCGGATTGATGCATTATCTGCAGTTAGAGCTAACAATCTTGCTAAAATAACAAAAGACCAAATGGATTATAAGAAAGCTAATGAATTGCAGCCTACATTATTGCAAATTCAATTCATTAGTACTAATGATAATAATGATCCTATTACTGTAGATGCATACGTTGGTATTAAATCCAAAATCTATTGTGTAGATTCTGCAGATATTGCTAACCATATTGTATCTAAACGTAGCTATAACTTTAGCTTATATAATTTAATCAAAGCTACTTCTGGTGAAATAGAATTCTGGAGAGATTTCGTATTTGCTATTAAGAAAGCTAAGATTGATGCTGTATCTAATACTAACCGTGGTTCTTCTTCTAAACTTTGGAAAGTATTAGAACGTCGTGCATTAGCATCTAAGATCAATCGTTTCATGTCTTTACGTAATGATGCTACAGCAATTACTACTTTAGTAGTATCTGCTTATGATGTAGAAATGCTTCGTAAGATGGAAGATATTGATATCTCTAATTCTCGTGTAGCTCGTAAATTGATGGATGACTATAACTTAGTCGGTATCGTTATCGTTGATGATTCCACTGAGTCTGCTAAATTCATCTTTGATACTGGCGATGATGAATATGAACCATATACATTCAAAACTTTAAAACGTGAAGATAAAATGGATTATAAACAAATGATTCAATTACTTGCTGGAGGTAGATAGAATGTCAAGATATGTATTAAAAGAATTCATTGAAGCCAGCAAACTAATGGATCTTTCTGATAAAGAAACTTACGTTACAGTTGGTGTTGTTAATGAAGCTGAACAACGTGAAGTCCTTTTAGGTGTAACCAATAAACTATATGAAAAGATTGAAGCTAAAGTAACTGATGTAGACTTTGGTACAATTCCTCAATCTAGAGGCGATTTCCTTAAGATTGATAATATTGATATGGTAACTGAAGCTGTTACTGATATGAAAAAAATTTACCAAGAATACAAACAGCCTTTGACTTATATTAATACTATTACTGATGCAATCAATAATATCGTTGAATTGAAAAATGAATTCCAACGTTGCTTTGCATCTAATACTAGTCTAGGTATTGTATTATATAACTCTACTGCTATGGCAGTAATCAGTGGTGTATCTTTACTTATTGCTTCCACTATTGATTTCATTGTAGATCCTAAAACAAAATCTATTGAAGTATCTGTAGACCGTGTAGCAGTATCTAGAAGTAAAGAACTAGTCCAATTGCAAACTCTAGCAGAATTCAATAATCTCTGTAAAGGTAATAAACTTAAAAAAGTATTGAATGATCTAATCAAAGTAAGTGCTAAGAACTTAGCTGGTACATCTGTATTAGCTGTTATCGGTGTAAGTATTGGTCTTATCTTTACAATCGTTCCAATTCTTCGTGAATTGATTTACTACTTCTACTATTGTAGAGCAAGTGTAGCTGAGTACTTTGATACTCAAGTTTCAATGCTGTCTTTGAATGCTGCACGACTTGAGACAGCTGGTGACCCTAAAACAGCAAACGAACAACGTAAATATGTAGATCGTTTCCGTAAGATTTCCGACTTCCTCGCAGTTGATGCTAAAGAAGCCTCTAATAAAACAGATGACAATGTACGTCAAGATGAAAAAGAAAAATATAAAGTTGATGATGTAACTGAAAGTCTTCCAGACTCCGCTGCATCCTCATTATTCTAATGAAGGGAGCATAGAAAAATGCATTTTTCTAGAAAACAGGTTAGAGAGTCTAATACTCTAAAGATGGTAAAACAAGCAGAGAAAGACACTCTTGAAAAACAATTAAACGAGTCTAAGACTATCATTCCTGAAATTAATAACGTAATGACTGAAAGTCATTTAGCTCGTTCTAAACGTTCTTTAAATATCCGTATGGAAGCTAAAGCGGCTATTAAAGAACACTTCTTAACAGAAGCAATCAAATATATTTATGACGAATGTACAATTCCAGATCTTCAAAAAGAATCTACTAAGATTATTCGTGATACGGTAATCCGTGGATTCATTAAAGAAAACGGTGTTGAAAATATTATTCGTACTTTCAATACCAAGTCTTTATTCTTAGCTGATATTGCTAAAACTATTAAAGAAGCTACAGATGATGTAGTTAAAGCTAATGATGATAAACTTAAAAACCCTGATACTAAAGTATCTGATGTTACAGTAGATCCTGAATATCAAGATTCTTTCATTGATAAGATGGCTCAACAAAAAGAAGAAATTGAAGATGTTGGTGCTTTAGTACAATCTCACGTTGCTAATAACGTAGAAGACTTCATTGCTTCTAACGTTGAAGATAAACAACAAATCAAAGATATCCTAGATGAAGTAAAAGAAAAAGTTGCTAATATTAAAGCATCTAATGCTGACGTAGCAGAGGACATCAAGGAGTCTATGATTTTAGGTGCTAAACGAAAAATCTATAGCGTAAAGAGTGCTAAGAAGAGCCTTCTAGAAGCTATGGTTAAACACTTAGCTAAACGTGTAATCTCTGAAAACCATACAGAATTCTTGACTGAATCTAAAACTATCAATACTGATAAGATTATAGAAACAGCAGAATGTATGCTAACTATGCTAGTACTTTCTGAAGCACTAGGTTTTGACTTAGATGAACAAAAAGTTCGTGCAATGTATAAATAAAAAATAAAAAAAATAATGACTCCATCTGGTTGATCCAGATGGAGTCTAATAATTTAGTTCACTCTTATTCTTCATATACCTCCTTTCTTATTGATGTGGATGAACTTCATCCCAATGTATTCCAAACACGTCCTCATCGGACCATAATTGACCGCAGTCAACAACTAAGTCTAGTTCCATTTCTTCGAATAACATATTCTCACCTCCTTTACTAATCTATGATTCACCTTAATAATATACAGTTATTATATCTTAGTTTTACAATAAGCCTACAAGTAACATAGTTTCTTGCGACTTAATCACCAAACACCTCCTCAGCAACCCGTAGTGCTATCAAGCACAATGCAAAAGCAGGGGATGACTCCCGCTCTTCTGCATCCCGCATATGTACACCTACCCGCGGAAATACGTATGGGAGTACCATCCGTAAATACCGCCGTGCCCCAGGCATACACCGCAGTGAGAAAACTAAACCACCTGTATCTATCATTAGGCATCAACCTCCTCTTCTTCGGATTCTGCTGGAACCCACTCACCATCTCGTTGAATAAGCACTGCTGCCTGATCTAAGACCTCTAATACTTCGGACTCGGATAAATATCCTAATACATCCGAAGTGATTGGTGTTGTATAGCAGCACCGCCCATTTTCTAAGATGGCAAGTTCAAACAATCCCTGCGATCCACCATAGGTCGTTGACCCACGAGTGACTGATACTTCTAAGCCATGGCGTGTAGCAAATATCCACTGCTGGCGTTCAGTATGGCAGAAGTTCGCAGGGCGAATTTCATACGACTCAAACATAGGGTGATCCATAAACGCTTGTACTTGTTGAAATTCCATAATATAACCTCCTTATAAAAATAACTAATACTATGAAATCAATTAAATAATATATAGTCATATATATATATACTATTACAAAAAAATAAATACCCCATAGGAGTTTAACTCCTATGGGGAATATTATATTATTTAGATTCTAGTTTAGCCATCAATGCATTATATTTTTCATTCAAGTCATTATACTTTTGAGTAAGATCTTGAACTTGTTTTTCCAAATCAACTTGCTTGGATGCACTTAATTTTTTAGTACCTTGACCAAACTTGAAGTTTGCACCAGCACTAATCATACTATTAGAACCACCTAATGTAGTAGCAATATTAAACATTGTATTTTCATTAGGACGGTAGAATGCACCAATAGCAGTTGCACTAGAATTCTTATAATTGCCAACACCAACAGAGAAACTCCATTTATCATTACGATCAAAATCTAATGGATGTAATCCTGCTAATGCTGCAGAAGCTGCACCTACTTTAGATACTTGAGAATCTGTATAGGATTTAGCTTGATTAATGGATCCTTCAGATACATTTCTTAATTGTGCCACGTTAACAGCATCAGTATCTTGTGTACCAGCAGCCACAGATGTAATTTGACGAGTAATACCATTAGCAGTATCACCTACAGATACAGCAGATGCAGTAGACTTCCAAGTGGAAGTTGTATTTCCAGATGCATTGTATCCGATTTGACCTGCAGATGTAGATGCTACTGAATTAGCACCAATAGCTACACCGCCATCAACTAATACATTACTATTATGACCTACTGCAACTACATCTGAATTATTCATTACAGTTGTTGTATCAATACTACCTAAGATAACAGAATGATTACCACTAATATTACGGTTATTACCAACTACAATATCATTAGTACCATTAGTTACAGTATTACCAACACCTGCTACGAAGTTATCAGTTGCTTCATTACCATTAGTACCAGTCACAGTATTATTAACACCAATGATGGATGTACGTAATACCCAATCGGCTTTATTACCACCACCGATTGCCATTGTAGCACCACCACCATTATTAGTCTTAATAACATCACGTAGTTTACCAGCAAATTCAGCCGCATCAGTTGTAGCTTTTGCAACGTTTCCTAAAGATACAATGGAGTTAGTAATTTCATTACCAGCACCATATACTAGAGAACCATTTGTATTAGCAGTACGGTTAGCAACACCACTGATAGTATTAGCTACACCTACAGAAGATCTATCTGCAAACCAACCACTTCCTACACCAGCTGCAGTCTTAGATTCAATACTATTCAAAGTGCCAGTAATAGTAGAACCAAAGTTTTGTGAAGGTGTAGAGAATCTACCACCTGTATATGAGCTAGACATAATGTTAAATGTACCAGTATTAGTGGTCAAAGCACCATTACTAAAGCTATTAGTACCAATAGTAGTACTGTAAGCATTTAAGTTTTGTGCACGAGTACCATTAGTATCAGTATTCATATTAACGTCACCAATTTTACCAATATAGTTATGATTACCAACCATAGTACTACCAGTACGAGCATATGTATTATTACCAATAGCAATGCCAGTGCCAGCTCTATTTACATCTGTTGGAATACGTGCAGAAGAGAAATCATCACCACTATAAGGTGTTTGATTAAAGGATAATGATGCTTCTACACCACCAGACATGTTTTCTACATGTGCATTATTACCAATAGCAATACTAGCATTTTGTCCTACATAGTTTTCTACTTTAGCGGATTTACCAATAGCAATATCTTTAGTATTATTAGCTACGGATCCTGTACCATATGCGATACCATTACCAGTACCAGCTGTATTGTCTACAGCAAATCCAGTTGCACTTAGGGAACTTAAAATAATTGCTGTCATTAGAATTTTAGATGTTTTCATGATTTTGTCTCCTTATTAAATAAAAGTTATACCCATAGGAGTTAAACTCCTATGGGTAAGTATTATATGAATATTGTGTTTAGATCAAGCTTACGACCAAATTGTCTCCAATATGATAAACAGTATGGAAAAGGTCAATGTTATCCATTAAGAATTTATATTGTTGAGCCGTAAGGAATCCTAAGATAGTATCCTTATCACTTGTATAGTATGTGCGTAAATTAGATAAGAATACCTCATCATCGCTAAGATTACCTTGTTGCCAAACATATCTACCTTCTTCACAGAAGGAAAATCCTGGGAATACTTTAATATATTCATTATCCCAATAAGATTGCATTAACATTTTTCTTTTGATATCATATACGATATCTAACTGTTTATGATTGTACATTTGATCACCTATACTAGATCTTCAGGATCATAGAAATCCTGAGTATCTTGTTTTTCTTCCTTCTCAGTTACAGGGATGTCTAATTCGACACCACGGGATTCCATGATTTCCTTAATTTTTTGATTATCCCCATATCCTTTTTCTAATAGGACATGAGTCAAATCATGTGGACCTTGATCTGTTAGAAAAGAGAAACCTTTATTAGGTTGCATAGTCCCATCAGATTGAACGACCCACTTACGTAATTCGAGCTTATAAGCTCTATCATTCCAGCTCATTTCTGAAATCTTGAGAACTGTATTACCACGTTCATCAAAGACTTCATCAATGCCTTCTGGATTAATGTTAAACTTAAACTCCATTATATCCTCCAAAAAATAATAGACTGGGGAAGTTAATCCCCAGCCATATTACAATTTAATTATTTTTGTGGACGGAATAATCCATCAGATACAACTTGACGGCTTACGTATTTACGAAGCAATTTCTTAGTTGTATCTGGATGTAATTGTTTAATTTCCAATAAACGACCAGAATAGCTATTAGTATTTACTGGAGCACCAGGGATTACTACATAGTCATATTGGTTACCATAAATGAAACCTAAGATAGATTCGATAGTAGCACCATAAACAACTAGGTTGCTATGAATACCATCGGATGCTAATGCGTAACTTACGCATTGGTTACGGAAATTGTCATGGTTTGCATTGTCTTTACCAAAGTCAATAACTGTATCTTTTAAGATATCAATTGCATCGTTAGTAAGACGGAAGCCCATTGCAGTTTCTGTAACAGTACCGTTTTTAACGGAAGAACGGATATCAGATGCGCCATTATAGCGTGCTACCATTTCCAATTCTTTTGTAGATGCGTTTTCGCCTACATTATCGAAACCGAAACGTTCAACAGCTTTCAAACGAGTATCGTGTTCGTTATCAGAGCCATTGTATTCAAATACTAATCCTATACCGATTTGTGGGCTATTTGTGAATACGATATCACGGCAGCCTACGTAATCAGCAAATACATTACCAAGACGATTAGTGAGAAGTTCACATAATTCGCTTGTACTAATTGTCTTTGTTTTGTAATCGCTTTCAAAAACTTCAGGAGTAACTTTAAGCTCAATACGCTTTTTATCCCCTGTGTCATTTCCTTTTTCATCTCGACGAGTTTCACGAGAAGCACGTTGAAGCACTTCACTTAAAGATTGGAATCCGCTGTCGACTTTTGGAATTCCATTTACTAATTGATTTGACATAGCTATGTCCTCCTTTAAATAAAAGAAATTATTCTACTGTTAGGATCATAGTAAATATTAATCACCTAACTTCACCATTATAATATATCAATATATCTAAATTTAAAAGACATGTAATCCAGGTAGATCATCCATACCAACATATTTAACTATGAAAGTACGATCATTTCTATCTTGGATAAAGAAGAAGTTACCTTTAGCCTTATATAATAAGATATCATGATAATATTCAACGATAGTATAATCTACTATACGATCTTGTACTATAGCTTCAAGAGCAAATAAGTCACCAGGTCGTAATTGAGTACCATCTTTAACTTCAAATAATACATTAATTACTCTGAAGTTATAATGGAACCAGTACATGAATAGAATATTTTGTAAAGCTATTTTAATAGCTTGGTCTATATTATCATATTCTAATCCACGACTGTCACAAATGGAAATAAGAGTATCACAGACTCTAGGGTCTAATTTGACAAATGATACAATATTCTTCAATGGATCATTTAGATATAGATCTACACTAAAAGCATAATCTTTATGTGCAATGTCATACATCATTAGATCATATGCTCGTTTATATTGTCTCATTGAACTGTCATTTTCGAATTCATCTTTACATAGAAACTTGCCAAACTTCTTATTATCCATAGGATTATCAATATTAAGTCGACTAGTATAGTAAGGATAATTCGTTGCTTCATATGGGCAGTAGATACTAATACATAATTCTTTCTCCCCATTCTTTAAAGTACATACTTCGAAAAACATCTTACAATGTATCTCTAAAGGTATATACTCATCTGTTTTGTACTTATCAATAAGTAACTTATCTCCTATCACAGGAGTAACTTTATAAAAGTCTTTGTCTTTACGAGATACTATTCGATACAATTCTGTTATTTGTCCGAACTTATCTTTCTTACAAAGCTTTTGACCGACATTATACATATCCAATTTATATTCACCTCCTTCGATCAAGATTATAATATATGAATGAATGATATTATAAGAGTCCTACTTATCTAGTAAGTAGGACTCATTATATTATAATACCTTCATAGCTATTTTAGCATATTTACCTGCATGTTTAAGAGTTGGTGCTGTAATAACAAAGGAGTCATCACAGAACTCACTACGTTGATAGTAATTAGAGAAGTTAAATTGTTTATCATTCTTAAGTACTACCTTAAGATATTTATGGAAATCATTCAATACTCTAGCTCTAATCTTAACTAATTCTTTATCTTTCTTAGTACGATCTTGTTTAATTAGATCTTCACTAATCTTAAGATTTAGATAATACATCTTAGCTAGTTCATATTTCATTCCTTCAATATTTTTAGCTCTATCATATTCCATAAGTAATCTATGAGATTCCATATAGACAGATTGATAGCTCTTATTCTTTAAGAAGTTCTTAACGAATAGATTTCCTCTAGCATCGAATTCAAAGCCAATGCTTTTTTCTTGTAATAATTTAGAAGTCATACTTTTATGATATATAGTATTAGCTCTATTATGTGCTTTAGTTATATTAACTGAATTGAATTCCATATAAGGATTCCAACCAAATTCTAATAAAGCTTGCTTTAATTCATCCGATTGAGTTCTAGCATATTCTAAACTTAGATATCTTACATTAGACATCCAATCTAGAATAGTTTTCTTATCATATGATTTACCTTCATAGATTTTCTTATAGTCTCTTAACCATTCATCAGCTTTATCTTTCCATTTGCTAGGCATATCGCCGAATGTACTATTACGTTTGAATACTTCGATTTCATGTGGGATATAGAATGGTATCGTATTAGGTAGATTTCTAATAGGTTGTACATCTTCCATAGCTGATTCAACTATAGGGAAGTAATAATAATCATCAAATCCATTACTAGCGAATACACTCTTTAGGAAGTTATACATAGTTTCATTATTACAACCAAATACTTCCATAAGACGCATATCAGATATACGAATTAAGGAGATATCCATAGATTGTACATCATGCCATTGTTTTTCTAATTCCTCTTCAGTATCACAAGGTAAAACTATAAAGATACCAGAGTTTAATGACCAAGATTTAAGATATTCAGTCTCACGTTTCTTACCACGTAATTCAATACCATAGTCTCTAGCTCTATCTAAATCAGATAATTGTAATCCAGATTCACTTAATGCTAGATCATCATAAGGAATTTCAGAATTAAGATACTTAGAGCGAAGTTCTTTAAATCGTTCTACGTTAGATTTACCATAGATTTCAATAGACTTATCATCACTATGACGTTTCATCTCAGCAGATAAGCTATTATAATCATTCCAGTCATCCATTAATTGATCTTCAGAAGAATATTTATCATCAAGTACTTTATACATACCAGAATCATTAACTTCTTTTACCTTCTTATTATTGGTATCACTAGCATCATCATCCTCTTCTAGCATATCTTTAGTCTTAACAAAAGCCGGAGCCTCGATCTCTAGAATAGTTTTATAAGATTTGGTTCTTATCTTAGATTCTAAGTCTACTGCAAAGTATCCATTATTATCTTCCATAATCATGGTTCCTTCAGGAAATTCTTTTAGCTTAGACTTAGCTATATTTACATCTAGGATATCACATAATGGAAGAGATGTATCGTATAACTCAGATTCAATACTATATATAGCATTCATTAGAGTTAACTTATTATCTCTATCTAAATCAGATTCTGTAAAGTCATCATCATATTCTAATTGGTCTTTAGATAGCATAACTTTACCAGTGATTTCTTCATATAGATTAATAGCATTCTCCCAAGTAACTCTATCTCGTTTATGCCTATAAGACTTATAGAATTTATCTTGTAAGAATGGTTCTTTATCTACTATTTCAGTTTCTTCATTATCAGATTTAACTCTTAATTTAGTTGACTTCTTATCATCAACTACACCAAAACCATCTTTCTCTCCACTAAATGAATGTCTATGTGGAGTATATTGGACTAGCATATTACCATCTATAGTTCCTACAATACCACCTACAGCACCAACACCCATGTGCTCTCTAGCAGCATATTCTTTTAAGTCAGATAGACGTCTAATGATATCATATTCTTGAGGGATTTGTTTATTATATGTCTTATATAATGCAGTTGACATTGATCCAAAATACATTGTAGCATAATTAACTATATTAGGATATTGATCTACTAAATATGCATATAAAGATTTATCTAAAATAAAGATAGTTCTATTTTCTCCTCTAAGATTATACATGAAGAATCTAAGCATTTTAGCCAATTCAATATATACTTCTTCAATAGTCATATTAAGATTTAGATCTTTTGTATTTGCGTTAGGGAATATATTAACACGATCTACGTTAGGATAAACTCTTGCAAAGTATTCCTTAGTCATCTTATCTGTGATATCATCTTCATCAGTAATATCTACCCATGTATTATAGAATAGGTAGTTTATTATCTTATTTAGATTAATATATTTAATATTATCAGGATAGTTATCAGGTAAGACACTCTTAACATATTCAACATTTGATGCATCTACTGCAAAGATATATTTACCTTTATCTGTATCCTCTTCAAATTCTTCCATATTACTAAGAACTATTCCAGCATCGTCAAATACTGCAGATTCATTGATTCTAATAACTTTATTAGTTGTAGTAGGATCATTAATCTCTTGATCTTTAAGCAATGCTAATACTTCCATAAGTTGTACAAACTTATTATCAGTTAGACGTAAATAATTATATTCACCTAGCTTGATAAGCTCAGCTTCTTTACTAACCTGCTTAGCACGATATTCATCCATTTGACGATTATTAGGATTATCTCCACCGTCCTTAACTTCGATAATCAAATTATAAGGAACGTAGTAAATATCCGTAATCCATTGTCTAGAGTTACCGTATTGATCTGTATAATCAATAACTGGACCTGGCATAATAATATCTTTAGAGTTACAGTTAAGAACTTTATCCATAAACTCTATAGCTTTATGCTCATAAGATCCAGTATAAGTAAACTTAGTACCATCACTATATACATAGGTGCCACTAATGCTACGATGAGCTAACATCTTAGCTTGATGAGCAGCATCATCTAATAAAGATACTTTACCATGTACTCTAATCATATTCTTTTTAAACTTAGCTCTTAATTCTTCTTTACATCTAGGATTAGAGCATACTCTATAGTATTTACCAGTCTTTTCATTCCAGTCTGTTTTATTACCACATACGATACATTTACCAGAACCTGGGTGAGTTTTATCATATAAGAATTGCTCGGCAGAAATATCACCGATGATATCTTCATGATCTTTTTCTATGTGTCTGATTAACTTGTCTTTGAAGTCTTTACGTCGACATAACGGACAAGCTATTCTTCGTTCAGTTGCCATTGTATCCTCCTTATGAGTGTATATCAATTTAATGCTATGTTAAAAATAGCTATTTGTGTATATTTTAAACCCTAGAACTAAGTAGTAATATATTAATATGAAAGGAGAGATTATCGTGGCAGATGATATTACTTTCATAACTGCAAAGACTAAAGAAGTTCCTACTTTATTAAAAGAATATTCTTTATCTACTGACAGTTATAAAACTCCACTCACATATAAGAATTTTAATGCATTTGGCACTCTAATTATGCGACTAATGCTTTTAGAGCCAGGTACAATAACTCATAGTCCAGAAATGGGCTTAGGTTTAATTAGTAAATATAGATATATGCAGTCTGATAGAGTTATTGAACTCAGTCAGGCTATCAAAGATCAAATAAAGGATTATCTTGATAATACTGTAGCAGTCGAAGTTAATATAGGTTTCTCTAAAAATGGAGAAAATATAATGATTATAGATATGACAGTTGACCAGTATCAATTTAGATATTTCTATGATCGAGATAAATTAACTTTAAAAATGTTGATGAATGATGAAATTTAGGAGGAACCATGTCTGAACAAGTAAAACTAGCAGACCTCATGAAAGAAAAAATGGAAGAAGAAAAAGCTTCCGAAACTCCAGTAGCAGAAGAAACTACTCCTGCTACTGAAGAAAAACCAGTTGAAGAAACTCAACCAACTACTCCTGTAGTACCTACATTTGATGAAGCAAATCTACAATCTGCTGATATTAGTGCTATCGTTCCTTCTGGTAAAACAGATGCAACTCAAGAAGCACGTGATGAATTGATAGATGAATTAGATAATGGAATTTCTAGTGCTATTGAACGTCGTTTCAAACCTGCATTGAAAGAAATTCATGATATGCGTCGTGAATATGAAGATCTTAAAGCTATGGGTGAAGAAAATCCTCAAGTAGTTTCCAAATATGATCCATCTCTAGATCTTAATCCTGAATTGACAGATAAAGATCGTGAAGCAATTCGTCGTGATGAAGAAGAACACGTTTTATCTGATGATGAAATCAAAGCTTCTACTAGTATTAATAATCTTCTTCCTGAAGATGATATTGAACGTGAATTCGAACAATATGAAAATGCAGCCGAAAACTCTGTAAATAATGTAATTACAGCAGCAACTACTACTCCAGCTATTGATACTACACCAGTGGATGTATCTGATGCAGCTGTTCCATCTGTATCAGTAGAAGAATCTGATGAAGATGACTTATATTATGATGATGATCTTCTAGAAGATCTTGGTCTTGATGAAGATAAAGAAGAAGCTGAACGTCTTAAAGAAGAAAAACAACAGCAACGTAATATGGAAGAATTCGCTCGTGTACTTCGTCAACAATTAGACGAAGTTGGTGAACGTAAACCTGATATTAGCAAATTCCGTGTACGTAAACGTCCTGTAGCATTCACTAAAGTATTATCTAAACCAGTTGAAAAGAAATACTATGAATGGGGATTATTTGCCACTGGTGTATCTATCTCTATGACTCCATTATCTGCAATTGAAATGGATGAAATCAATCCATATACTGATTCTGCAAATGATATTGGTAAAGCTCGTACAGTATTCAGTACTCTATATAAACACTTAGCCCCTGAATGTCGTACTATGGATATGGAAGCATGGTTGAAGTTATTGAACTATCAAGACTTGAATCACTTATTCTTTGCATTATATAATGCTAACTTCAGTACTTCTAATATCATTCCATTTAGCTGCCCTAAATGTAAACACTTCTATACCGAAAAACGACCTATCATTGATATGGTTAAATTTGAAACAGAAGCTGATAAAGAAACTTTCAATAAGACTATTGCTAAAGATCCTTCTATGCCTCCAACATTTGAAGAAGAAATCTATGTAGCTAATGGTGACTATGCATTTGGTATTGTAATTCCTAAAATTTACAACTCCATGTTTGAAGAACGTCTATTGAATGAAGGCTTCCGTGAAAAATACGCTGGTATCATCAATATCTCCCACTGTATCTCTACGGTATATGAAATTGATGAAGACAATGAAGAATTGATTCCTATTCAATTTAATACAGCTCCTAATGATATCGTTAAAACTTATAAATATCGTATCCAAGGTATTTATAAAATCTTATCTAAGTTATCTGCATATGAATTTAAAGAACTTCAATCTCATATTGCTAAATACTTAGAAGAAAATAGTAAAGATATTAATATTTCTTATCAAGTACCTGCAGCTACATGTCCTAAATGTGGTGCAGAAATTGAAGCCATTCCTATGAATGCTCAAGAACTTGTTTTTACACGGCATCGGTTGATTCACATGCTCGACTAATGCAATTAGTTGATAATGTTTGTTACGAATATCGAGGTAGATTAAGTATTATAGAAGCATTAGATATGCCTATAGGTGATTTGATGCTTCTATATAAATTTATTAGAGATCGTAGAGAAGCTGCCGATGCAGCTGCTGAAAAAGAAAAACATAAAAAAGATGAAGAGCAAAAATATAAGTATATGCAAGCCGCATATAGAGGTCATCCACAAGCTGGATTAGTTCCACCTGATCAAGGTACTAAAGCTGAGACTCCAGCTATGACTAGGGAAGATATGGCACGCTTTGAAGATGCTCTTGAAGGAATGCTTTAATTAAAAGGGGATTTATATAAATGGATATCGTCGAATTTTTCTGCAAATTCGGCAATGGAGACTGCGAACAAACGAGAAAACAGATAGTAGACTACTTTGGCGAATCTAGTCTACTATACAGTATATTAAAAGGTCATGGATTACTACATTCAAAGATTGATCATGTTATCTATGAGAATCGTATTGAATTTATTATTTATACTACAGACTCTACATTATTCGACTCCTTAGTAGATGAATATAAGAATACCATTACAGTTAATAGTAATAATGGTATGAGTCATCCTATAGTGGTAGATATTGTTAGAGATTTTAGTGATCCATGTAAAATTATTGTGACTATGCGATAATATAACACAATCGAGTTAGTGCAATAAATGCACTAACTCGTTTTTTGTTCCACATATAAATAATTCATAAGGAGGTACATATGGCATTATTAAAAGACCAAATTAGACAAGATAATCTCCAAGTATCTCTTCTTGATGTGGATGATTTTGTCAAGAAGAATAACTTAGTCGAAATAACTAATCCAGTTATATTTGATACATCTAGTAATCCAACTAATGATGGATTATTATCTAATACAATCTTTGGTATAACTAAAGAATCTAGAGCAAGTACATTTGCTTATATTAGTTTAAAGAAGAAATTCCTACAACCATTAATTTATAGAATCTGGGGTAAAGTAGACTCTAAGATTAAATCTGTTATTCATGGTATTGGAACTTACTCTATAGATAAATCTGGTAATATAGTAGAAGACCCTAAAGGGGATAATGGTATTGATTTCTTAAGAAAGAATCTAGATAAGATTAAATTTAGAGAAACTGATTCCATTAAACGTGAAAGATATATTAAGTTCTTGAATGCTAATAGAAATAACTTCTTTACAGATAAACTTATTGTAATCCCACCATTCTTTAGAGATATTAAAGTAGATGGTGGTAAGATATCTGTAGGGGATATTAATAAATTATATATCAATATAATGGTATCAGCATCAGCTATTGGTGATTCCGAAGACTACGGTTTTAGTATTAGCAAATCCGTTGAAGGCAGACTTCAAGAAGGATTAATCGAAATCTATAAATGGTTCGGTACTGGTACTGACAGTAATCCTAATGGTGGATTGCCAGGCAAATTTGGTGTAATTAGACGTGCTAACTTATCTAAGACTACAGACTATGCAACTCGTCTAGTTATGTCTGCACCTAAATTGGATGTAGAGAATATGAGTGAGCTTAGAGCTGACTTTGATTATTCTGTATTACCTATGACATCTGCAGCTGCAAACTTCTTCCCATTTGTTATATTCCATATGAGAAGATTCTTTGAGAATGAATTCATTGGTAATACTAAATATCCAGTATTAGATAAAAAAGGAAATCTTATTTATGTTGAAGTAGAAGACTATCAATTACAATTCTCGGATGAAGTTTTAAAGAAAGAATTAGATAGATTCATTCATGGATACTCTGATAGATTTAGAGCAATTGATTTAGTATGTAAAGTAAATGGAAAGCAAGTAATTGCTGATATGAAATTTAAAGGTAATTTCTTTGATGAAATTACAGAAGATGAAAAGAAAGCTAGACCTATAACTTGGTGTGATGTAATTTATTTAGCTTGTGAAGAAGCTATTAAAGATAGAATGATTCTTATTACACGGTATCCAATCGATACTTTCTATAATGAGTTTGCTACTAAGATTAGATTATCATCTACTATTGAAACTGAAAAGGTTACTATTAATGGAATAACCTATGATTATTATCCAAAAATAAGAAAAGAAGATATTGGAACTGATACTTCTAACAAATTTATCGATACTATGAATATCTGTAATGGGTATCTTGATAGCATCGGTGGTGACTATGATGGTGATATGGTAACCATCAAGGGGGTATACACTGATGAAGCAAATGCAGAGCTTAAAAAGCAATTAGAGACTAATATCCACTTTATTAATCTAGGTGGTAACCCAGTTATTTCTACAGCAAAAGAAGCTATCCAAGCTATATACGCTATGACATTAACTATGCCAGAAACTAAATTAGAGAAAGTTAAATTTTAACAAAAGAATTCCCCTATAGAGTTGAACTCTATAGGGGATATATCTTAGAATTTAATCACGTTAGTATAGTTTACTTTATCTTTTTCAAATTTAGTAATACCAATAGATTCTAATGGGAAGTTTTTCAAGTTGTCATTAATGATATCATTATAGTCAACAAACTTTAATATCCATTTAGGAACTTCCGCATCAATTGGAATTGAGATACTAGTAATCTCACCTTTATAATCATTTTGATTTTCATCTAAGAACTTCTTAATCTTTTCATATAACTTTGGATCAGAATCCATTAGAGGTAATAAAGTACTATTATTGATTGTAACCTTAATGATATCAATTGCATTACGAATAGTTAAATCGATAGCTTCAGTACCTTCATCTCTTAATGCATTATAAACTAATGCACCTTTGATACCTTGGATACGCATTGGATTATCATAGTTAGCATATGATTTAATTTGAGCTGGTTTATAATATTCTTTCTCACCAGACTCAATAGACTTTCTAATATCATATTCTACACGAGCTAATGATTTCAATACATCCATTTGGTCTACTTCTTCTACATTAAGAATTTTCTTAAACAAGATATCTTTCAATGCATCACGAGTCTTAGCTTTCAATGTAGACTTATTAATTGGTAAACCTTTAACATCAAGCATCTTATTAGATGGAACTAGATTACCTTCTTGTAATTCTTGTTTAGATGCATAGTTTTTCTTACCACCAGTTAATAAAGCTCTACCAAATAAGAATTCATTCTTCATGGCAATAAGACATTCTTTGAATTCTGATTTAGTATTATAATTCTCTGCAACTAAATCAAAGTGTTCACGTAATAGTCTACCAGCAATATATGATAAGATATTGATAATACTGAAACGCAATGGTTCTTTGTTACTAGATGTAGCTACATTAATCATCTTAGTTTCAATCTCACCAGTACCAAAGTTATAAACTCTATCTTCTTCCATCACAGGTTCTACTTCAGGAAGATTCATAAGTTTAATACCAGATTTATCTATTGGTCCCAATACATCTCTAAGAACGAATGTATACCAACCATTAAAACATGGCATAGTTGAGTCAGTATCTGTAATGATACTAATATCACGTTTCATTGTAGCAGAACGATCAATCTTATCAACTACAATATATCTCATATAACACCATTCTTTAAGGACTTCAAACATGTGGTCTAAGTTATCCTTAATGATTTGTGGTGGATGGTTAGGATCTACGAATGCTTCATCTAGTTTAGATAGAGTCAATACAATATAATCTTTCATATATTTATTATCACAGAATTGTAATGCATTATTCTTATAGAATAACTTATTCAAAGTCTCTTGAGATAAGTTGATCAAAAGACTCCATATTATATTCATAGCTTTATTGATTGCTTCATTATCAAAGTAATCTCTATCAAATGTATCCATAATCTTATAGAATACATCTTCAGCTTCTATATCTTTATCCAATACTAAAGTAGATGGATAAATAGATTTCTCTGAGTCTACACGATTAATAAATGTAATTGCTTCATCAATAGAATGAAACTTTACATTATTCGTAAAGAAGCTTTCAAAGAATGTAATAGCATGACTAATCAATGCACGACCAGTTCTAGTAATACCAGTTGCCACGTATAAGTTATATAATGCACTACTATAATTACCAATTACGCCATATAATGCATTATTATCTCTCTTAGCCAACATTTGAAGCATATTATATTTATTAAACTTCTCTGTACCCTTCTCATATTTAAACATTTCTTTCTTAAACTTAGAACGGTTATCAGTAAATGAAGTTATCAATTTATACATTGGAGTTAACTCTTTTGTATATTGTTTGAATAAACATCCATTAGCTACCATGATTGGAGTCTTTTCATATATGTAATTACTTATTCCAGCTACATCAGTTTCAGCTGTTTCTTCGGTATAGTTATTATGTAAAGTACATTCACGTTTTGTATATGCATTAGATAGAATGATATCTAATGCTGTATCAACTTCACCCTCAGTTAGGGTAGGAAAATTAATCATTAAATTCTTTTTAGCTTGCTCTCTATATTTAGATACAGCTATAATTTTATCAAGTTCTTCGTAGTTTATCATAATTATATTCCTCCTATCATGATGTCCTAGGCACTTTTATTTGCTAATATGAGCTCATACGAATAACATTAAGTTAATAAAACGTTATTTTCGTTTTTAAATATATTTAAATAAAATAATCTCCAAGGAGGACGAAAACATGTTTTTCAATGAAAACGACCGACAAGGTGTTCTTGGTGAAGATCTTGCCAACCCTAATGCTTTATTAGAAGCAATTATTTATTCTGAGGCTTCCAAATTACCTCAAGAAGAACGTATCGCATTCGCTGAATCCGAAGAAGCTCAATTATTGGTTGAAAAATCTGTATTGAATAAAAAGACTTTGGTTCGCTTAAGCAAAAATGACGACTTGGCTCGCCGTGTAAAAATGGCTGCATTCCAAATCGCTAAACAAAAGAAAGATCCACTCTGGACTAAATTGGTTAAAAACCGTGTTATCGAACGTGCTTTGATTAAAAAGATCGTTCAAAAATACAATAACCAAGCAGTTCGTGTAGCTCGCAAATCTCAAGTTGAGTACATCAAAACTGCTAAATCTTCTAAACATTTACCAACTCCAAAAAAATAATAAAACCTCTCGGTATAGGGTCTTAAAGATCCTATACCGGTTTTATTTATTACAGTGAATTTTACATATGAATATATATTATAGTAGTAGAATAATATATTTGATGTAATATCACAGGAGGTTCTCGATGTTTGATACTATCGTCAATTATGAAAACTATTGGATTTACAATGAGTTCGTTAAAAGCAAAGGAGAAATGACAGTAGATGTAAATCAACAAATTAAGAAGGAGAATTGGTCTAACCATTTCGATGCAATTCACTGTATATTACGAGATGGTATAGACGATCCTAGCCTATCTAAGGCTAAGATCAATTTAATTATTGGTGGTCATGAAGTTGGTCTAACTATTCCAGACTATTGGCTTAACCTAATATTATGGTCTCTTATTATCAAGAGTGATGATGAGATTGAACCAAAACATATTTTCTTTAAACGAGAAATCACTGCTAAGACTATTAAGAATTACATTGATGAATTCTTTATCAAAGTCCATATTGAAGATATTAATTTCTTGACTAAGAATAATATGATTGCAGATGCATTATATCATATTGCTAAAGTAGATGAATTTGCAGATTTATTTGTAAATAGCATCAATCTACAAGATGATGTATTGATGATGAATGCAATTCCAGAATACTATAATTTATTACATCCTGATATGTCTAAAGTAGACTTACAGAAAGCTAATGAATATGGTATGGAGTGTATTGGTAAAGTACGTGATTATGTATTGAAGTCTAAAGACATTCTAGGATATGATCATATCTATACTAATGCATTTAGAGCTAATGAAAGTATTAATATTCGTCAGCTTAAAGAATATGCTATTTCTATTGGTACTAAACCAGATGGTAATGGTAGTGTATTCCCACACGTTATTAATAATAGTTATATTAATGGTGGTGTAATTGATTTGATGGATTACTTTATTGAATCCTCAGCTGGTCGTACAGCTCAAATCATTTCTAAAATTAATGTAGGTTCTTCTGGTGCAATGGCACGTAAGATTGGTTTAAATAACCAAGGTACTCGTTTGCATCCAGATCCACATTTTAAATGCTCTTCTCGTAACTTCATTAGATATGATGTTAGAGATGCTAAAGAGCTTAGCTTATTAGTTGGTAAGTATTATAGATTCGACCAATTAAATGATTTTGATATGGGTCCTATTAAGGAATCTGACACTCAATTGATTGGTAAAACTATTTATACTCGAAGTCCTATTACTTGTCAGTCTCATTCTGAAGGTCATGGAATTTGCAGATACTGTTATGGAGATCTATACTTTATCAATAGAGATATTGATGTAGGTAAATATCCATCTGAAGATATTACAGCTAGTACTACACAGTTACAATTATCAGCTAAACACGTATTGGTAACAGATATTCCTGATATTGAATTACCAATTAAGTTTGTAGAGAACTTTGTTCGTTCTGCAGAAACTATTTCATTAATTGAAGATCGAAACTATAATGATATCTATCTAAGATTCCATGTAGATGAGATCTTTAAAGATAATGAAGATGATGTTGATGATACAACTAACACAGTTCTTGACTATAATGATTATGTAAATAAGTTTGCTATCATTGATCATAAAGAAGAATATCCAATCGAAATTGATAAGATTGATAAGTTCTATCTTTCTGAAGCATTAGTTAGATTAACTAATATGAAACGCTATCAAACTGATGAAGGAGAAATTAATATTCCTCTTGCAGTATTAGCTAAAGAAGATGATCAAACTATTTTCTATACTCCTATAGTAAATAATGAGTTCTCTAAAACTCTTAATCGTATTAAAGATATCTTAGACAAAGCGGCTGTAACTACATCGTTTACTAAAGATGATTTAGCACAAGAGTTTATGAGAGCATTATTAAATGGTGGTATGTCTAAGCATACTATTCATACTGAAACGATCTTGTCTAATCAAATTAGAAGTGCATATAATATCTTTGATAGACCTAACTGGAATAATGTAAATGAACCTTACGTATTACTTCCACTTACTAAGGCATTATATGAAAATCCTTCTATTACTAAGACATTAGACTTCCAAAACTTGGCTAGTATCTTGAAGAATCCATCTTCTTATAATAAGACAGCTCCGTCTACTATAGATTACTTCTTCCAAGAACAGCCACAATTATTTATGAATCAGCCAAGCTTAACTAATAAAGATATTAAGAATGAACGTAAGCTTACTGATGCATTGGTGAATGAGGAAATTTGATATGAATAGTCATATACGTGATATTATAACTATACATGTACATATGTGCGATATGATTCTTCTTATAAAGAATAAACTTAAGAGGAATCATATCTTCAAAACAAGTGAATCTCTTAATGGATCTAGAGAGCTTACATATGAGCTTCATATTACAAATGATGATACTAATTTATCTTGGAACCATACTACATGTTATTTATTTAATGATATCTTTAATAATGGATATAGACCTATTAAGATTGATGGTAATTATAAACTATCTGATTTTATGAAAGATCTTACTGCATTAGAGAGAGCTTTAAATAATATAATCAACGATGGTTATTTTGCTAAATATAGTATTATTGATGATGCATATGATATATTTACTACTATAAGAGATGCACGTAACTGTACACGTACATTAATTCAATATATCAATGAATATATAGATGATACTAGTATGAGTGAAGAAGATGAATAAGATAATCTTACGTAATTCATCTATAGTGATTAATGATTACAGTCTAGGAGATGCTCCTAGACTGGAATCTTATTTTACTATATTTGATAGAATTACTTTTACTAAAAGTTATAAAGGGATGTCATATGATGAAGTTAATAGGCTCCTCTATCTCCCTAGAGGATTAGATTTATATTTTGTTAAGAAGTTCTTTGATAATGAAGAACCTGTACGAGATTATAATAGTGATCCTTACTTTGAAACTCCACCTATAAAAATTAGATATCTTCCTAGAGATGATGTACAACAAGAAGCTTTACATTTCATTTTAGGTAAAGGTCAATATTACTCTAATCAAAATAGTGGACAGCTATCAATCAATCTACCAACTGGTAAGGGTAAGACATATGTAACCATAGCATCTCTAATGTATTGGAGAGCTAGAACTATAGTTATTGCATCTACTACAGGTTGGTTAGATCAATGGAGAAATTGTATTGGTGAATATACGGATCTAGATCAAAATAGAGAGGTATTAGTAATCAATGGATCAGTTGGTATTCATAAGATATTAAATGGTATCACTGATATATCTAAGTATAAAGTATTCTTAGTTACTCATTCTACATTACAGAACTTCGGTAATAATAATGGATGGGATAAGATTAGTGAGCTATTCAAGAAACTACAAGTATTCTTAAAAGTATATGATGAAGCACATCTTAACTTTGATAATATTTGTATGATTGATTTCTATACTAATACTAAGAAGACATTATACCTTACTGCAACACCAGGTAGATCTGATGAGACAGAAAACTTTATCTATAGATTATACTTTAGAAATATTCCTAGTATAAATCTATTCGATGAAGATACAGATCCTCATACGGCTTATCTTGCATTAAGATTTAATAGTAGACCAACTCCACAGGAGATAAGTGAATGCTCTAACAAAGTATATGGATTAAATAGAAATAATTATACAAATTATATAGTTTGTAATAATCAATTCTATGATATGATGTATATAGTTATGGATAAGATCATGAAGATAGGTGGTAAAGTACTTGTATATATTGGTACTATATCAGCTATAGATATCGTTAAAGCTTGGATTGAGGATAATTATCCTGAATTCAAAGATGATATTGGTGTTTATACTTCAGCTATTCCTAAAGAGATTAAACAAGAGCAACTTAGTAAGACTATCATACTTTCAACAACTAAATCTGCTGGTGCCGCATTAGACATTAGAGATTTAAAAGCTACTATTATTTTGGCTGAACCATTTAAGTCAGAGATACTAGCTAAACAAACTTTAGGTCGAACTCGTAACCCTAACACTGAATGTATTGAAGTGGTAGACGATGGGTTTAGATCTATATCCAGATTTTATAATGCTAAGAAACCTATCTTTAGTAAATATGCTACTGAGTGTAGAGAGATTAAGATTAGTCTTAATACTTTACAAGAGAAAGCTGATGACTTATTTAAGATTAGGGAATCTGTTAAAAAGCAATATGATGCTGGATATGCAGTTATAGATTATTCTAAGGATGGGTATAAAGATGGAATCTAAAGATTTACTTATAAAAGATACCTATCTATACAAGAAGAATGGTAGATATAGGAATCTAATTAAAGCATATAAACTATATGCTGATAGTATTATTACTAATGAAGGTATAGTTATAACTAAAACATTCACTGATAGAATTAAGCAACTTAATGAAAATCTTATAGCTAATACAACTTTACCTGATCTAATAAGATTAGCTTGTTATAATTCTAAAATGAAATGCTATAGAAAACCATTCCTAGAATTTTATACTGAAATTATTAAGATGAATAATGCTCTTGTTCATCTTAATAATATTCATATACTATCAGTTATTACTGAAGGAGAAGACAATGAATAATAGACCAAGAAATAAAGCTAAAGCTCTTAAACCTTTGAGTATATATACAGCATACAAAGCTGAAGCAATGAATGCTGAATCATTAGAAAAACTTAAGTTGATTGGTATTAATCTTCCAGAAGAGATTAATATTCCAAAAGAGTTATTAAACAATATCAAAATGTCATATGAATTTGTGGGTAAGGAAAATGAATAGAAATGAACGCATTCGTCAGAAGTGTAGGATTCTTAGAAAAGATCCAGGATCTTTTGTAAGATTTCTTTTTAATACACTTTCAGAAGAAGATAAAGAATTACTTGCTAATAAAGTAAAAGAGATTTATAATGAACAAAAGAAAGCGAATGAAACAAAGGGCAACTAGCCTCTTAAGAAGAGGGCAACCAGTATATTTCTTCTTAAGATGTATGGCTGATATCTTACAGAATGTTAAAACTCATTTGTATAAATTTAAAGGTTTGGAGAGAATATAATATGAAAAATACTAAATATAGATTTAAACAAATCGATAGAATTGGTAAATTATTCGGTGAAACTTATTTAGCTGATAAATGGATTAACGGTAATATTAAATATGGCGGTATAGAATTATCTAAAACTAATTATAATGAGGAGATGGATGTATATACTTCTTATGATAGAGGAGATAATATACTATATATCAAAAATAATATATTCCGTGAAGGTAAACTGGTATGTATCTTTAAAGACTATCCATGTAGTGTATATTTTAGTAAGATAAAAATATATAATAAACCTTTATTCAATAAGTATAAAAATAATATTCTATTGTATGGTGTATTAGAAAATAATACTGTATATTTTATACACTAAATATATAAATAACCATATATTATTAAGGTGATAGATCTTAATGATCTATCACCTATTTATTATTCCATAGTGGTATTTAAAGCAAAGGAGAAACATATTATGGAAACAACTACAAACAAAAATATTGATACTACTGCATTTGATAATTTCATTTGCTATGCAACGACCCGTAGACTACCTGAAGATCATGCACCAGTAGAGGAAATTGGTGCTGAAAAAGTAGATATTATTGATGTAGCAGAAGAAGCAATCCAACAACCTCTACAAAACAAAGATGCATCTATTGCAGTCAACTTCTCTCAAATGGTTAATAAACCAAAAGAAGAAGTTAAAACAGAAGTAAATTCTGTACCGCCTGAAGGTGAAACAAAGGTTAATGTATTATTCCCTAAGACTGAACATATCTTGGGGAACTATGTAGATTATGATTCTTTTAATAAGATTAAAGAATCTAATACAGATAAGATTGTCCGTGCAGTACGCCTCTTAAACTATAAGATGGCTGATCAAAATGCAGCTGCTGCATTTGCACAATTTGTGTCTGAATTCAATCCTGAATGTGATCCAAACAAACGGTTACGTTATGAGTTAATCCGTCATCAAGGACGTGAAAAAGAGCTTGTAATCCGTTTGTCTACCGTGGTAAATGGTACTACAAAGTACTATGCAGACATTTATCCTGATTTGAACAAGATCGATCTTGATCATCATTTACTCAGTTCTGCAAAGAGATAATAAATTCCCCTAGGAGTTCATTCTCCTAGGGGTTTTATTTTTTTAAGATAGCCGTTACAAATCACTAATAGATTGGGGTGAATATATTGGCTAACTTTGAGAATTATAATAAAGTAGTCGAACAAATCTTTGAACTAAACTACTATCTTACATTTAAACTGGAGGTTACTTTTAATACTATACATAAGAAGATTAATACTGAGATTAAGGAAAACTTTCATAGTGAATATGTTGTAGGAGCTAATAAACTTACAACTAACTTAAGATATAAATACCAAATGAGATTATCTCCTAGAGGAGAAAAGATTGGTATTGTAATAGATTGGGATAACTATGATGATCTATGTACAGTCATAGAAGAAGCGATAAATATCTGTGATCCTGAGAATAAGATATCTCCATTTAAGAGATTATATTCTACTGCAGGAGATTTGCTAGATATTAAGTGTGATAGTCTTAAAGTAAGATATCTTCACTTAGAAGATAGATGGAATAATAAAGTAGATTTGATTCCGTTTGTCTTAGTTGATGATAATCGTGGTACTCTTACAGAAGCAATGAGATTTAGATTCAATAATGATCTAACTTTTGATATACCAGTATCTCGTCTTAAAGGGTTCAGAAGATTCCTTATGACATATAATCCTGTATTACATGCTGGAGCTATGGCTAGATATATGGCAATGACTCCACTTCTCGGTACTAATAGACAGAATATGTTGAGGTAATAATATGGATATTAAAAGAGCTAGAGAGTTAATAAGACAATCTAATATTAGTTATACTTCATATAGAATTAATCCCGATGGATCAATTAAGATAGACTATCAAATAACTAATAAAGATTATGAAGATATGCTTCTCAATACTTTATTTGTATTAAAACCCTATAGAGGAAGATAAAGAATAGAGAAGGAGATTCAATCTCCTTCTCTTATTTTTTTTATACTGTATACATGATTGGTTGGTTAGTATTAGCTGGATTAACATAATTATCTCTAAAGAATTCAATAAGATCTTGACGTCTTTGTGCTTGAGCTTCAAGAGAAGATAACTTCAAGTCAATATTAGCATATACCGTCTCAATACCATCATAGTGTTTAAGATATTCAAATAAATATGTAGCCACATCAGCTTGAGCTAACTGTTCAAATACTTCCATCTTAGTTGGTTCAATAGTCATTAAGTTTTCTGGATGCTTAACGAATACGCCAATATATACATTAGCTAATAAGTTATCTGTATTACCACCAACAGCCATTTCAAGTTTAACCATATTAGGTGGTATAAAGTCTAGATAGATACCACTATTGAATAATGAACTTACATCGGCATAGTTTTGAGCAAGCATAATACTATCAGTATCCATAGATCTTGCTAATACATTATAGATGCCATACCCAGAGTATTGTTGTAGACCAGCTGTTTCATTATTAGTATCATTCCATAAGATATCTTTTACACCAAGAATCTCATAGCTATCTGGTACTTGACGATCTAATAAGTAATAGCCATCTTTCTTATCTTCTGGTTTAAGTTGTATTTTAATCATATGAGGAAAGAAACGACTAAATGTAGTTAATGTATCTGGTTTGATTACTTTATCAGCCCAGTGTTCTTTTTGGATTTCTTCAGGTAAGTTCAAAGGAGCTGTACCTAAACGTCTCTCTATTTTATTTACAACGTCTGTCATTCTATTAAACATAATTTCAGACTCCTTTTTAAAAAGTACATTTTATTGATATATTATTATGTTGAGGAGGAAAGATATGAAAAGATTTGACGTAATAGAATTAGCTCAACAAACACTCACATTCGTATATAATACATTTAATGAAAAGGTGAATACATTAGATCCTTATACTAGATTAAACTTTGTATCTGGATATTTAGATACTAAAACTAATATTGCTAGAACTACACCATATGGTGTAATCTATGTTAGCTTAGAAGCTTTTGCTGATACAGTAGAACGACAAGGATTTATTGATACAGACCAAATTAGAAACTTAGCATTGGAAATTATTATCCATGAATTAACTCATGTAGACCAATTGATTGACTATAAGTATATTAAGTTCAATAATGGTTATAGAGAAGAAGTTGAACTCAAATGTGTTAAACAATCTTGTCAATGGATATTAGATAATATCCAATATATTAGATCTCTTGGTTTAGTTGTAATCCCAGAAGTATATCAAGCTAGATTAGCTAACCTAACTAATGTCATATATACTCCTAAATATCCAATAGCTATAGCCATGGCTAAACTAGAGTATATGCTAGGTAAAAAGTTTAGAGAGTTTAGCAATAATAATATTGAGATTCAATATATTGATAGATTGAAGACTCATTATAGTTTCATGGTGTGTGAAAACAGATCCTATATCAACTCTAGAAATCTTAATGATTTAGGTGAACGTCTATTAAATGATAAACAATATACAGTTGAGTATTTAGAATATGGTAATTCTAAATTAGTAATAAAAATTACCCAAGGAGCTTAGACTCCTTGGGTATTTTATTTTTTTTCTTAATATTGGTTTTTAGCCCATTCCATGATTTCATCTTTGATATATTTTTCAGGAGACATAATCAAAGATGCACCACTTTCATCGAATAAACGTACATCACCGTTTTCTAATACAGTCATACCACGTTTACTGAATTCCATTACATCAGAGATTAAATCTACATTTGCAGATTCAGATTGGATATAGCTGATTACTGCTGGATTATTGATAGGGATAATGCGACCTTCATATCCTTCTTTAACTACAACTTCATTGTTGTCTTCCATACTAGCAGATTCTTTAATTAAACCAGTAGTATATGCACGTTTATGAGATGGATAGATTACACGGTCCCATGTAATAATCTTTAAGTTCTTTACATAGTTTTTACCACCAACGTTTTCTAATGCACCTAATGCACGAAGACTGAAACTTGGTTTTTCACCATCTAAAAGATCTTCATTGAAGTCACGACCAGCTTGGTTATTTGTACCAGTATAACGACCAAGAACTAGGTTACCATCAACTTTAATATCAAGATATTTAACTACTACCATAGCTGGATCAATTGTAGATTGGCGTTCAACTTTATCACTCATAGGGTGACCTTGTTCGCCTTTCATATTACCAGTACGGATAAGTTCTTGTGTACGCTCACATGCAATTTGAGCTTTAAGATCAGATGTTGCATAACAACGGCGGTTACGATTAATTGTATCACCATCCTGAAGGATACCTTCAGCAACAGGTTTGTTGTTGATACTTTCAACAAGTCTAGATTCACCAACCGTCATTGGAGCTTCATGTATAATAAATGGAATATTCATTTTACCCTCCAAGATTAAATAATATAGTATTACATTTATGTTAATTGAGCCCAGTTTTAGCTGAATATAATGTTTAATATTTGAACTTATTAATAATAAACATAAGTCTTAGACAAAAGGAGAAATGCGTAAATGATTACGAATATTAGAAAACGGCAACTCGAATTGAATAAGATACGTAAGACTTCGGATGATTATGCCGGTCTATATAGTATCGTATCAGAGAATCATAATATGACTCAAGCTGATACTGTATTTAAACACATATTAGAGTTAGATTCTAATATTGATACTGCGATCATGAAATCTGTAGACTTATTATTGGAATTATATAAAGATAATGATCCAGTAGTAGTCAACAAGCATCGTCAGAAAGTATTAGAGTCGATTACTAAAGTACGTGATGCAAATCAATTCAAAAACTATCTTCAACGTAAGATGGCTCTCCATAAGGGTAGAGTTAAAAACAAAGTAGCTAATGCTGTTGAAAAAATCCATAGTGATGTTAAAGATCAACTCAAGAAAGCTGCTGGTAATATTGCTTCTTTAGTTCCATCAGCTGGTGGCTCTGAGGGAGGAGAAGGGCAAGCTGCTCAACAAGAAACTTTAAATATGATGTATAAGGTTGCATGTGAGAATGTAACTTATGATCGTATTCTTAAAAACTATGATAAGATCAGTAGACGTTTTGATTTCGATAAGATTGTAATCGAAAACGTATTGACTAAAAAAGATGCAGTCAAAGAAACTACAACAATCTGTAAGCTAATTGATACTTATGATATGCCAGCCATTAGTAAGTTCAAAGTAGCTACAGAAAACTATCTTTTTGTCTTAAGTAAGAATGCTTGTCCATATGATACTATTGGTATTATGGAAGCAGCAGCTGATTACTTCTTAGTTAATGCTGAAGATAAATTCAAATATGCTGAAGCATTAGAATCTACTCTAACTGATATGGCTAACTATAATCCATTTGGTTCTAGTGATATTGCTAAGATTGTAGATAAAGTTAATAAACCTAAAGATATGGATCCTGATGAAGTTATTGATTTACGAGATGGTAAGATGGAAGCATATATTGCTAAATTCAAATTCGATCCAACTCATGATAACTTTGTTAAGCTTATTGATGCACTTCCAAATAATGTAGGTATTGAAACCTATATCTATAATATGGATATGATCTTTGATACATTAAGTATGCTAAATTTTGATACTACACAATACTATATTACATTAGTTAAAATCAATGAAGCATTACTTTCTTGCTGTACTCTAAAGATAAAACCTTTATTGATTAAGTCTTTACTTACTACATATGAAAAGTATGCTAATAAGATTGATAAAGATGTTGTAGAAAGAATGAGACTCTTAATAGATAATATTGATGAATCTATTGAAGAAAGTAATCTATATACTTTACCAACTAAACTAGATATCTTATTTGAATCCATGAGATCTTTATCTGAGAAAGATATTACATCTCTTATTAGTGAATCATTTGATAGATACTCTTTAGACGATATAGATGGTATCACTCAATTAGCTAATATGGAAGCATCTATTATTCCTCATAATAAGTTTGATCATATCTTAAAAGAAAAACTTAAGACTGCTAGACGTAAACGTCATAAAGATCTTAAAGATTATCAAAAGATTGATTGTATTAAAGATAATATTGAAAAGCTTAATGAATCTGAACCAGAAGAATATAGTGATGGTTCTTTAGATGAAGCTATTATTCAAACTAAAGTACAAGAAGCTTGTGCTAATCTATTATATGATTTCACTCACTATCCTACTACTTTAAAAGAAATGAATATCATCAATACTATTTCTATGGCATCTGAAAAAGTCAAAGCCAAAATTAGTGATGTATCTTCTGATATCTCTAATGTAAGTAGACAATTCGATGCTCAAATGGATCAACTTAAGGGCGTAATTAATACTAAAGACTTAGAATCTGAAAATAGAGAAGCAGTTATTGCTGGTAAGATCTTACCTAAAGCAAGTCGTATTGTTAAATTAGCTATTGTTGCTGGTGTAGGCTACCTAATCAATCCAGCTATTTCTGTAATTGTAGTCTTAGGCTATCTTGGACTATCTATGGATACTCAATCTAAAGAACGTCGTAAAGTTTTAGAAGAAATTGAATTAGAATTAGAAATGACTAACCGTTATCTAAAGAAAGCTGAAGATGATGGTAGTCTAGAAAAACAAAGAGAACTTCTTAAGATTAAGAAGAAACTTGAAAGTCAAAAAGCTAGACTCATGTATAATATGGCATTTAAACATGGTGAAGCCCTACCTAGTAAAGGTAGAGATGATGATTAATAAGGAGATATATAATGAGTCTTAATGATTTCCTAGCAGAGCTCAAAGAGCAAGTCATCTATATGGAAGCAGATGACGATAAAAAGAAAAAAGAAGATAAGAAAGAGGACAAAAAAGAAGACGATAAGAAGTCTGATGATAAAAAAGAAGAAACACCTCCACCTCCAGCAGGAGATGGGGGAGATCCTCTTCAGTCTAATGATGATAATGCAGATGATGCTCCTGAAGATTTAGGAGCTGGTGATCCTGATGCGGATGGTGATGGCACTGATGAAGATCCTGAAGATCTAAGTGGTGGTGATGATCCAGCTGATGATGAACCAGGAGACGATCCAGATGATCAACCTGAAGAACCTGATATGGATGCACCTGATGATGGAGGAGATGATACTCCAGATGCAGGTGGTGATGATCCATTAGCTGGTGGAGATGATAATCCTGACGATGCTCCAGAAGATTTAGAAGATGGAGCTCCAGATGATGGTGATGATGGACAACCTGAAGAACCAGATATGGATGCACCTGATGATGGAGGAGATGATACTCCAGATGCAGGTGGAGATGATGGTGGTGATATGGAACCTGATGACTTAAGTGGAGGAGACGATGGTGACTCTGACGCTGGTGGGGATGATGGTGATATGGAACCAGACGATCTAAGTGATGGAGGAGACGGCGGAGATGGTGGTGGAGATGACACACCTGACGCTGGAGACTCTGAAGATGGATCTGATGGTGGTGACTCCGGAGATTCTAGTGATGGCGGTTCAGAAGGAGAAATTGAAGGTATTGAAAATGAAATCTTTGAAGATCTTTCTGATGAGCAAAAAGCTATTCGTACTAAAGAATTGAAAGATAGATTTATTGAGCTTTATAATGTAACCTTAGCTTTCAAAGAGAAAGTAGATTACGTTAAAAAGAACTCTGATAATATGAAAGTTATCACTAAGGTATCTAAATCTCTAGATAAGTTATCTGATATGATTTCTTACTATATTACTAAGACATTTAATACTAAATCTTATATTGAAAACAAATCAGACTTTTATTATTGTCTTTGGGTTCTAGATAGATTGAATGAATTAATGAGTACTTTAGCCCCTAAAGAACCTATGAAAAAGTAAACTGTATACTCTTGTGCAGTATAACAATATAGTAAATATTTTGGTGTCCCTATAGATACCTAATATAATCAAAATACAAAAAATAAATTTATAATCTCGAAAGGAGAAAGATTATGCCAGTTGTAGGTGAATCTAAACAAGACAACGTGGTATTTGGTCGTGGTTATAACACTTCCAGTACTCGTCAATATGCTTCTGCTATTCGTGAAATGGCAGAAAATATCCGTCAAGAGACAGGTGCTGAATTCTATACAGAAATGAGCCGTGTAATGATGTCTCCTGAATCCAATGAAACTATGCGTGACTTCTTCGTATCTGAATCCGCTGATATGGAAGAATACCAAGCTCTAGGTAACCCAGGTGGTTATCAAGACCATATGGCTATGATGGAAGCTCAATACGAAAATGACCGTTCCAAATTATTGGAAAGTGCAACTCTTGGTGCATACAACCCAGTTATGGGCTTAGTATTCCCATTACACAAAAACCTTTTAATGAACAACGTATTCGATAAAGGTGCTATCAACAAAGCCGTTGCTAAAACTCCTAAATTCACATTGACTATGAAGATCCGCAAAATGGTTACTCCAGATGGTCGTGAAATCGATATGTTCACTGAACAAAATAAAATGTTTGGTGCTATTCTTGCGACAGCTCCAACTCATCATTTGTTAGTAGATCTTCCTTTGGCTCCAACTGACACAGGTGCTCAAGACAAAATCCGTAAAGCAGTATTTGGTCCTCAAGGTTTGATCCAAAATATCGATAACTTCTCTATCGAATCTGCAGTAACTCATATCGTAGTTAATGCTATTCCAAAAGCTGGTTATATGAAACCTAATGCTACTGGTGATGCTGTTGAACCTGTAACAGCTGCTGAAATTACTGCTGGTACAGCTATCGACGTTGCAGTACCTATTCAAGAATGCCGCTTTGAACCAGGATATGGCGAAATCGATCGTCAAATGATGACTGCTTTCTCCGTAACTGTTGAACAAACTGCAGGTACTCCTAAAACTATCTCTGGTCATTTAGCTGGTTTCTTCAAAAACAACCAATTCATGTTGTACTGCTCCGACGCTACAATTAAAAAAGTAGTATTAGCAGTTCGTCGTGAAACAAGTTCCGCTATGCACAACACTGTAAGCGTTAAATGGGATTCCCAAACTAACATCGTTGAAATTCCTGATGCTTACCCAATCAATACTACAATCAGCCCTGAAGAAGTAAAAGATATTCAAGCTCTTTATAACGAAGATCAATTGACTAATATCCTTTCCTTGTTCAAAACAGCTTTAGGTACATGGAAAGATGACAAAATCCATAAAGAATTGGATAATGACTTCAAAACTATGCCTATGGCTAACAAAATTGCTGAAGTATTTGACTTCGCTCCACCAGAAGGTTATGCATTGGATCAAGTAGAATACCGTCACAAAACATTCATGGATGCTTTGGACAACTACGCTCAATATATGATCCAAGTATTGAATGACCCTAACATCACAATCTCTGTAATTGGTAACCCTGCGATCATTCGCAAAATCACACCAACTACTTATACTTACCAAGCTCCAAGTTCCATTGGTCCTGTAGAATTGGACTTCACTCGTACAGTTGTAACTTCCGACAAACGTGTTTACAACTTCGTAAGCTCTGATAAACTACGTAACAACCAAAACTTGATCATCTTGTTAAACCCTCGTAACTCTGATCGTATTATCTATTGCATTTACGATTATCAATTGTACTTATCCAATGAAATCCGTAACGCACAAAACCCTAGCTTACCAGCAGTTCATGCGTTCGAACGTTTCAAATTGGTAGGTTATCAACCAGTACAAGGTCGTGTAAGAATCATCAACCCAACAGGTCTTCGTACACGTTATGAAAACACTGATCCTATCGGACGTAACTTGATGAATGATTACACTACATTCATTCCTGATACTATGACAGCTTCTGGTACAGCTGGTGGTTACCCTAACGCTTCCGCTTACAGCAAAGTAAACGATGCTAAGAAAGACATCACTGCTCCAGAAAAAACTGAATATGTAAAACCATAATTTAACTAATTAGGATTCTAGCCTAGAGCCTTCATAGGCTCTAGGCATTTTCCTTTACTTTCAAGAAGGGAGTTCTAATATGAACAATTATGATTTCGGCGATTGCTTAGATATTATTGAGCAGCTTCGTACAAATCAAGACCCAGATCTTCTAAGACAGTTGAATCATGAACTTAACTCTTTCTTTACTGGGAGTACTTGTAATACAGTATTGCTTTCTAAGAATACAGATACTCCATTCTTTGGTATCTGTGTAATGCCAGTGATTAAAGATAATGATATCTATGATATTCTTTTAAATGATGCATTTGAATATAATAGTGATGATTCTAAAGCTAAAGTAAATAAGTACTATGTAGAGATTGACTTCAAACTATTCAATCCTATATTGGACTTATCTAATAGAGAGATCTTAGCATTGATTCTACATGATATCGGTGCATTAGTTAATACATCTTCTCCTATCGATATTGCTAAAGCAGAAATCGATGTATACTTAGATAAAACTAATAGCGTTATCCGTAGAGCTAATACAGTAAACTATGCTGCATTATTAGCATTCGGATTCAAAGATCTACTTTGGAAAATTACTTCCGTTATGTTTAAAGACCATGACCTATTACTAGCTGATGACTTCTTGATTGGCTGTGGTTTTGGCATGGATCTTGAAATTGCTATCAAAAAATTAAAGAACTCTGGATATATCAATTATACTAATAGTGGTCCTAGAGATACATCTACTATTATTGCATGGTGTCTATCTGTATATAATGATGTATTATCTAACCGCATCATCACAATCAAAGGCTTACGTAAAGCAATGTCTTACACTGCTATTCGTCTAGTTAAGCGTGAGATCGAACGTGTTATTACAGCACTATCCCGAATCGATGACAATTCTCTATTAGAAGCTGGTCCAATCGATTGGGCTAGAAAACAATATAGGGACACAACGAATTCTTTCAAATATAGTGCTATCAAAGATTATGAAAATGATCTCTTTGAATTCCAAATACGTTTACGTAATATTGATGAAGAAAACGATGCATTGCTATTATTGCATTCTATTAATACACGTTTATCTATCATTGATGGTGTCTTATCCGAAGACGATCTAGATGAAAAGCTTAGATCTAAATATGCTATCTTACAAGCTAAATATGTTAAGCTAAGAGAAGAGTTAGCTAAACGTGAAACTCTAAGAAGAGATTATAATCGTATCTATATCAACTATCCTGATATGGAACTTAAACGTAGATAAAAACAAAAAAAATAAATACCCCTAGGAGATTGAATCTCCTAGGGGATTTTCTTTTAGGATAATTCGAATAACATCGAATGACCCATTTCCAACTTTTCTACTCCAGTTGGATCTACAAATCCGTCACAGAATACACGCATTAATTCTTTGGCTGGTAATTCATTTTCGATATTATCATCTACAACTACTTTAAAGTCATAGATAGTACAATCATTACCATGAGTATCTCCTACCACATCAGCAGTAATCACTGTATAGCATCCATAATTATCTACACCATAGCATTTAACGCTATAGCAACGATAATCATTATTGGTAACCTTCATGTTACCTTCTAATTTTGGTGCTAAGAATTTTAATGTTTCTACTAAATTCATGATATGACTCCTTTCTGCTTTCGCTTAATAAACTAATATCATCATATCACACTAATAATATATGATTCTAGATATATCCTATTATAAAGATATATTATAATCTTGATTGTAGGATATTACAGTGTAGCCTACAATAGATTAATTATTATCTTATTTTATAGGAGGTAACAAAAATGGCTCTTGGACAAGGCTTATTTAACCGTACTGGTGGATCCAGTCAAAAGAAATCTATTAACGTTTACTCTAACTACAGAATGACAAACTCTAAGGACATCAAAACATATGGTGGTTCTTCTATTGGATTTACATTCTGGCAAGGTACTTTGAAAATTGGTATTGCACCATTGAAAATGGTATCTGGTCAAGATTATCCAATGCCTGATCGTGATCGTGAAGTTAGTGCATATTTGAAACACACTAAAGCTCGTATCTTAGCTCGTGAAATTCGTCGTTTCTTAGCTGGTGAATTAACTTCCGTTGGTATCACTACAGGTGCTAATACATTCCTTACAGTTACAGATGGTTCTGATTTTGGTCTAGAACAACCTGTAATTTGTATTCGTAAATTGAATAAAGATCTTTCTGCTTTAGAAGAAGAAATTATCTTTATTTGTCGTACAGACTTACACTTCTCCGTTCATAACTTTGATAAAGAAGCTTTCGATGGTGAGAAAGACTTCGATAGTTATAAGAATATGGACTTAGAAGACTTCGTTCTTGTATTGGAAGAATATGCTAAATCTATGACTAATGCATATGCTTATTCCGTACATGAAACTGCACAATATGCTGGTAGCAATACTAATGCAACTATTGAAGCAATTGCTGAAAAGTTAGGTGTTAACTCAAACTCTGGTAGTAGCTTCAATAGCAATAGTAGTTCCAGTGGCACTGAATTTAAACGTGCATCTTTAGATGACATGTAATATTATAGGAGATAGAGATTCACTCTATCTCCTTATTTTTTTGTAAGGATACTCATATGGAAGGTAAAACAGTCGCTCCTATATTTGAATATACTAGCCTATTCAATACAGACTTATCTATATATGATGTAATAAAATATGGGTTTAGAAAGTCTAAGTACTTTATTGATGGTATCCTAGATCTATCTCAACTAGATATGATCTATATCTTTCAGGAACGTACAAATCCTAACCCTTTAACTGCATTATTAAAAGAAGAATACCTAGATTCTGCTGATGCTCTATTAGAAGAGATTCTTGATAAGTATGGTGATCTACTTTACTTTAATACTTATGAGACTGACCTATATAGACTATTCTATAATATCCTTGGTATCGAAGGTAAAAGCTTTAATATAGCAGTAGCTGTAGATAATGAAAATCAAGAAGTTAATCTACGATCTATGAATCTAAATATAGTAAACAAGTTACGTATATATAAGAAGAGAGAAATCCCATTAGCAGATTATGATGCTATATATACTGATAACTTATTCAAGTTAGAGCAATACTCTCCTAAAGTAGAAGGTAAACATATCTTCACTTTACGAAATGGTATTAATACTGATTATGATTATACTCTAAGTAAATATATAGTTCAAGCAAAGTTCTATGATATGTTTCCTAAGAACTTATTCTACGTTGTTGAACCATATGATAAATTAGTTAAAATTGCGAGGTAGTTATGCAAATCTATTCTAATATTGTAGATCAAGAAACTCTACATAAGCAAACTATGGCAGTGCTAGAAATCATTGCCGATTCCTTAGTTACATCTTTTGGACCTTATGGTTCTGCTACACAAATTAAGAAAGATGATATTCTTCCTAAATTTACAAAAGATGGTCATACTATCTTGAAAAATATCTACTTCAATGGTACTTTAGAAATGAGTATCCGTGAAGTATTAGAAGACTTAACTTCCCATGTAGTTAAGAACGTTGGTGATGGTACTACATCTGCTATCTTATTATCCCAACTTATCTATAAACGTTTAGCTACTAAATGTGAACCAAACTTAGATAACTCTAAAATCTATGATTGGCATTTACCACCAGCTGAACTAGAACGTCAATTAAATGAATTGGTTAAACAAGCTTCTGATACAATCATGTCTCAAACTCGTGAAATCAAAACATATGAAGATATTCATAAGATTGCTCTAATCTCTACTAATAATAATGAAGAGATGGCTGAGTTAATCTCTGGTATCTATATGGAAAATGGTACTGATGTATACATTGACGTTAAACGTTCTATGGATAGTCAAGACTATATTAAAATCTTTGATGGTATGACTATTGACTCTGGTTATGCTGATAAAGTATTTGTTACTAATGAAGCTGATTCTTCTGCTGAAATCAATGCTCCTAAGATTTATTTCTTTGAGTCTCCTATTGATACTCCAGAAATGATTAACTTCTTCTCCTCTATTATTTACCATAATATCATGGAACCTTTAAAAGATCGTCGTGAATTAACTCCTACAGTTATCATGTGCCCTAAAGTATCCAGCGATATTGCAGCTATTATGGATCCATTGGTTAAGACCATGATGAATGCTAAAGCTAATAACTTTAATATTCCTTTCTGTCTCGTAACTGATATTTATAAACCTGAAATTCTTATGGACTTAGCTAACTTATGTGAAGCTCGTACTATCCGTAAGTATATTAATCTTGAACAACAAGAAAAAGACCAAGCTAATGGTGATGCTCCTACTGTAGATACAGTTGTAGATTGGTGTGGTACTGCAGATGCAGTCGTTGCAGGTTATAATAAGACTAAGATTATTAACCCTAAACTCATGTACGAAGAAGGTACCACTGAATTCTCTGCTTTCTATAAAGCTATCATTAATAACTTGGAAATGCAATTAGATCAAGCTAAACAAGATGGTAAGAATCTAAATGATATTGGTAACTTACGTCGTCGTATCCATAGCATGAAAGCTAATATGGTTGACTTATATATTGGTGGTTCTACTCCAGAAGAACGTGATAACCGTTTTGATTCAGCTGAAGATGCTGTATTAAACTGTATGTCTGCTGCTGAATATGGTTATGGCTGGGGTGCTAACGTACAAGCATTCAATGTATTTAATGCTTTATATAAAAATCCTAATAGCGGTATCATTAGCGTGGTATACAACTCCTATTTAGATTTACTTGCAAAACTTTATGGTTCTTCATTAGGTGAAGTACCTTCCTCATATTCTGAAGCATCTGATAAAGTAAAAGATATGATTAAAACTACTATCGAAACTGGTACTCCAATTAACTTACGTACTGGTAAAGCCGATGGTTTAGTATTATCTTCTATTAAATCAGATATAACTGTGTTAGATATTGTTGCTAATGTGGTTGGTATGCTAGTCACAACCAAGCAATTCCTTTGCCAATCACCGGCACACAATATTTATAAAGATTAATTGTCCAGAGCAAGCTTACTGGGGTAGGAATTGAATTCCTATCCTGGTAAGAACCTCATTAAGGAGAAGTTTGGATGGCTAAGTTAGAAATGACTTTAGATGAATATGGTAAATCTCCTGCGGGTAAAGGTAATGTAACTGGCTCGCAATATTTAGCTGAAGCTTATAAAACTAAATTTGAAAAAGTTATGTTAAGATACAATGGTAGAATTGATCATAACTTTTATACTGACGGTAAATCATATTTTATTCTCCTTAGAGTTCCATCTGAAGTGGTACCTAAGTTTACATATGAAGTTGTATTTAAGTTCTCTCCTACTAAGATGACTGATACTCATTCTAGTACTCTAAAGAATTATAAAGTACAATTCTTTTCCAATGACCCAGCTTTCACTTTTACATATGCTTATGTATATAATGCACATGGTATATTAGTTAATGAGCTTCTAGATAAAGTTCCAGATGAAGTGCTTAAAACTAAGCCTAAAGAACGTAACCCCTATGGGGTCATTAATTTCGCTAAAATTCTATATTTCGGATTCCTATACATACGTCAACATGGCTTCCTAGAGAAGCATTATTACTCAGAATCCAATTTAGCGATTAGAAATTCTAATGATTTCTTTAAACTAATAATGGACTGTAGCACTAAAGCACAACTTCGTCAAGAAGGAGAAAAACAAGCTCAAGCTATAGATCCATTATTTAAACATAGATTACTTAAAAGGGGAGTTAAATCTGGTGGTAATGCTAATAAGGTAGTTAAGCATATTGGTAAGATTAAAACTGTTAATACAACAGCCGCATCAATGCAAAGCAAGGAATTAGCTAAGAAACTTAAATCTAACATCAGAAAGACCAAGACTACGAAACGAATATAAAATCATATATTATAAAGGTGAAGTATTATGATATTCGTTAGTATGAGGAGGATATAATGCAGTTAACAGAAGCATTAACTAGTAAGACCGTTCGACGTAATATCGAAGAGTCAGGAGAAATATATGATAGAGAGTACTCAATACGTACTCCGGAGGTTAGAACGTTCTCGACCTCAATAAAACCAGAGAATGTCATCCCACCTATTGATGATTGGCAACCATCAGAGGAAGATAAAATATTGAAGACAATTAGAGGTAAGCAGATTATTGCTCCATTGTCTCAAATGCTAACTAACAATCAAGAAGAGAGTCTTATCTTTAATTCATTTGTATTGAGTATTAAGAAATGCTACTCTTCTGAAGAACGTGTAGATCACTTTACACATTATCTAAATTACTTTGAAAAATTCTATGATGTTGACCATGAGATGATTGCTATCTATGCAAGAATTAAGTTCTTGATTGATACTGATGAATCTGATATATATGATCTAGATGCTTTCATGGCAGATATTAAACGAGATATCTTGTTTAGTACATTTGCTAGAAAAGTAAAAGCATTGAATGAAGATAACTTTATCATTCATATTAAACGTAATAAGAAGAATGGTAATGTACTTCAATATGCTAATAAACATCTTCAAGCATTAATGGAAGTAAGTATGTTTCAATTGATATTGATTCCTCTATTAATCCATTATGCTTATATTAAGAAGATTCAAAATATAGACGAGTATCTAATGAAGTTCTATGATATCCTTATTGTAGATATGCATCCAGATATTGATCTATATACAAAGTTATCTGAAACGACTAATAGTCGTATTGTACAAGATATGAATAAGAATATTGGTGCTTGGGATAGACAATTCATTCGTTCCCGTAACAAGTTCTCTCATAGCTTTGATACAATCATTAGCATTATCATTCAAGTTATTCCGAAAGCTGTTTATAATGGTACATTGTTGAATCTAATCTATGTATCCATTAAAAATAATATCAAGAATAAAGTTGTTAATGCTAAATACGAATTCGCATTTAATCAATTATCATCTGATCGTAATGAAGGTGATGATGATGACAATTCAGAATTCGATAAATTTGAAAGTCATCTCTCTAAGAAGAATGAAGCCTTATTGATTCATAATCAAGTAAACTTCAAGAATACTATGAAGCAAATTGAAGAACGATTTGGTCCATTCTCTAAAGAAGAGATTGATTATTATAAGATAGAGTTATCTAAAGGACGTAAGTCTCCAATTGTGCCACATCAGAAGATGTTAGTATGCTATCTATTCTATAAGTGGTTTGGGGATCCATCTTCTTTAGGTTCTATTGATTTAACTAACTATATCAAACTTATCATTGCAGCTAAACGTATATTAGCATCTAATGGTTTATATACAATGGAAGCAATCTTATCTGGTAAGTTTGTTAAAGTAATTAAACGGGTCAATATGAATAAGAAAGAGTTAATGAAGATTACCTCTTCTAATACATATGAATCCGTTGCATCCATTTATCGGAATGAGAAGATCACTAATCTACTCGTTTCTATGCTTGCTACTATAGTATCATCTAAGTTCCAAATTATTGATTTCGATAATAAGGAGAATACTGGTAAAGCATTCATCCCACAACAGGAATTACTTAATGAAGAATTCTTGATCTATGCAAGCTTGATTAATAATGGATAATCTTTTTAGGGTAAGAGAGTTTAGTCTCTCTTACCCATTTTATTTATTTCAGGAGGATTGAATATGATTAAATTTACAATGAAATCTGATTTACCAAAGGATTATTATGAGCCTATATTAATAAAATACTCAGACTTCTTATTTGGTAATATCTCTATAACAGGTGATATGAATAAAAACTCTTTATGTCTTATTGCATGTATATTTAAAGATGGATATCGCTATACAATAAACTTATTCTTTAGAGATAGTATACTTAAGAAAGTATACTTTAACGTGACTAGATTAAATTCTGGGTATATATTGAATCTTTTTGCTATAGAAGAAAACCTAGATGACTTACTAGGATATATTTACAATACATATATCTTAGCTAAAGATTTAGATATAACTGTAGATGAATAATAGGAGGATTGAAAATGAAACAGGCTTATAGTCCAGCAATTTATGAGTATTTAGAGGATCTTATTACAAAAACTTATAAGAGATTCTTATTTAATGAAACCACAGTAAGAGCTATTAGTGAAGAAGGAATTGTAATAAACTCCACTCATATAAGTAAGGATGAGAAAAAATATTCAATAACACTTAAGATTTATGATGATGAGTTAACTGAAGTTATTTTTAAGATTGCAAAGATCGGTGAAGGTAATATTCTTGAAATCAATGGATATGGTAGTGTAGCTAATGAAGCATTAGAAAAATTAGTATACAGCTACATATTCGATGTCAAATCTAAAGAGGAAACAACTAATGATTAGCTTAGAAAGTATGCCAAAAAATTTTTATAAGACTATATTTGGAGATGTAAGAATAGAAGAATTCTTACCTACAATAGTCGTAGAATGTAAATATAGAGAGGCTAAACTGGATGTATCTGGAAGAATTATAATTAATAAAGAATCAGCTGAGACTATATTAGCTAGTATAGAAATTAATGAGTATGATGATACTGATCCAGAATATCCGGTTGAATCTTTGTATAGATCAGCAAGGACCGAATATTCTCGCATTGAAGGAATATTAGCTATTTTTAGAGAAGGTAATAAACTATATGGTTATAATAAGAATATTGAAATAATCAATATGGAAGATAATTAGAATGATATATCTACAAACAAAAGAGTAAATAAGTTTTAAGTAAAAAGGAGATTTACTATGATACTAAGGGGATACTATACTCTTATTAGTACCAAGCTAAAAAAAGAGAAAACTGTATTTACTTCTGACTATAGTCAAAATAAATTCTATGTTAATAGAGATAACTTCTATGTAGTAGACACTGGAGAAGCTAAATATGCATTAGATGAAACTGATAATATAATGCGTATTATGCCTGAAGGATATGTTAATGTAGATATCTTTGATGCTGCTATTAAAGAAGCATATAATGATATCATAGAATATATGGATACAAGAGATTATACAGAAAAGCCACTAGGAGTTTAGCTCCTAGTGGTATTATTTTATTTGGAGGAAACTAAAATGGAATCAAAAGTTGTACAAGCATTTAAAGGCGAAATCAATGGTATTGAAATTACTAATCAAGATATCTATTGGGAAGTAGATTATATTTTAGGTGATATTGAAAGTACTTTAGATATGGAGCTTCCTACAAGATTTATTAAAGATTTCATAGAAGCATATACTGAAATATATAATAGTGTGGATACGGAGTATCTTTATGACTTCAAATCTGAAATGGTTAGCTCTTGGGATATGGATATTAAAGATATCAAAGAACTACAATTTAAACTTGCATATGGATATAGAAGTGATAAACTTGATAAAATTAATGAAAGAATTCCTAAATGGAATAGAACTTATGGTAGAAAGACTAAGAAATAAGATGTAATAATTACCCCATAGGAGTTTAGCTCCTATGGGGATATTTCTTGCAGCCTATTCTTTTTTATGGATATATATTATAGAGGTGAAATGATATATTGTTATAATGTAATTAAGAAGATAAGGAGGACAAATATCATGGAAAAACTTAATCTTATTGAAACTTTAGCAGGACTTTGTATTGATCTAGCATATACAACCATCAAGCGGCTAGAAGATCGATATGTAATCGATTCTAATTATAACTATAACGATGGATATTTCCAATACGATGTCTGCTATTATGACTCTGTTGATGCAGAGGTCGATTTAGATGGAAACATCTTATCTGCATCCCGTGAGTATGGGCAAGAGTTCTGGAATGGTGGAGGAGAGATGAGTGAAAATAAATCATATAAACTAGGTGATCCAGATTGGAAACTGGTAAATGATAAGAATGTCATGCAGATCGTATTCGATCGAGCAGATGAAATCTTAGCATTGAAACCTGGTGAGGAGATTGAAATTACTCGAGAAGAATGCTCTGAATATCGTCGTCGTAATGCAGCTAAGGAGGCGTAATTATTATGGAACTAACTCAATATATCGAAGGATACAACCCAGTGTTGTTAAAGAATGCATTATTTTGTTATAGAAATAAGGTTGAAATGATTAATTTTCCAATACCTGATGATATACGGATAATTGATATAAAAACGGACATTAGATCTCTTTTTAAATTGGAGAAGATGTTAAATAAACCTTTTGACAAAATCACTCTAAAAGATATTCTATTATGCCCATGTATAGTAAAAACTACAATGGTCATAAAGAATATTTATTTTAGATACTTCAATATGGATCTAGTTAATGAAATCTATTACTGGTCTAATAGAAGTGCATTAGAAATAATGAATAAATTCAAATGCACGGAAGTTAAGGCTAATAGTCTAGCAAAGTTTAATTTTGATAACTCAAAGTATCTTAATAGATATGACCCTGAAAAACCTACAATATATGTATCTAAAAATAATGTAGATACACGTCCACATTTATCTTTAGATTTTAGCATAGGGTGTATAAAGATACTTGGTACATCAGATGATCCAATTAAAGATCTTGAATTATTCTATGCTAAAAATAAAGTTAGGTTTACCGCACCTACTATTAAGAAAATTAAGAAAGCTATTAAGCGGAAAAGATTTTATAAAGATTATATAGATAAGATCAATTCATTTATGCGTACACGTAAAATTACTTATGGAAAAAATAAGTATAGTTTTACTTCGGCGGGTGATGATTTCATATATATGTATTATCCGCTTAGATTAGCTTATAGAGATGATATCCCTGGAAGAAAATGGGATAAGAAGTTAGGAGTAGTGAAAGTAAATGAATAAAGAATATCGTTTTAATCATATACCAGAAGTGGTATTACGCAATATTAGATTTATTAGAGATAATAATATCGATATTGGTACTGGAGATGATGTCCTAGAATGTATGATGGACATCAATCCAGTAGTTAGAACCAAAATCTACGATGATTATGAATTTGCTAAAGATGTAGCAGAACGTAGATTTGGTAGCACTATTGAAAAACTAGATTTAAGAACAGTTCTTCAAAAGTGTATAACTCGTCCATATAATTCAATTCTAAACAATATCTATTTCAGATATTTCAATAGCGAATTGATTGATGATCTATTTAAGTTAGGTCAATCTTCTAAGGTATTAGACTTGGCAATTAAATATGAGTGTGAATACTATACTGTAAATGCAGCTAAGACTAATATCAGACGTTATAATACTGATGCATACTATAACAAGTTTGCATCAGACTCTAATATTATATCTTCTCATAGAAGTTTACATGATCCACAAGTTAATGCTGTAAAATCTGCAGAATTTACTTATGATCTATTGATGGCTTCAAGAGCTGAAGAATTCAATCCAGAAATAGTGAGAGAAATCTTCGTTAAGTATGGATTGAAACCAAACTCTTCTAGAAATCTTTATAATAGAATTAATGATAATCTAAATCTATTCTATTATATCGAAGATTACTTAGACGAATACCGTGAAGAAGGTAGATTTATCTATGGCACTAAAGAATATAAGATTCTCAAAGAACTTAGAAGTTTACCACTTATGGTAGTCTTGACTCAATTAACTAGAAAGAATGATTCTGGCTATATTTTAAATTCCAATCTTGAATTGGTGAAAGGATAATATGATGATTACAACTAAAATTATGAACGACGTTAAAGCAGTATTTATGAGTGCAGGAGAAGATCTTGAATTGACATATGAACAATTTAAAGATCAATTAACTCCAAAGGAAGTTTACGATATCTGTATAAATAAAGCAGAAGTTAAAGATGAACTTCCTAAAGAAGACTTAAGCGGTAATCGTTTAAATCCGTTTACTACATATTCTAAAGATGAAGAAACTTTCGAGCCATATTCATCTCTTAAATATAAAGCAGAGGATAATTATACCAATGCAACTGTTGAGGTAGATGCTAATAATGGTAAAGTAATAGATAATACTGATACTACTATTACGGAAAAGGATGTTGATGTATTTGAAAGCAATAAATCAGAATCTACTTTGAACTATGAATCTGTTGGATTTGCGATTGGGTTTAAGAAAGCAACAGCTAAAGATCTTTTAAAAATGGCTGATGGTAATACATTACGATTAATTCCTGCATTACAATGGTTATATAAACAGACCAATGAAGAAGGACTACGTAAACGTATTCAAGAGCTTACAATAGATGTACTTTTTAATTAATTATCTAACAAGGAGGTAATATATTATGTTTGATTTAATTAATACACTATCTAAACAAGACTGGGATGGTATTTGTAATACCATTGAAACTACTGGTAAAGCGGCTGGTATAATATTAACAGGAATGGCTGCATATGAAACAGCTAAAGCTTTTAGTAATAATGGTGATAAAAATGAAGAAGCTTTAAGTGCTTTAGAACTACTTGAGAAAAGAATAGCTGAAGCAAAAGCTTTAACCAATAATAACGGAGGAATTTAATATGTTTACATCAATAGCAAGAGTTGCCGCATTTACGGTATCTAAAGAAACTGGTATTGCAGTAGCTGCAATTTTAGGAGCAACTGCTCCATTAGTTACGGCTTTATGCAAAGGAGCTGCTGAAATTATTAAAGCTGTAAATGATACTAAAAAGGCAGAATAATGGATATCGGCAGCAAACTAAAATCACTAATTCCGAATAGCCAGTTTGCTGCTGGTAAAAAGGAATTAGTGATAAGATGTCCATATTGTGGACATACATCTTCCGCTGGGAAGAAACACATGTATATAGGCTTATCTCCGGATAAGCCTTACATGTTTAACTGCTTTAAATGTGAAGCAGGCGGATTAGTCAATAGAACCTTTTTGGATCTCTTGAATATTAGAGATGAAGAATTATTACAAGCTATTGATATCCATAATAAAGAGATGAGACAGAGTAGGAGTAATTCCTACTCTGCTAATCATATAAGACAACCTCAAGTAGCATATGATGCATTTGAGGTTGACTATAACTTATATCCTGATAAAGTGAATTATATCAATAATCGTCTTGGTACTAACCTATCAGTATCAGAGATGATGAATATGAAGATTATCTTCGATTTTTCTTTTTTTAAACGACAGATCATGAGGTATCTGGGAGCTACAGAATCTGATTTTCAACGAATTCAAAGGGACTATGTAGGATTCCTCTCAGTTAATAATACATCACTCTCTATGCGTTGTATTAGAGAAGTCGATAGTAAATATAGATATCTAATCTGTAAGCTAGATGATAGAGATATCTATAATAAAGCTTTCTGTATACCATCTTCTATTCCATATACATCAGATAGAATAGCGGTACATATTACAGAAGGGCAGTTTGATATCTTATCCGTATATAATAATATTACCAATAGAGCTACTGGTATATATTTTGCAGCAGCTGGTAATAAGTATTCAGCTGTATTACAGTATATACTCTCTAGAGGAATATTCTATATGGATATCCATTTATACTTCGATAATGATTCAGCTGGTGAAATAGCTAGAAGACAGATAGAATACTTCATAAAGAATAATATAGCATTCTTTAGAGGATCTAGAGTCTTCTCTCATGTAAACCAAAAGAATAAAGATTTCGGAGTACCATTATCTGAGATACAAGATTTTTGTACACAAATACTATAGCGGTATGGGCTTAAAGTCCATATCGCTTTATTTTTTTGTCTTAAACATCACATTAATAAAGGAGGTCGACTATGGGTAAATTCCTTGACACTACATATACAGCCACTATAAACTCTATATTAGAGTCTCAAACTAAACGGCTTGATAATACATTCTATACATTTACAGATAAAGCTCCTACTACATGCACTTACTATAATATCAATACTAGTAAGAGTACATTAGATGAGTCTACAAACTTAGCCTATAGTTATACTGATGGAGATTCTCCATTAAGATATAATAGAATTAAAGATACAGTTATCTTTGGTCTTGATAGAATTCAAGTTCAAATGGATGCTGGTGATTTTGGTCTTGAATCAGATACTATTGAAGGTGATGCTTATATATTACCTAACTCATTCAAACCTTATCCTCAAGACTATTTCATTATTAACCATACTAATGAAGAGTATCTCTTCAAAGTTACAAGTGTATCATTAGATACATTACCAACTGGAGCTAATATGTATAAGATCTCTTATCGTTTAAGCTCTCATGATGGTGATAATACAGATATCGATTCCTTAGTTGTAGAATCTTATACTATGGATACAACTAATATCGGTACTAACCTATCTCTAGTAATCAAAGATGATGATTACTCTTATATTAGTAGAGTTGAAAATATCTGCCAAGATATGATTGCTTACTATAGAAGTCTCTTCTATAGTAATAAAACTCAGACTTTTATTTTTTCTTATGATGATCATAACTTCTATGATAGTTATATGATTGAATTCATTAAACGTAATGATATTATGAATACTGGTGACTTAGACTATCTACATGTAGCCCATCAACTTCCTACTAGAGCTACATTTGCTTTAGATTATTCTAAATCTTTCTTCCATTCATTAGAAAGAAAAGATATTGGTACTATATGTAATCCATCTTGTTATGGTATGCTAGTAGAAGATAAGACATCTATCTTATATTATAGCTTAGAAAACTACTATTATATCTTCTATGATTATAAGATGGGTGACTATTGGCAAGTACCATCATTTGATGATGATACAGTAATGCGTATTAGAGATAATGAACGTTATGAAACTGACGATCTAAACTACTTTAAGAATATCGTTATTGATTACTTCAATAATAATACAGATAAGATGAATAGATTTGAAGAATTCTTACTCAAATCTCTAGAAGATTTTAACTATACTATTCCTCAACATGATATATTTTACTACGTTCCTGTGATTATTTATATCCTAGAACGTCAAGTTCAAGCTATATTAAAAAATGTATCACGTTAACATATCAGTAATCTTAATGGAGGTACTGCAATGAACAGTGAACTCGATAATTTTTTTAAAGAGCAAATCGATGAGAAAGATGCATTCGATGTAATGGTCGATGAAAATGCTTTCTTAGACTCTTTAATTGCTAAAAGAGATATCATTGATGCCATCGAAGATGGTGACGATGATGATGAAATTATGGATGATGACGATGTAGCATTGTCTTCATTATCCGATGATGATTTAGATAATCTTGCAGATGATAACGATGATTACATCGGTTATGATGAAGAAGATTATTAATATTTTAAGGAGGACTTATAACATGGCTGATGATAAAACTATCCACCAAGAGTTAGATGATGCAGCTTCTACTGTAGAAGATGTTGTTGCTGACTCCACAGCTACTGATAATGACATGGATAATACTATTGATAACATCGTTGATGCTATGGATGAAATCGAATTAGATGATGACGATGACAACACTGATATCGATTCTGTAGCAGAATTAGACGATGAAGAAATTGATATTGAAGCTGATGATGAAGATGATGCAGCTGAAATTGAATTGCTTTCTGATATCGATCGTACTCATGATAACGATAGTAAAGATCTTGCTGATGAAATCCAAGATAATGTGGAATTGAAAGAAGCTTATGATCTTATTGATGATGATTTAATCGTTTCTGTTCAGGAGGCATATGATGAAAACTTTGAAGACTAAACTAGTTAATGTAAATTGCCGTCGTCCAATTCGTTTACGTAACCGTCTTGTACGTGGTATTTATCGTGAAGTTTTGACTGTAGAAGAAATTGCTGATTGCATTTCCCAACAAGCTACAGTATATGAAATCTTACCTACTGGTGATACAGTAGTATTAGATTTTACTAACTATAACGTACCAGCTGTTCCTACTATTTCTGAAGAAGAAGCTGCAAAAGCTCAAGCTGAGGAAGAAGCTCGTAAAGCTGCTGAAGCTAAAGCAGCAGCTGAAGAAGCTAAGAAAAAAGAAAAAGAAACAGCTGATTCTAAAACTAAAGAAGAAAAACCTACCGCTGCTCCAGTAAAAGAAGAAGAAATTGTTGAAGATGCTGAAGAAAAAGTATCTGAAGCTAAAAAAGCAGCAAAAGAAAAAAAATAAGATAATTACCTCCCATAGGATCTTAGAATCCTATGGGAGATATTAAGCTTATAATTTTTTTCTCTTGCCATAGATTCTTATATGAATGAATCTATATAAGTGGTGAGCATATCTTCCTAACAAGAAGATACATAATAATTTAATGAAGTTACCAAATAGCATTGCTGTTGTTGCAGTATTGATATTATTGGTAGTATTCATTACTAGATAGTATAACCATCTAACCATAAAGTGTGGATCTACTACAGAACCACATATGATGACTAATGTAAGTAATAATACTATATAGTATATTACTACTGTTGGTCTAAACTCCTTGTTTAATAACTTAATTTCCTTAATTGAAAATAGCATGATATAACCTCCTATCTATAAATAACTATATCATTATATCATGTCTATAATATATCACTCTAGAGGTATTTATGAAGATTTATTATCAAATGTCTACAAGAAATACTAGCTTCTTAAAGATGCATCAGTATTTAAAGGCAATTGGGATAAAGAATAATAAATTCATGCTTGCACTCCTAGATCCTGACCTTGCTGGTATAGACCCACATGATCCAAATTTAAGTACCTACTATAAAAGTAAGGTCTTAGCTGAGTGTATGGTAAACTTCTGGTACTTCGCTCGTGAAGTAGTACGTGTACCAGACCAAGGTGGTAGCGGTAAAGGTATTCCATTAGAGCTACATCGTGGCAATATGGCATTATTCTTCTGCTCCATCTATAATATGAATATATTCTTGGAACTCCCTCGTCAGCATGGTAAGACATTATCAGCTGACGTTAGATATTTACACTTATTTAACTTTGGTACATCTAACTCTACTATTGCATTTATGCATAAAGCCTTAGAAGGTTCCAAAGATAACTTACAAACTCTTAAAAACTTACGTGAATGCTTACCTCCATATTTACGTATGGATCAAACATTTACAAGAGATGGTAAGAATGCTAAAGTATCAGATACAGTTTTGAGACTTGAGCATGCTGTTAATAGAAATAAGATTATCACTGTAGCATCTGCTCGTAATAAGACAGCTGCACAAAATACATTACGTGGTAAATCTATTCCTTTATTATGGGGTGACGAATGGGGATTTGCACCATATAATGAAATCATTTATCTTAACACAGTTCCTGCATTTAAGAGAGCTGCCGATAATGCTAGAGCAAATGGTGCACCTTATGGTATCCTATTTACTACAACCCCAGGATTCTTAACATCCACTGAAGGTGTCTTCGCATATCAAATGAAAGAAGATGCTGTTCCATTCGCTGAATCTTGGTATGATAAATCATATCAACAGATAATGGATATAATGAATTCTAATACTAAATCTACATTTGTCTATATCAAGTTTAGCTATGCTCAACTTGGTAAGTCCGAAGAATGGTTTAAAGAAATCTGTAGAACTATGAATAACCGTTGGGAAGACATCCGTCGTGAAGTACTTCTTGAATGGTCTCAAGGTTCTGAAAACTCTCCATTTACTTTAGATGAATTAGAAACCGTATCTCGTTTAACTAAAGATCCTGATACTACTATTGAAGTATTAGGTGGTAAATTCCAAGTCAAACTATTTGGTAAGATTGACTATGGTAGAAATGGTAAACCTATAGATCCTCCAATAATGGGGGTTGACGTATCTGGTGGTTATAGACGAGACAGTTCTGCTATTACTATTATTGATAGTAAGACTACTAAAGTTATCGGTACGTTTAAATGTAACTATATTAGCCAAATTGAGCTAGCTAAGATTATAGTTGAATTGACACAAAAGTATATGCCTAATGTAGTAATCAACGTCGAACGAAATGGTGTAAGAACGCACTGCATAGATAGAAATGTCTATGTATCAACAGGGTTAAATGCTTTGACTTATGGGAGTAAAGTTATCTCCCACGTTTAGCAGCGAAAGCTTCTAATAATTTATATCACCTTTAACACTAATATGAGGTGATATTATGAAAAAAGATATATTTAATGGCAAATATACTATAGATTCTGATGGAAATATTTTTAATAATCAACTAAGTAGATATATCTCTTATTATATAACTAATAAAGGATATAAAGCGGTTGATTTATATTATGAAGGTAAACGATATAGATGGTTAGTCCACAGATTAGTAGCCGAATCATTTATACCAAATCCAGAAAACCATCCAATTGTATTACATTTAGATTCAGTAAGAACGAATTGTAATGTAAATAATTTAAAATGGGGAACTTATTCAGAAAATAATAAGCAAGCAGTTGCTGAAGGTAGTATGAAAGTTCCAAGACCAGATAATAGAAAGCACTATATTTTATATGATGATACTATTATTATGAAATTTTATGGACTCAAATCTATAATAAAGGAAACTGGTCTAACTGAATCTATGTTAAGAAATTATATATTTAGAAATCAGGCTATCTTACATGGAGATTACGCTGGTTTTAAAATAAAATTATTAGAAGACACGTTCAACGATCATCTCCTGACGGGAGAGTAGAACCGCAAGCGATTGGCGGAAGAAAAATTCTGGTCTCAGCAAGTAATGTTGGAGAATGACAAATGATCTAATCACGTCCTGTAATGGGAGTGGATGCGAAAACGCACGGGTATAGAGTAGCGTCTATATCTAAATATTAATGGGTTCGGGGCGTCGGTTATAGCATTACTTAAGAAGGCAGGCATCTCTAAGAACTTATACTTCGAGCATAAAGAAAAGATACTCGAAGAACGTTTTGAGGGTCCTGGGGCAATCAAGAAGACTAAGGCTTTAGTTAAAGTATTTGGTCTTGATTCAACTAAAAATGTACGTGAACTCTTAATGGAAATCCTAAGAGAGCGTATGGATAATCATAAAGATAAGTTTGTTACTAGACAGCTTTATGATGAATTCATTGGTTTAGAAGTTAAACGTAATGGTAAGATTGAGCATTCTACTAATACTCATGATGATTTAACTTTCTCTTATCTCATGGCATTATATGTATGGTATGAAGGTAAGAATCTTAAAGAAAACTTTGGTATTACAAAGCAAGGTCTTAAGACTGATAATGATGTAGATGATATTGTATTTGATGTTGGTGTAGAAACAGTAGATATCTATGATGAAATCTATCAAGTACAACAAGATATGAATAAAGATAATCCTGATGAAGTTAGTCCTATGGATAAATATAAAGCCATGGTTAAAGCTCACGGGATTACTTATCAAGAATGGGAGAAAGTTGAGAGAGAAAAGGAAGATGCTTTATTAAGAGAAGCATTTAGAGATCCTGAATTCTTGAAAGCTTATGCATATAAATATAATATGACTAAAGATGCTATAGATCAAATACGTAATGATACTGAAGGGGAATTAAATCCATCAGCATTTACTTCTATCTATAGTTTAGATGATCCAAATGTCAAGAGTCATATATCTGGTAATCTTGCAAAATTTTATGATAAAGTTTAAAAATTATTTATCTAGTTACAATATAGTAAATTTATACAAATTTATTTTTTGTAAGGAGGAGCTATGTTCGGATATAGTACAGCCAGTGGCTATGAGTTAGCCAATGAGCATCAGTTATCTGAAATCTTAGCAAATTTTAGTAGTGATTATATTTACGATGTGATCTCAGATCAAATCAGTAAACGGTACGAATTTGCTATTATACCAAAACCTAATATAGTAAACACATTTAAATCTAATTTTGATAATATCCGTGCAAACTTCCCAATGGATGTCGAAAATACTAATGCAGTAGAAGAAGACACTTATCGGAATATCATTGATATTATCTGTAATTCATGTAATATGTCATTCGATACTACAACGGATGATAATATTTATCTTGCTGCAGCTACATTATATGACTTCTTAGTCTGTAGCTTCAATAAGCATATGGTTGATTTCGTTATCGGATTAATCATTAAAGAGCAAGACTCTATTTATTCTGCTTTAGAATTAGAAGAGTCTAAGAAGAATAAAGATAGTTCTACTATCTACAATCGTAAGACTATGGAGAATACTAAGTTAGCTGTAATTAATGCTAACTTACCACAAGTTCTTCAATATGTCGCCACATTAGATATTAATATGACTGATCTTCTTCAAAGTTGTTATCAACAACCTATGGTTGATTTGATTGTAAATAATTTTGGTGAAAATATTAATATCTATAATGACTTTATGAAAGTTATCTTATCTAATGAGAACTTCTTACCTGAGTATATTACAGAGATACGTCTACGTATCCAAGGATTAGGTTAATCATGGAAAAGAAAGAACCTACATTAACGAGAGATTTTACTAGACCAGTTTATCGTCCAAATACAAAGATAGATGAGTCTAATATGACAGAAGCTACAGCTTTTGATCATGATATTATTTTAGAAGAAGATGAGGAAGAAACTAATGGAAACAACTGTTAAAGAAGACATTAAATACGTAAAGAACTTGGCTAAAGAAGCTGAGGGTTTAACTGAGACTGAAATTAAAGATTTAGAAACTGTATCTGAAGAAGATATGGCTAAATTCCCTGAAGGTGAAATCATTCAACCAATCGTCCCAGAAACTATTCCTACTGTAGAAGAAATCGAAAAGATGGAAAAAGTAGAAGTATTACCTGAGGAGGATAAGGCTGATGCCGACTTTCCCTCTAACGAAAGCGGAAGCTCGGAAGGAAATGATTCGACTATTGTGCCAAATGAAGAATCAAGTGAAAGTGATGGCTCCATTGGAGATTCCGATACTACCGAAGCTACTTTGGATACATCGGAATTGGAAGAAATTATAAATAAGTTTGATGAAATTGATATTACAGTAGAAGATGTAAAACATCAAAAAGATGAATCTGATGATTTTAAAGAAGCTGAATTCTCTGATGAAGTATATGAAGATATCATCAAAGTATATAAAGAACTTCAAGAAAATCCACAAGCTGATGTGTTAGATTTACTCTCTGCTCAATCTAAACAAGAATTCTTAGTTCAAGCTGGTAAGACTGGTATTAATACTAATGATAATACTATCTATAAATTCTTTATCGAAGGTTTCATTCGTGAAGTCTGTGGTAATGCTTATATGGATAAAGGTCATGATTTAGTTAATGATGCTGTAACTAAAGTTAATAACTTAGCTGAATCTAAAGAAATGTCTAAGATGTTAGAAGACTACATTGAAGAATCCTATAATAATCGTATTACTGAAATGAATCGTATTATGGATTCCACTGAAGATCAAAATGTAATTGAATCTTGTATCAATGTATTGAATGCTAATAATGATGCTAAAGAATATGACTTCTTATATAAAGCTATGGAAGCTCGTCCATCTTACTTCAACGTTGGTAAAGCATTCAAACATCAACAACGTAACGTTGAAGCTATTCATGAAGCATTAGAACGTATTAATATTAAGAATATTAACGTTGGTGTATTCATGGATGCAATCTCTGAGTTCACTGGTTATGAAGTTGAATCTATTAATATCTTCTCTATCTTAATAGAAGTTATTGTTTGTACAACTAATTTTAGTGATAAGATTCAAATGATGCGTCTATATACTATGATGCTTCTCTTAGGTGGTGCTCTTCATTCTATGAAGACTAAACAAGAAGTATCTGGTATCTTCCAAGAAGTAGCATTTAACTATCAACGTCTATGTACTACTATCTCTACTGGGTTCAAAGCATATGAAAATGGTTTGAAAGCTCAAGCTGTTCAAAAATATGCACCTAAAACTAAAAAACGTAGAAAATAATTATAGACATAAGAATAATGGTTTACCCCAATGGTGAAAAACCATTGGGGTCATTATTTTATTAATTCTATTTTTTCTAGAAGGAGAAAGTATTATGCCTGATAATGAAGTACTTGGTAATACTGCTTCTCAACCTGCTGCAGAAGTGCATACTGCTACTGAAACTGCAAATAAGATTGATGGTGTATTCCGAGAAAATACTGATAAAAAGGGTACTGGTACAATCACATACACTGATGGTACTGTATTAAACTTTATTAAAAATGCTTTTGACCATACTGATGCAACAGTTAAGAAAGTATTGAAAACTGACAAATACAAATATGTATCCCCATTTGATGTAGCTAAAGCTCAAGGTAAAACCTTAGATGAACGTTGCTACGTTCCTGGTAAACTTGGTGGTTTAATGGAATCTGAAGTTCAAGAAACTGCTGTTGCTATTAAAATCACTTATGGTCCAACTGAAAACCTTACAGTAGAAGATAAACGTGCTACTGCAATTGAAGTATTAGTTGATGATGAAGGTAATCTTCATGGTGATGCTGATGACTATAATACTCTTAAAGGTTCTGGCTACTATGTAGTACAAAAACCTGAAGAATTATTGGCTGAGCATCCAGAAATTATTAAACAATATAAAGACGCTGTTGTTCGTCTAACTAAAACTCAAATCAAAGAAGTAAAATCTGATAAAGAAGGTTTCATTGAAATCGTTTACTCCGATGATACTGTAGTTAAATTTGATAAAGCTGGTAAAATTGTTTCTGATGGTCGTTCCGCAGAACCTGAAAAACCATATGAAGATTTCGCTGATACTTTGAAAGCTAAGATCATTGAAAATCTTAATACAACTACTGTAGATGAAAACGGTAAAGAAGTTAAAGATGTTAATAAAATTGCTATCACTGACTCCAGTGAAGTTGGCACTGGTAAATATACATTTAACTTTGCTGACGGTTCTAATGTAATTGCATTGAATGGTCGTATCATCTCTGATACTCGTTCTTTCGGTCGTAGATACCAATCTGTATATACAGAAATGATCTACAAATATACTGAACTTCTTGATGTAGCAACTGACTACTTCCATGAAGATCCTGAGTTAACAGAAGCTGAACAACGTCGTGCTGCTTCTCTTAAGATTATGAACTTACCTCGTAACTTGCTTGAAAAATACACAGCTAACCGTGCTATGAAACAAGCTCGTGTAGGTCATTCTCAAAACTCTGCTAACTCTCTTGGTATCAGAACTACTACTGATCGCATCATGGAATCCTTGATGGCTCAAAAATGGTCTCCTAACGACAAATAATATCTAGAGGAAGGTCTTAATGACCTTCCTCAATATTTTTCAACATTATGATAATTTAATATAATATTTTTACTCATGGAGGTAATTAAATGGCAATAGACAATGTAATTGACCCTACTAATTGTAATCCTTACTCTACTGCTAGTGGCGACAATAAACGTGCTTGTCCTAAAGCTAATATGGTAGACATTAAAGCTGAGATCCGTAGATCTCTATTAATCTCTTTCGTATTCTCTAATCCAGATGATAACTATAAAGTTCTTCTCTCTGAAGGTGCTAAAGAAATCTGGGAAATTGATTATGTAAAAGATGGTGAATTGAAACGTGCTGCTGGTAAAGTACGTAACTTTGAGTACTGGACTAATAAACACATTGGTCTTTCTACTTACTCTGCTAATGGTGTAATTCAACGTGATGAAAAGATCGTTGTTAAATTCGATGCTTCTATCGACTTCAAAAACCAACTTCTTTCCATTGACGTTCGTAACATCCGTGGTTTGAAACCAGCTGGTGTAATTGAAGATTCTGAATTGAGTCAAGATTCTGCAGCTAACTTCATTAAAGTATCTAAGAATGCTTATAACTTCCTTAAAGTTGCATATCCTAAAGAATACTCTACAATGACTAAATTAGACAATACTTTAAATACTGATGACACTGAATATACAGACTACATGTTTGATGGTGCATTGGCATTGAATGAATTGGCTCCATTGAATATGAAGAAAGTTAAATCTGCAAACTATATGTTTAGAGATAATCAAAACTTACGTCAAGTTCAATTGACTACATCTGATGCATTAGCATCCACAAAAGGTATGTTTGAAGGTTGTTCCAAATTGGAACAAGTTGAAATCAGTACTCATGGTGTACAAAATGCAGAAGCTATGTTTAAAGGTTGTCAAGCTTTGAAAGCATTAAAATTAGATGTATCTTCTTTGACTACAACAAAAGAAATGTTTAAAGATGCTACTGCATTGGGAACTCTTCGTTTTACTGGTAAATTGAATACTGGTCTTGATTTGACTAATTGTTCATTAGACCAAGATTCTATTGCATCTGTATTGAATTCTTTGAATGATAATGGTCCTGATGAAGATAAAGAAGTTCGTTTCAGAAATGAAACTGTTGCTGGTACATTGAAAGCTACTTTTGATGGTGCAACTACTGCAGGCTGGGTAATCTCTGGTCTTACTTTCACTGAAACTCATGCAGATAAAGAAGATGAAAACTTAGGTAAAGATTTAGTTGATGCATACGAGGATGGTAGAGACAATGGACCTACTCATGAAGAAACTCACACTGAAACTCCTAACAATTCTGAAACACATACTGAACAACCAGCTACACCTGGTACTACAGAAACTCATGAAACTTCCACCGTAACTCCAGTTGAACCAGCTCATGAAGAAACACATACAGCTGAACCTACTCATGAAGAAACTCATACTGAGGTAACTCCAGCTCCAGAAGAACATCATGAAACTGCTACTCCTAGCACTGGTGAAACTACAGTAACTCCAGCCCCTGCTACTCATGAAGAAACTCATACAGACCAACCAGCTGCTCCTGCTACAGAAGAACATCATGAAGCTACTCCTAGCACTGGTGAATCTACAGTAACTACTGGTACTACAGAAGAAACTCACAATGTTGAACCAGCTCATGAAGAAACTCATACAGAAACAGCTCCTGCTACTCCAAGTACTAGTGAATCTACAGTGACTACTGAACATCCAGCTACTACTAGTGAAACAGAAACACATACAGCTGAACCTACTCATGAAGAAACTCATACTGAAGCTCCTGCAACTACAGGTGAAACTGTTGCAGTAACTCCTAGCACTTCTGAAACACATACTGAACAACCAGCTCCTGCTACTCATGAAGAACCTACTGTAGCTACTACAACTCCTGCTGCTACTCCTAGCACTGAAACTACTACAGTAACTACTCCTGAAACAGCTCCAGTAGCTGGTACTACAGAAGAAACTCACACAGCTGAACCAGCTCATGAAGAAACTCATACTGAAGCAACTCCAACTCAACCAGCTGCTCCAGCTACTACTGAAAATACAGCTTCCTCTACAGCTACAAATTCTGAAACTGAAGAAGAATTAGACCCTAATATGATGCTTGACGCTTATAATGAAGGTGCAAACTAATCATTTGGGAAATATTCTCAGCCCTAATTTTTCGAAACATATTAGTAGCGAGCATAATGTTTGTTCGTTAGAATAATATTTTGAAAGGAGAAATCAATAATGGCTCTTTCTATTCAAGCCCAATTGAAAAAAGTATTGGCACCTTTTGCAAAAGCAGTTGGTGTTGATATCAAAAAATTAAAAGATAGTAAACAAGATAAACTTAAAGCTGGTGCTAATATCCACATCGATGAAGATGGCACTATCTCCGCTAGAGGTACTGGCGAAGCTGCCGATTTAAGTGCTTATTCTACTACTGAACAAGTTACAACTTTAATTGATGGTAAAGTTGCTGGTTTAGTTAAAGCTGACGCTTTAGATACTAAATTAGCTAACTATGCTACAAATGCCGCTGTACTAACTCAATTAGAAGGTTATGCTAAAACTACAGAAGTTCAACCTAAATTGACTGCTGGTGAAGGTGTAGCTATCTCTGAAGCCGGTGTAATCAGTGCAACTGTTGCTGCACCTGATTTGACTGGTTATGTAAAAACTGAAGCTTTAGAAACTGCTTTAGATCTTGGCGATCTTAATTTGGTTGCTGAATATGAAGCTGGTAAAAATGGTACTACTGAAGTTGCTGCTTCTAGTGAAACTGCAACACCTGGCGTACAACCTGTACAATAATAGCTTAATCTAATAAAATTGAATATACAATAAAGTAATACTAATGAGAGATGATCATTATGATCATCTCTCCTTTATTTAAATTTCTGAAAGGATAAATCTAAACATGGCTGAATTTAAAAAAGCTATTGAGAAAACTCTTAAACCTTTTGCTCGTAAAGTAGGTTCTGATATTAAAGGTATTGAATCTAAAGTATTTGCTGGCAAACCAATTAACGTATTAGAATTCGGCATTGATAATACTGGTGCTACTGATGTAACTGCAAAGTTAAATGAGTTATTTAAAAAAGTCCAGGCTGAAGATTATACAGAAGTAATCTTCCCTGATGGTACATATAAGATTTCTGGTCCAGTTAATATAATGGCTCCAAGTGATCGTAAGAAATATGTATATATCCATGCTCAAAATAGATATAAAGCTAAAATTGAAATGCATGGTACTAGAGAACAATCTCCTGAAGGGTATAGTATCTATGTAGGTTTCCAATTACAACCAGAAAACTTTGAAGCAACTACAACTCGTGGTTATAATGTACGCTTCGATGGATTTGTAATCGAAGGTCATGAACTTCCTGCAGATGAAACTAATCAACAAGCATCCACTTCTATTTATGCTATTACTTCTTCGCAAGAAAGTCATGATAATTTCAATATTAGTGAGTATAAGTTATATAACTTTACTTGTACTAATATGGAATTCATTAATACATATTATACTATTAACTTAAACTATAATATTTTTGATGCTGATTTAAAAAATATCTATATTGATGGTGCGGAGTATCCATTAGATCTTAGTTCTAGTTATTCCAATAATAACTCTTTAGATAATATTACTATTAAGAACTGTAAGAATGGTACAAATGTCAGTGTTAAATGTAGTGTTAAGAATATTGATATTATTTATGATAATGAATCTATCTTTGCTAATAATAACATGCCTAGTCATAGTTTTACTCCATATTTGATGTCAAATGTATCCATTAAAGGATTCTATAATCTTGCGTCAGGTATGTCTGTTCTAACAATTAATACTCAATCAAGTACAATATCCGATATTAGATTAGATTTGAAACCTATTAGTGTTGATAATGTATATCAATATGAAAGTTATGTACCTTCATTTATCGATTTCAGTCAATCTAGTTCTGAATCTGGGTTGGTTAATGTATCTGATGTTACATTTGAAAAGTTTGAAGAAAACTTTGCTAGTGTATTTGAAAAAATACCTAAATTTGCATTCTTTAATACTAGTATTCCTCTATCATTACATAATGTATCTGAATCTGATCATTTAAAATTCTTTACTAAAAAAGCTATAAATGTCACTTATGAAAAGTCTGGTTCTTATAATCTAAATTATAATACCAAGAATGAATCTTATAAACCAAGACCATATCTTGGTACAGATCGTAATATGAATGGTACAGATCAAGCATTAGCTAGTACATTTGGTGCAATCTATTTAGCATCTTCTGAAGGTACTCCGTCAACTGGTAAGAATAATGAAGATTATTCTGAAAACACTGCAGGTGTTAGAGGTGATATCTTTACTGAATTAGAACCAGAAAAGAATGGTCACTTTGCATATGTATCTACATATGAAAATACTACAAAAGTAACTATTTATAAAAGAGATTGTCCAATAACTTCTCTTACATATAATTCAGATGATAAGACATATACCGCTACATTTACAGAATTGCCAAAATTTAAAAATGGCACTATGGCTAATAAGATAGTTAATGTTGGAAGTATACTAGAAAATCTAGACTCTGGATCACTTGAATTTGAAATCACTGCAGTAAATGAAGATGCTAAAACTCTTACATTAAAACCTTATGAAGAAAATAAACAAGGATATGCTTTTCCATACACTATTGATGCTACTGGTACTACTGGTGATCCTGTATTCGCAAATGGATTTAAAATAAAACCACGTAAAGTTAATCGTATGAAAAATATGACATACGTAACTGTACCAATTATTCATTCTGGGACTACCGAAAACCGTCCAACTGAGCACTTAGTTGTTGGTCAAATGTATTTTGACACCACTGTAGGGGCACCTGTATTCTGGAATGGTACAGAATGGATCCAAGGTAATAATGGTGGTTCCGTAGATACTTCTTCTTTAGCAACTAAAGAAGAAATTAAAGCTATCCCAGCTACTAATATCACTCAAGATGATGATCATTACTTTGTAAGTAAATATCAAAATAAGAAACTCCAAGACCTTTACAATAAAGGTGAATTGGATACTAAGTTTGCTACTAAGACTGACATGCAACAAGCTATTGCTGCTATTCCAGCTTCAACTGTAGATACTTCTAACTTGGTAACTAAACAAGAACTTGAAGCTACATTGAATGTAATCAATGAAAAACTTAAACAAATCCATGGAGGTAACTAATAATGCCAGATACTTCTAATGAAATTATCAAAACCCTAGAAGCTATTCATAACGATATTAAAGCTGCTAAGAGTACCTTAAAAGAAAATAATGTAGAGTTGATTTCCAACTCTACTTCCACTTTAAGTACAGAGATTAATAAGATTCCTACTGCTATTAAAGAATCTGATACTCTTATTGGATTTAATAATGGTACAATGTCAATTAATGGTAATATTGTTTATTATGAAAAAGATAATGATCTTAAAAAAGACAATAGTATATTTTTAGCAGTCAACGGACCAGATTTTAAATATACTCCTCCGGATAAACGATTTATGTTTAAAACTTTAGATATACCTAACCCTAATGCTACATATGAAGAGAATACTGCAGCTATGATGCAAGGTTTAGATGGAGTTAACATAACATTTGATTTATCTAAAATGTCAGAATCTAATTGTTATTATTTATTAAAATCTATGTATCTTGATACTGTTAATAGAATTTTAATAAATAATAAACAAAATAGGAACTCAAAATTTATTATTAAATTTCCAGATAGAGTATCTAAAAATTCAGATGATTATTTTGATGTCGGAAATCAATTTATTTTACCATCATCTGATTATAAATTATATTCAAATGATGGTACTTTAATAGAAAAAGTTAAAACTATAGATTTTGATCTATCATATTGTAAAAATATAAAAGAAGTTAAATGTACTGGTAGACTCAATATCAATATAGACATTATGTATCCTATTATTAAAGATATTAATTATATATATACTAACGATAAACTTATTATATATAATGAACTAGGAGAATTTACATTTAATAATGTAAATAATAATAATTCCACAGTAAATGGTAAATATTATAGTAATTATAATAATGAAACTATTGCTGATTATAGTAATAATAACTTAATTTCTAGAAAAATTGAAATACGTGTAGATGATACAAGATCTGATATATTAGGTAAACTCCATAATGTAAAAGTATTAATGAATATTTTACAATTTATTGATATTGCTAATATGGATGGTACTAAAAAATATAGCTTTAAGCAAAACAAATTTATTGATGCATCTAGATTTGGCAAACCTAATGAAATCGATTATGATTTCTTAGGAGATTATGATAGATTTAATAGTAGATATCTTCCATATGCTTCATCTGAAGTTGAAAATGCTGAAAGCTTTCAACTTAAATATTATACTCCAAAAAGTGCCACTAATAGTTTGACTAATTTAATACGTAAAGATGGTTATTGTTATATAACTAATTCTAAATTATGTACTGATATAAAATTTTTAGAGGAAAAATCAGAGTATACTATTGATTTATCATTATTTGATTATAGATTCTTTGGTGATGAATTTGTAAAAATATTCAATAAAGAAATAACTATTAACAATCATAGTAATTATCGTGGTAATAACAGTACAAATCCAACATTAATAAACTTATCTCCAATGTATATTAATTCATCTATTAATACTACACAACCATATGAATTTAAAGGATTAACTATAAAGACTAGTATTAATATAAGTATTGGCATGTATTTAGCATCTCCTTATAAAACCAAATTTATTGATGATAGTGATAATAGTAATATGGAAAATATTGAGACTGATTTTGCGGTATTATTTTATAATGAAAATATAAAAACTGTAAAATTAACAAAAAATTATAGTAAATCTGAACTTTATATACCTTTATCTTTATTTAGACCAATATATATGGATACTAAATTAGAGCGATATAGTAATAATACATTAATAAATCCTCCAGTAACTCCAATGAAATTCATTTTAAATAATGATACTAAGATTAGGAAAATAGAGGATATAATTAAAGTTGATTTATATCCTATAGGTATTTTAGGACCTTATACTACGGATGCTTTTGCTAAGAAATATGATAAATTTATTCATATATTAGCACCAGAAGATTATCCAGGTCTTGGTACATTTGATTTTGAAATGTATAGATTACCCTTATATAACTTAGATGAATCTAAGAAATATAATTACTCTAAGAAAGTTTGGGAACCTGTTACAGCATTAACTGATGATTCATTAAGCTTATCTTCTATTTATCCTACAGAATATTCTAATTATCGTGATAATGTAAATTCATTCGGATTTGAAGTAAAGACTGAAGATAACTAATTTAATTATTCCCAGAAGAGGATTAACCTCTTCTGGGTTTTCTTTTACAATATAGTAATTGAAAGGAGATTTTATTATGAAAATATCAAAAGACTTTACAGAAATGCTTAAGCAATCGTTCAGACACATTGGTAGTGATATTAATGCACAAAGACCTGCAATGTTATCTGATCAAACAAATATTACTTTTCTTAAAACTATAGAAATAGATAAGACTGTAGTTAATCAATGCCAAGGGTTTACATATGACCCAACAGTTAAGAGATTCATCTTAGGGTGCTGTAGCCAAGATAACTCTAAACAACGTATATATGAATTAGATGCTGATATGAATATTGTTAAATTTACTGATTTTGAAGGTATGGATAAACTAGGTCATGTTAATACATTATTTATGGATGGTGAAACTATTAGAGCTACGAATGGTGCAGCTAACGGCAGTCGTATTTATAATATTAACCGTAATGATTCTGGTGATCTTGTTTTAGGAGAATTTAGAGATTATCCTGATAAGTGCTTTAATATTGGTAAAGACTTAGATGGTTCTGGTAGATATATTTCTATCGTCCCAGGTGAAGATAGTAAGTCTCGTAAAATAAGAATCTATACTGATAATACCATGACTACTAAACAAGAATACATTGTGCAAGTAGATGAAACTAATCTAGACTCTAATGGTGCATATCTTAAAGGTGATACAATCATCTTTGCAGTTGCACGTAGACTTATTGAATGTCGTCTAATTGGTAAAGAATTTAAAGTTATTAGAGAAATTGAAATGGAGCCATTCTGTGAAATTGAAGATTTTGTTTATGTTAATGGCGATATTTATATGTGTGCCAATTCTCATGATTACGTTCGGATTTATAAGTATTCTTCTAAAAGGTCTTATTATAATCATATCAATAATGATTATCTTAATAATGGTATTACGGTTGGTAATCAGGTAGGCTACCATGGTAGAACTACTGATAATAATACATTAGTTATTGCTAAGATTAATAAGAATAATAATCTAGAGCTTGGTGATAAGAGAGCTATTACTACAGTGATTGGTAAAGAGTTTAAGCACTATAATGGTAATAACTCTTATACTGTATTAACTACAGCTCACTATAATACAGCTATCTACAATAAGGTTACTATGGACGAAAAGCTTAAGGCTCTTGATGACCGCATCAAAGTTCTTGAGTCTAAATAACAGTAACTTTATTACCCCTAAACATTAGAGTATAGACACTATTTACTCTATAGGAGGTCACTATGGGTATGAAAAATGTAGGAGCATTCCTAAAGGAAGAAGGAACGTCTCTTATTTTTAAAGGGGATGGAGAACTAGTATTCTATATCCCAGAGAATTATTTTAGAAATGATGGTCATATGAAGTATGCTGAAGAAGCTGGTGAATATGTAAACACATTAGGTCTATTTTCCTATGAAGTATTTGATTCTAAAGGGAAATCTATCTATGGTATTAAACTATTTAGCCATCCAGTTCTTATATCTACTATGCCATCATCTATTGAAAAGGTAAAAGATTATATATTAGATAAGAAGATTCCAGTTCCAGTAGATTATCGTATTCTACATTTTAAGAAAGATGATGTAGTTATAGTAAACACTGGTTCACCTGAAGATATTACCAACGTTGAAAATATGTTTAGACTATTCATGATTACTGGTAATATCCCTAATGTAATTGCATATGATAAATTACATTCATTCTTAATGGATTCTATCAAATTCAATGGTTCTTCTTTTGGTATCTCTGCACAGATGTTTGGTATCCTAGTATCTGAGCTTTGTAGATCTGTTAAAGATGAATCAGTTCCATTCCGTTTAGCTAAGGAAACTGATATGCATAAATATAAACCACTATCAATTAAGATGGTACCTAAGTATATTTCTGCATTTACTTCCATTACATCAGAAAACTGGGATGATGCTGTAGTCAACTCTATTATCAATAAGAATAAAGTTGACTCTCCAATGGAAAAGATCCTTATGCAATAGCCATAATTAACATATGAATAAAAGTTTAAATAGTATCCATCTAGGATTCGTTTATAACTATTATTTAAAATCTATTAAGGAGGAAATAAAAGATTATGATTGGTACAAAAATCATTCTTGAAGACCAAAGTTATATTCCCTCTCTGAATGTAGCCGACTCTACTACAAGACCAATTGTATTTGCTGGTTTTACATCTGATAAAGGGACTGAAGAATATACTAAATGGCAAGGCGATGATTTCTTCGATCAATATGGTGAAATCTCGTTTGCTCGTCATGGTCAACCATTACTCCAAGCTGCTAACGTAATCAACAACGGCGGTATTGTTTATGCAAAACGTGTTGTTGACCCAACTTCTCGTTTAGCTATGCTAGGTGTAGTTGCTCATGTGAAAGAAATTTCTCGTCAAGAAGCTCGAATTAAAATTGATCCATTGACTGGATCTCCTATTACTAAAGCTGATGGCTCTTATGTAACAGTTGATTTATATTGGAAAGCTACTGATGTAGCATCTATTTCCGATCCAGCACAACGCCCTACATACACTAAAGAAGAAGCTGGTGTAGATGGCATTGCTGCTATGTATAAAGTATGTCAAGTTAACTACTCTGTAGAAACTTTGGCTGCTGAAGAAAACGTTCATGGTAATGACTACGTTGCTACTGCAAAAGCATTCTATGACAAATACAAAAATAAAAAAGATAACAAATTCCCATTGTTCTTGATTATGGATAATGGTCGTGGTGTATCTCAAAAGAATATTACTATTTCCTTTGATTCCACTTTGTCTCGTTCTGCACAATCTGCACGTTACGTATTGGATATCGATGAAAACAGTAATACATTAGAATCTATTGTATTCTCTTTGAATCCTTCTGAAGTTGAAGCTGGATACAATCTATTCTTTGATTCTGTAGTTAAACGTACTTCTAAGCAAGTTAAATGCTATGGTTATGAAGACCAAATGCAATTATTCTATGCTAAAGTAGCAGCTATTGCTGGTATCTCTGAAACTCGTTTACGTGAATCTGATATCATTGGTGCTCGTACTTGGAAAGGTGATGTATTCAAAACTTTTGAAGTACTAGAATCCACTAATGATGGTGTAGCGACAGTTAAACTTGATAGCTTTGCTGGTCATCCATTGACTGGTGGTTATAATGGTGATACTTTCGGTACATCTCCTATCTCTAACTATAAAGGTGTAACTGATGCTACATCTGTATATGCTACAGAAATGGCTAAAGTATACAATGGTGCTTTCAATGATGATATCTATGATATCGATAACAACCCAATTGATATTGTTGTCGATGCTAACTATCCTCATATTGTAAAACGTGCTATTGAAACACTTTGTTCTTTCCGTCAAGACGTATTCTATTTCCGTGATATGGGTACTAAAGGTCTTACTAACCTTCTTGCAATCAAGAATGCTAAGACTTTGAATACTGGTGGTAATAACCGTTACGTTGCGACTTATTGTCAATACTTCGATATCTTCGATCCATATACTCGTAAACAAATTACAGTTACTATGGGTTATGCTATTGCTCGTTTGATTTGTATGCACTTCTCTAATGGTCGTTCCTTAGTATGTGCTGGTCAAAGCAATGGTTGGACTGTTCCAGAAATCATCGAAGGTACTTTATCTTACGTTCCTAAGATTACTCCTGCAGGTGACCAAGTTGCTGAAATGGATGATCTTCGTATTAACTTTGGTAAGTACTATAACGGTATCTTCTCTCTTGCATCTGAATATACTTCTCAAGATATCTTTACACAATTAAGCTATGCTAATAACGTATTGTCTATCCAAGAGTTGATTAAACAAATTCGTATTGCATGTCCTAAGTCCCGTTATAAATTCATTACTGGTACTGACTTTGAAGACTATAAACAAGACGTACAAGCAGTTATTAACAACAACGCTAATAAATTTGCTTCTATCGCTATTGACTTCAAATCTGATTCTGCATATGCAGCAAACAAAATTGTTTATGCAGTTATCCAAGTATCTTTCAAAGATTTCGCACAAGCTGAAATCTTCCGTATCGTTGCTATTCCAATTGCAACTACTGTTAGTGCTAATGCTTAAGGGGGATAAATAATATGGCTGGACGTACTGCTGGTGCTGTTAACTTTATCTTCGACGGCACTAAAGAAATTCGTGATTTGACACAATATGCCTTGTTCCGTGGTGTAACTGACTGGGCTAACTTACATCAATTTAACCAATTTGAATCTGGTTATGGTATGCTTATCGTTTTAACTATCCCAAACTTCTTGAAAGCTTTGGCAGCTAAAAGTGATAAATACCAAAAACTTATCGATACATATGTGCATGTATTAGAATATGAATTCCGTGGCTTAGATGGCATTGATAACATGACTTCCGATACTGCAGAATTGACAAATGGTGTTAAATCCATTAACGTAATCAATAAAGTTAATAGCCAATCTGGCTCTACCTTTACTATGCGTTATTTCGAAAAATCTGGTTCTATCATGACTAAAGTTCATGAGTTGTTCTTACGTGGTGTTAAAGACCCTACAACTCAAGTTAAACATTATCATGGTCTTATTGAAGATGGTACTATCAAAGAACCTGGTTTTGACCAAGAAGTATTTAGCTTCTTATATATTGTAACTGATAATACTTTGATGAACGTTGAAAAAGCATTCTATATCGTAGCTGCTCAACCAACTAACGCTGACTTGAATATCTACAATATCGAACGTGGTGATATTGGATTCAAAGAATTGTCTGTTGAATTCTCTGGTTTCCCTATTACTAATACTATCATCAACCAAAAAGCTCAAAGCTTACTTGATTGGGTACGTAAAGGTACAATTTGGGATGAATCTGAAATGACTTACTCTGGTGTAACTCATATGAAACCATATAGTAATATCCTTACTCCTAATGGTGAAGGTAACACTGGTAAAGGCGTTTCTTATACTGGTTAATAGATTTTAATAATAGAATAAACAACAGTGGACTAGGAGTTAATCTCCTAGTCCATTTATTCTTTTTATTTATATAACAATATATTGACTGCGTATGAGGATTTAATGAAGATAATTAGACACAAAAACTCCTATATAATACCTACTAATAAAAATTTCTATACATGCTTCGTGAACAAAACTCATCATACAAATCAAAATCCTACGCTTGATTAACGTTTAATAATATATACATGGGAACTCCGATTTTGGACGAATAGATCAAAATTCTTCCATCAGGGGATGGATGGAAGACCTCTCTTCTCAAATTGCAATCTGCTAAAATCACATGAACGGACTTCCTCATGCGTAGTCATTCTTTCTTTGCTGCTGTGGGCAAAGTTAGTTTTCACCTTATCCAAATAAAAATAAACAACTTATGGTCATAGGCTTTAATAGCCTATGACCGTATTTTGTTGTATTAGTAACCACCGTCACCTTGATCTTGTTGTGTATTAGCAGCGTATTCAATCTTAGTTGCTTCTTTAACACGCATAATCATTTCCATATCAATATAACTTTCAAGCATTTTACCTTTTAAGTTATTGAAGAAGATTTGTTTAGCGTTATCATCTAAGTCATCAGAGAATGCTTCCATTGCAGCTTGTGCTACATCATTAGCATTTTGAATAATTTGGTTAGTATTAGTTAGATTCAAGAACATCGGTGTCGGTAAGTTAACTTTAATAACCGCTGTTGGATTATTAAACTCACCTCTATAGAGTTTAGTCATAATAGAAGATAAGAATCTATTAGCAACTGTTTGTCTATTATAGATTTTCTTTAAGAATCTACTATTGGACATGGATGCTTGGATAGCATAGTCCATAGATTGTCTTGCTTGTACTATTTCAAATGGTACATCAGTACTATTGACTGCCATTGATTGGAGTTTTTCCATCAAGTCAGTTTGTGGATCAATTTGTTGACCTTGCATAACTTCAAACTGCACTGGTGCATTACCACTATTATCAGTTGGAATAACAAAGTCATTGAATCGACCTAGGATGTTTAATACATTCTTCATAGATTCTAATTGACGCATATTGAAGTTTTGACGTTTCAATTGATCAATAGTAGTTAATAGAATCTTAGAGATATTTGTATCAATACCAGATTGTTTTACATAGTATACACGACGGTCTTGTGCACGAGTCATTGCACCAATAGTATTGGTAATATATAGACCAATGAACAACTTAGCTGGTATCATAGACTTATATAAGTCAGAGATACCACGATATGTATCTGGATCTAATTTATAATAGCAATGAACTACATCATCAGGTGGTAAGAAAGTTACATTATATTTATTCTTCTTACCAGCTTGAAGATCATGTTTTAATACCATATAGATCTCTTTAGATAGATCTTTATTAAGTTTAATAAACTTAGTATCAATAGCTGCAGATAGTTTACTAGCTACAGTCTTAACAATGCTATCAGAGATAACAGCAGAGTTCTTTGTAGCTTCTAGATCAGTAGCTACATTGATACCTAAAGCATTTACTGGTGTAGTTGTATCACTAACTGGGAAGTCATCTTCTAAACCAAATACACTATCATTTTCAAGATAAGCATATCCTAGAATAAGATCTTCAATTCTAACTGGAATAACTTTATAACGATTAAGTTCTTTAAAGATACATCCATTTAGACCCCAGTCGTCTTTAGTATTAATTCTATCTTGACCGGCTACAATTAAACCATTGCTAGTAGTATCATCATAGAATGGACTAGCATCTAATTTATCATTAGCCACTAGAGATACTGTACTTGTTGTAGCTTCATTGAAGTTTAATGCAGACTCTCTAATATGTTTAAGTCTATTAGCTGCAGTCTCATGAGCTACAATCTCTTTAGATAAAGCATTACTCATATTGAATGAGAATTCAACATCTAAAGATTGTTCTTTTTTGTTAATATTTCTAACAAATACATCTCCACTTTCTTTTAATGTAGGGGAGATTTTAAGAATACCAGATTCAGTTAAGCTCATAGACTCACTTTGTGTAGTCATGAACTTATTTTCTGGATTATCTAATAGCTTTTTAATAGCTCTTTCATATGGTACGATATAATAGAATCGTTCACCATACTTAGAAGTATTGTAAATAATATCTTGGAACTTGATAAGCAAGTCATACTTATCTTTAAGTATCTTAATATTGTTATAGAATACTTCTTTATCACTTTCTACAGAGACATTCTCATCAGAGATGAAGATAAAGTCTTTAGAGAAGTGGTCAGATGAGATTACATTATCACATAGTACACCTAATGCATCTTCAAGCATAGGCATATATTTACAGATCATGTCAATCTCTGCATCAAATAACCGTAAGCTACGATTATTAAAGAAAGCATTATAAGTACTACCATCATTATTTAAGTCTTTGAATAGATTATCAAAACCATCTACAATTTTTGGATCATTTTGATATTCCATAGACTTAGCATATAGAGTGCTAATAGAAGATAGACCTGTAGAGTAGTTAATATCATTAATAATCTTACCCATAGAATCATTGATTCTATCAGTAAGATGATTTAGTTCGCTATCACTATCTGGTGGTGTATAATATGTACGACCGTATAGATTAGCAAGACCTTTACGGATACTACTAAGTAACCCATCTTGCTTTTTTACGTTTTTATCTTCAGCCATTATCGTTCCTCCTTTGATTATTTAAATGTTTTCCGTATGCTAAATAAACGAATCTGGCTATAGAGATTGATTCTCTATAGCCAAACTCCCTAGTAAGGTAAGAATAACATTGACTGATTAACAATGATACCATTACGTTTAGTTATTTTAAATCTAAGAATGTTAAAATTTTTATTAGGAGCATTATATACTGTAGCTACTACATGATCAGACTTCAATGTAGGTATAGCTGATTTAGGTATATCAATCATATATCCACCTATATTGATTCTGAATGCTCCAGTAGATGCACTACCAGCCATAAGTTCACTATAACAATCTGTATTATGAAACTCATCAGTTCTAGCAATGATATTATCATCTATTTGATATTCTCTTAGACTATTCATACAAGCTTTAACATACTCAGCATCCCAATTGAATACAGATACAATTGGTTTATGAATAGCTATCTCAGGATTCTCTTTAGATGGTTCTAATTGAGTAATCTTATCAAGATTCTTTAAGTCAGAGATATTAACTAATAAGTTATTAATATGAGGACTTAGATCAACCATATAACTTGTTGTTTGGAAATATGATTTCTCTGGTCCTACACCAATGATTGGATTTACATAGTTTCTATCATATAGAATCTTATCACATTTCAAAAGCTTACTTATAGAAAGTAAGCTTTCGATATCAGATTGGCTTAATGGGAAATGTATAACCATTATAATCCTCCTGGCATTTGTCGTTCACCATAGATTGCATTCATATTCATGCTACCAAATCTAGTTAGAGCTGGTACACATTCATTATATTCAACTACTATTGGTTTAACTAACTCGCCTTTATTATATACTTTGAATTCATTCTCTGTAGATAGTCTACCAGATGCAAATAATGTAGATACTTGGTCTACTAACTCACTATAGTTAGGTAAACCAAACCATCTATGTCCGATAGTTAAATGGTCTTGAGTTACAATATCTTCGATGATTGCAGAGCTTGCATCTTTATCATCTTCAAATTCAATCTTACCAATCTCAGATGGAGAACTTAAATTGAATTCACGATTGATACTTGGATATAGTGAACTAAAGTCAAAGTCAACTAAGTTATCACATAAGAAAACTGGAATGCCATTGATCTTTAGTTTAACTGAATCATTAACCAAGTTAGGGTCAGCTACAAAAGCACCGTCAAACTTCTCTGATGGTTTTTCTCTAGTCTTATTGATATTATTACCTACAACAAGTCCTAGATTAAAATAGAAGTCAATTTGTTTATTTCTTAGATAGATTGTTTGTCTATGTACTTTAGAGAATCTAGTATTATTCAATACACTAGAGTTATAGATATATCCAATATCATCTGTAGACTCTTCAATACATACTTGGACTAATACGTCGACGATATTGTAGAATACAAATGTTTTGAAATCTAAGAATGGTAACTTAGCTAAGTCTGTAGTGATATGGTGATAATTCAACTTTTGTACACCACAGATTTGAGCACCGATATCATTCAACTTAAATGATGCAAATGCAGATTGTCCTTTACGGCGAGATGCGAATTGAATCATTTGGTCTAAGTATACTGTATATGCTGAGATGTATGCATAATCACCACGTTCTGCATAGTTGTTTTCCATACGAGTATCAATGAAGTATTCAGCTTTAGGATTTACTTTAAAGTCTGGATGACACATAATACTTTCTGGACGATATCCAAGATTACGAATACGTTGAATTAAATATGGAATATCGAACGCCATGTTCCAAGCCATTAAGAAGTCAGGTTCTTCTGTATTAATTTGTCTAAATAAAGAACCTAATAATTGTATCTCTTGGTCAAAGAACTTCACGTTAAAGTTATATCCAAAGATATTAAACTTACGTTGTCTTGCTTCATCACCAATAGCAAACTCAATTAACTTTCTTAAATCTCTTTCAATCTCTCCACTAGCTACTTGATTTTCAAACTCTTGTACTAATGGATTCTTAGGATCTCTAAGAATATATGTATTGATTACACCATCATTAATATAGGTTACTACATTAACTGGAGCTTCACCTGGTTCTGGGAAATCACCTACAATATCAGAGATATCAACTTCAATATCTAGATATGCTTTTCTTACAGAATGGATTTCATTCTTAAATAATCTATTGAACCAGAATCTATAATGATCTTCAATATTTTGGTCAGAGAAGAATACTTGATTCAAAGTATGTAGTTTAGCATTCTCTCTATATTCACCATTGGCAATATTGTTTGTAAAGAATTTCATATTACCAGTTGCTTGAGCTATACATTTCTCTAATTCTCTATTAGGACATTGAATAGCTTCTACTTCATCTTTAGGTAAGAAGTCATAATGATGAGTTAACTTATCTGGGTCTTTAGCTAAGAACCAAATATATTCTGGATCTTCAATTTCACATACGTGTTTCTTACCTGTATTATTATCTTTAGCAACTAAACTCAAAGATGGTTTAGTCCATTTACCGTTATCTTGTTTAAAAGGTTTTGCAAAGAATGTTTGCAAAATCGTTAAGTCATAGTTCTTTGGAAACTGATTAAATATGTTTAAAATGTTAGCCATATTTAAAATCCTCCTTCGTATTTATACCTACTTTAATGTAACTGGGAGTTTAATTTTTAATAATTCGACGTTTTTAGGCAATATAAGAATATATGCATAGAACTTTAAAATAAACCCATAAAAGGAGGGAATATTATGCAATATACTGAAGCTATTACCGAAGGTAATATTACTGTAGAAGAACCTAAAGTGACTAATAGTCCTAAACCAAACTTTAGTGGCTCTTCTGTATTTAATAAATTTGCTACTGGTCAAGGTAAAAAAATTGTAGTAGAGAATACTCCTATAGATGAAAGTACTTTGATCAAACCACGTAAACGTGGTAGACCAAGAAAAAATAAAGATAATGATGAAATCAATGTAGGTGGCGATGCTGAAGAGATCGTAACTAATAAGGCTTATATTGATTCGTATGAAGAAACTAATGATTTGATCAAAATCATGATTGGTCAAATTGATGGTCTTCAAGGTGAATTAAAACAAGAGTTTAATGATATCCGTCTATCTAAGATGCGTGGTAAATATCAATATCTAACTGATATCTCTGCAACTATTTCATCTCTATCTAGTACTAAACTATCTGCTATTAAAGAGCTTAACTCTGTTATCTCTAAATGTCATGATATGGAACTTAAACGTACTAAAGAACTTAAACTTGAAAATAGTGGTAGTGATGAAGCAGCTATCATGGGTCTATATGAAAATATCATCAATACTCCAAGACAACAACTTGAAACTGGTTTTATTCCACCTAGATTAGAAAGTGGAGATGTACCATTGATGGTTCAACAACAAGGCGGTATGGATATCTATCAACCTATGGTAACTAATGATGAATTGTTTACTCCAGAACAAAATCGTATGATTATGGAACACAATCCAGATATTAAGACTGTAGTTGTATTCGATCCAAAAACAGAATCTAGAGAGTTCCGTTGTATGAATATTAAGACTGGTGAACAAATTACCAATATGAGTTTACCTGATCCATTCTTATTGGAAGATATGAATTTAAACTTCCAAACTGGCGTAGCTCGTAACTCTAACTTAAATATGAACTTCCCATTAGCTACCCTTGAAGGTGGAATGGTTAAGTTAGTAGAATCTAATTATTAATAAAAAGAAAAAAAATAAAAGAGAAGAGTAGAGGTTGACCCTCTACTCTACTTCTTCTTTCATTAAGTTAGAGATCTTTTCAAATCCCAACTTCAATGCAACTAAGTATGGTTCCCAATCCATGTGGTCATACTTGTTGATAATCTTTAATGTATTTAATACATATTCAGATTCTTTTACCATTTCTAAGACATCTGTTGAGATGATGTCTTTCTCCATTGGAACCATCACAGTGAAATGATTGGTATGAGGGGTAACGATGCAGCTTACAATATCACCATCATTCATGTCTGCGTTGAACTTCTTTAAGATAAGTTCAACCATATTTACTGTTTCATGCATCTCTTTATAAAAATTAAGTTTTTCCATGATATGAATCCTTTCTTGCCATGCGGCTACTAATAAACTATATATCATCATATCACCTTAATAATATACAAGTATATATATATCCACTATTACAAAAAAAGGAAAAGCAGGAAGGAGTAGGGATTAAATCCCTACTCCTGCCAACACATTTACTTATTTGTATTATGCATTATACTTTCCAATAGTAGTATTGATCAAGCCAATCATGGTCTTAATATTATCTACTACACTTAATAAACGTTCGTTTAAATCTTCAATATTCATTCTATTTTTATCATTTTCTAACCATGCATCTACTGCAGATTCAATAAGATTACCAATGGTAATTAATACTGCAGGATCATAGTCATTTAGTAAATTAATACCTTTATTAGTATAAACATAACGGAATGGTTCTTCACCATCTCTACCAAATTCAATAGTAATCTTTCTATTGAATTTAGTTGCAGAAAATAATACTTTAGAATTACCGCATGATAAGATAGTTCCAGTATCTTCTTCACTATTAGAGTACTTAATGAAATCATTAGCTAATTCAGCAAAGTTATCATTAATAGCTTTTTCAGCTAATTTAACTACTTTATAGTCATTCAAGAAATCATTGCTTTTATTTACTGGTTGTTTATACATAGTATTTCCTCCTCTAGGGTATTTGATAACATCTTTAATTTCTTTATGTTCATTATAGTCACTTAAAGAAGCATAATCTAAAAGAATTTCATTTATTTCTTCCATATCATCTTCTCTATAATTATTAGTTTCATCTAGATATTTGCATTGGAAGAGCCATTTATCTTTGTCTCTAGAGATAAAGATTTTTAAATTAGATCCATATGCTGCTGCAATAGCTGCATCGCCTTCGACTGTTGTATAGTCTTTAAATGTATAATTATATGCATCTAATGCCAATTTAATATCTTCTACAGATATAGATGGCTTAACTTCTTTAGGTTGCTCATCTTCTATAGTAGAAGATCGATATATGGTTTCAACTGCTTCTTTAAATGAAGTCATATCATATACATTGAAGCTGACTTTAAAGATTCCAGTTAAAGAACCAATACCCGAAATTACTTTAATTCCATGGTTATTTCTGATAATTGTAAATTTGGATTCACTATTCTTGATAAACACTTCTATATTATCATTCAATAGATCGTGTGTATAACTGAATCTTTTATCAGTATTTAAGAAGTTTCTTATCATTTTGAAGTTTATCATATTACACCTCATGAGCTAATAAATATTCAGCTTTTTCTTTAGCTGACATACAATCAACAGTACGTACAGATTCAAATAACTCAGCATATGTATACTTAGATATTTCTTTAGCAATTTGATCTGCACGAGTTTCTTTCTTCTTTTCATCATCACTAAAGAAGATTTTGATTATTAATTTAATAATACCAAAGACAACTTTAAGACCATCTACTATTTCACCTGCAGATACAGAAGTTGCCATCTTCATAGGATTATATGAATTAGCTGCAGCATATTCAAATGCCTTTCTACGAATACTAATATACGCATCTGGATCTGTTTTCTCCAGATGAATCAAATAACAAATTAGTTTTGGATTTCCTTGACCAATAAAGCCCATATTATTTACCTTCTTTCTTTAATAACTCTTCTAATCGTTCAATACGTTTTTCTAATTGATAGATCTTCTTATGAAGAGCTACATTATTATCATTATGAACGATCTTAACATCTTTAGGTTGCTCTATATTGTTAGCATTAGCTATACCAAAGCAACCAAGTAAACATACGCAAATAATAAGTTCTCTCATCATTCTCTCCTTAAATGTCATTAGGGTTGAACTTCTCATATTCATCCCAGAATTCTTTATTCTCTTGAGCTCTCTCATTAGCTATAGATTCATATTCTTCATCTTCAGCTTTCTCAATTCGAGGGTCTTCAAACCATCCTTCTAAAAGTAAGAATGCATCAAGTACATCTAATACCTTATCTTTCTTATCTTTAAAGAGTTCAGTATTATTATCAAGATATAACTGATGGAATAGCTTAACCATCATATATAAGATATATGGACGATTTCTGAATGCTTCATATGCATTCATGAATACTACTCTATCCTCAATAAACTTGAATTTAATATTATTAATAGTAAAGTCAATCTTATTTTCAGATCTAATAATATCAAACTTAACATCACCATATTTATCGCCTTCTAAAGAATAGCTACAATCCATTTCTGGAGCTTCATCTAGAAATTCTTCTATTACACATTCAAATTTCTCAAATGCTCCAAAATACATAGTGTTAAAAGTTTCCATGTTACCCTCCTAAAAAATAAATAAGAGATAGAGTGCTATGACTCTATCTCTTAAGTATTCTTAATCTAATTATTTTAAATCAGCTGCTTGTTCACCTAGAACTTTTTCTAAGATAGCTTTGATTTTTTCATTGTCAGCTTTAAGTTGAGCAATTTCTTTCTTAGCTTCATCTAGATCTTTAATCAAAGCAACTTTGGAACGAGATACTTCAGATTTAGCTCCTACTTTGTAGGATACACCTGCATTGATTACATTGTCACTACCAAATGTAGTTCCAACTGTAAGCATAAGATCTTCGTTTGGACGGTAAGCAATACCTACTGCACCAGCATTTGTACCATGGAAATGACCATAACCAGCCATAACGTCTAATTTATGATCTGGGTCAAAATCTAATGGATGTAAACCAGCTAATGCTGCAGTACCAGCAATACCTTTACGAGCTTCTTGTTGGTTAGCTTTAACCATATTGCTCAAAGCATTAGTATTACCATTAACTTGATTCAAAGCAGAAGTCAATTGGTTCATATTAACCGCATCAGTACCAGCTGTACCAGCAGATACACCATGAATTTGTTGACCACCTGCAGTGATATTAGTTGTAGTAAATTCAACACGTTTACCATTAGAATCTGCTACCATACCATCTAAATTGTATTGAGCATTATCTAATGTATTACGATCTTCAATAGATACACCATTAGCATTATAGTGAGTATCTACATCACCATTGAATACAGCTACACCATTTTTATCAATAACATTATGAATTGGATCTGTGTTAGCACCAAATGCTGCACTGTTAACACTTAAGTCATTGCTCAAAGCTACAGTATATTTAGTACCACCATTTGCTGCTGTACCAGAAGTTACGTTGATATTACTACCAGCTGTAACTACAGTATGTTTAGTAGCTTCAGTTGCAACTGCATGTAATTGAGAGCCATTAACCGCATCAGTTGAAGTATCAGAAATACGTCCAGCTGCTACGTTTGTTAAAGTGCGTTCTTTGCCTGTATCGCCAATAGATACAGTTCCTACTGGATTATCACCAGCAAAGTTATATGTAGTACCACCGATACTTGCAGAAGATGTACCAACTACAGTATCAGCTTTAGCTTCATGACCAATAGCTACAGATTCTGCTACACTTACAGATGTATTATTGCCAATAGCTACAGAATTGTCTGCATTGCTCAAAGCATTATTATTACCTACAGCAATACTAAAATAGCTATCTTGCATATTATTCTTAGTACCTACAACTACATCGCCATAAGGATCAACCATATGATCGCTATATGCGATATTGTTTTCACTACCAACAATTGTAGCATGGTCATATGCACCATGATTATTGCTACCAATATTTACTGCAGCTTCGCCTTCAGCTTTATTACCAGATCCGATAGCTACAGAATATTTACCAGTGGCATTTGCACTATGACCGACTGCAACCGCATCTGTAGCTGTTGCATTTGCAATAGTACCAATAGCTAAACCATGATCACCAGAAGATTCTGCTTGGTTACCTACAGCAATAGAATTGTCAGCAATTGCTTTAGATTTGAAACCTGCAGCAAAAGCATAACTACCATTAGTTTCATTATTAGTACCTACGGCAGAAGCAAATTGACCAGTAGTCTCATTATTTACACCGATGGCACTAGATTGTTGACCAGTAACTGCGTTTTGATAACCAATAGCTGTTGTATAATCAGCAGTGGCACGAGTACCATAACCTACTGCTGTACCCATTAACCCTTTGGCTCTTGTAGATTTGCCTACAGCTACAGTAGCTTGGTTTTCTGAATAAGCACCGTTACCGAATGCTAACGCATCTTCACCATTAGCTCTTGCTTGAGAACCAATGGCGAAGTTATTGTCTTGTAATGCTTGAGCAGAGGAACCAATAGCTATACTATTGCGTCCTTTTGCATAGCTGTATTCACCGCCAGCAATGGAATTAATTCCTGTTGCTTTATTACTAACACCATAAGAAACCGCATTATTACCAGATACATTATTATTGTAACCAGCTGTAAATGCGGAACTTCCTGTAACAGTATTTTGGGTGCCTACGGCATCAGCACCAAATTGACCTGTGATAGTATTGTTTACACCACCAGCCAATGCAGTACCAGTAATTGCAGCTAATACTGCTGCGGATAAAATAACTTTGTTCATTTTTGTTGTGTTCATCATGAGAACCTCCTATAATATTAAATAACCTATATGATCTTCTTTAGATCATACCCTGTATAGTTGATATCATACATTGATATCACGTTAATAATATATAAATATATTATTTTTTATTAAACATATGAGCTACTGATGGAAGTATCTTATCGTTAGAAGTACGTTTAACATACTTTTCTAAAGACCATCTATATTCAGCTCCATTCTTAGTTGTATGAGTATAAAGCTTACTTTCTACAAGCATATATTTCTTATTAGGTAATGGATTAATAAATCTATTATTACCATGAAGTCTATGTCTAATCTTACAAATAATGAAGTTAGATATAAATTTATTAAGTCTATTATAAATAGATTTGCCACCATAAACATATGCAGTCTTAACATTAGTTTTACTAAGTATATAGAATACTTCTAGAAATCTATTTGCTACGAATACCTTATAATATGGACTTGTCTTAGGTTTATAATCCTTATTAGTTGATAATATAATATAAGTTCTATTATTAAGAGGAGTTGTTCTCTCCCATGTTTTACGCCCCATAATAATAGTACATCCTAAAGTTTGTTGTCTCACTTTATTCTCAAACTCTGGAATCTCCATTATCTTTTCATTATTGCAATCAGATATACAGTTATAGTTATCCATTGTAACAACAGCGGATAATGTACATAATCTTCCCATATTTAAAACCCCTATACTGCGACTTCAGCTTTGATCTTTGGTCCTGGAATATATCCATCTAATTTAATATCATCAATAGTGAAGTCGTAAAAATCCTTAATATCTTCATTTAAAACTAACTTAGGTTTACAAAATCTATCAGTTATAAATGTATCAAACATCTCATTCATATCCACTAACCCAAGTTGCTCTTGTATTTGTGGGATATGATTTTCATATATATGAGCATCATTGATACATACAGTAAGCCTACCTGGTTTATAATTAGTTACTTGAGCAATCATATGAACTAAAGCAGCATATTGGGCTACATTAAATGGATTACCCAAGAACCAATCATTACTTCTGATGGTAAGCATACAATTAAGTTTACCTTTATTAATATTCCATAGTGTTTGAAAAGCACATGGTTGAAGAGCCATTTCTGGTAAATCTTCTATGTTCCAGAGGGTGGTAATCATACGTCTGGAAGTTGGGTCTTCTTTAATAGTCTTAATAAGATTATCAACTTGCTTATACTTAGCTAATTGATATCCATAAGCCTTACCAATAGTACCATCTTCTTGCATCCATTCATCCCAGATATGTACATTCATATCTTGGAGTTTACGGACATCATTAGACTGCATTTGCCAAATCCATAATAATTCTTTAACAGCTGTTTTGAATCCAACAAACTTAGAAGCTAAGATAGGGAATCCATCTTCTTCTAAATCAATAGTGATACATACATGAGGTAATGATATAGCTTTAATACCAGTACGGTTATCTCGCATCTCACCTTCACTCAATATCTTATTGGCAATACTAAGATAGTAGTAATCATACTTAGTTAATCTGTCGGTTGGTATCATCGTTTTCCTCCAATCTTATCCATAATATATCTAAGCAATAAGAATGTACCCATTGCAAGATCATAAAAAATAAAAATCTCAATTAGATCTGTAGTCATTTCTACATGTCTTCCAATGAGACCTTCAAATAAAAATAAAGGAATTAGCAACACCCAAGGTGCTGCTAATATTCCTATAAAGCTAGTAACGAAAATCATTATACTACCTTCTACTATGATACATTTGCCAGCATAATAAAAATACTGATATAGCTGCTGACATAATAGCTATAGCAGATATAAATGAAAATATAATATCAGTATATCGAAGTGATTGATCTGCGATCAATGCAAATATAATAGTCATTAATAATAACTTTAATGAGCATTTATCTCTCTTACTCATCATTAAACTATACCTCCTATTATATTGTCAGATTACTTGTTATTTCTAATATGAATAACAAGATAAGATTGTACGATAGCTAAAATAATTAATGCGATATTAATCATCATCATACCATACGATACTTTCAAATTATATCCGTCCATGATATTTACTACACTAGGATACATTCCGATTACATTTAGTGCAATAACAATCACAGATGCCATTAATACAAATACTTCAGTTTTCATCTTTTGTTTCCTCCTTGTGGAAAATATATAAACTATAATTCACCTTTATAATATATAACTTACAAAAAAATTAAAAGACTAGAGTTTTACACTCTAGTCTTTTTAACTTTTTTACGACCATGGTATTCTGGAGATTGGTCATTCAATAACCAATCACATGCTGCTGCCCATGCCATAAATGCAAATATAACACCAAAGGAAATTGTAAATCCGATAGGAATTACAACTCCTAAAGAGAATGGATATGTAATATCCAAATAATGAGCAAATGAGAATAATCCTAAAGATACTACTAAGAATAATAATGTATGTTTCATGATATATTTCCTCCTTTAATATAAACTATATATCATCATATCACCTTAATAATATATACTTATACTATTAGAGAATTACAAAAAAAAGAAAGTGGACTAGTCTACAAGAGACTAGTCCTTTTTATTAATCTTGAATAATCATAGATACAATTAAACCAATTGCTGCAATAGATGCAATAACTTCTAAAGCTTGAGCTAGTATATACGCACTTGCGAAATCATACATAATAGGACCTCCAAAATTAATCGTCTATTCCATCTAAAATTCTTGTTAATTCTGACTCTGCAAAATTTGCATCTTTTTCAGTTAGATCGATATTACCTAATTTATATTCAAAAAGTAAATCAAATAACCCAAGTGCATGTCCTTTACAGCTATTACAAATAGTATCACTATTTGGATTCTCGCAACACGTACAATATTTATATAATTTATTACGTATAGCGTATGCTAGAATATCTGCCTTTTTTAACTGGCGTAATGGGAATTCCATCCATGTTTCAATAGAATTGAATGGTTTAACAAAATTCTCCACTTCTTCTTTATAATAAGGTAAATGACATCCTCTAGAGTCAGAGTCAAGAGCTCCACCTAAAACTATATTAATATCAGCTCCACCAATAAATGGAACAACGCTATTTATTGCATTTATGAAAATCATATCATATGCATTTTCTACATAGTTAGTGGATTCTACATCAAATAGACTTTGTTTAAATTCTATTAATTTAATTTTTCTAGAATCACAATTCTTTTTATTTAGATGATTTATAAATCGTCTAACGTATTTCTTCTCTAATTTGATTTTATCTTCACATAAAAAATCACTTTGTACATTTAGAGCATAGACGGTGATAATATTATTATCATCACAATTAGCCATTTCAAATGCAGATTTAAGAAGTATAGTAGAATCAAATCCACCAGAGTATAGTACTATAAGATTTACAGTTTTATCTTCTGGTAATTCTGAAATTATACCATCTTTAAATATAAGTCTATTATTCATATTATCACCTATCTAACCAATACAGGTCTAGCAGCCATATCAATCACTGTAGTATCAGCATCATATTCCATATTATGACTAATAAGGAAACATTGCTCACAGCCAACCATGGTGATAAGTTGCTTTAATAAACCAATGAATTGAATACGGTTCTCTGTATCAAGACCACCATCAATTTCATCTAACTTCAAGATGTTATAATCAGTAGACGAGTTAGATAGAATGGCGAATGATAAGATCATACTAATCATACAGATTTGACTTGTACTCATAGAAGAGATGTCGTCATTTACTAATCCATTACCAAGACATGGTATTCTAAATTCAGCTTCATTAATAACGAATGGTTGTATAATGAATTGACCATTGAATATCAAACTTAGTAATTCATTAGCCTTTAAAATAATATTTCCCATATACGTTCTCATAAACACTGTCTGGATACCCGTAGTTGGGCTTAAATAGTAACGTATAGTTTCGAGAATGGAGAAATTCTTGTTATACAGGTCTAGGTCCCTGATATAGTCCTCTAACAACGTTTTATTCGATGCTATCTTATCTCTTTCATTAAGAATAGCATTTAAGTCATTATTCAATCTATCAGCTCTAGACTTAGCTTCAGCCATTCTAGCATCTAAAGTTTTAACTTTAAGTGCTATATCGGATAATGAATTGATTTGTAATTGGAGCTCATCATTTCTTGCTTCAAGTCCAATACATTCATCTACTAAAGACTTACATTTAGTATATACTTCTGTCTTGAATCCATAGAGTTCAATATCAGATTTTAGTTTAGAGATTGTATCTTCTTCACTACTTAGATCTTCTTTAATGGAAGTCATTCTATCTTTCAATGAAGCGATGTCAGAATCCAATTCATCGATTAGAGCCTTGTTTGCTTCATACTTCGCCGCTGGTTCTTTTAGAGATTCAATGATTTCTTCATAATTAGATTTAGTTGTAATAATATTGAAGATACCACGAATCTGGTTGAAGTCAACCATTAAGTTTTCCATATGGTCTAAAGAAGCTAATAGAGTATATGGGTCTGTTATATAACTAACTGGACTCTTATCTAATAGTTTTCTGAAAGATAGAACCATTCCATGAAGATTACTAAATCGTTTATAGAAATCATACAATTCCTTATAAGATTCAATATCTTTCTCTAAGGATTTCAATAAAGTCTTAGACTCATTAATCTCTTTATTGATATCATTGATGCGTTTCTCAGGATGTTTAGATGATGCTTCAATTGCTTCTTTAACAAATGAGCAATCATCTATCTTACATTCCTTAGGACGTAAGGCTAAGGACTTAGCTTTATCGAATAATATCTCATAAGCTAAAACTTCAGACTCTAATTCACCCACAGTTCTAGATACTTCATTATAAGTATGAGATAACTCAATGGTTTGGTCTACATACTTACCATCATTATCTAGTGTAGTCTTAACGAAATCATATTTCTCTTTCTTAGTGGTAGCATCTAAACCATTATAAAGACTATCTAACACTGGGACGATCATTTCCATCGCATTGACTAAAGCCTCTGCTTCGGAAAGATTTTTAATAGAAGAATTTAGATTATCAATATCTTTATTAAGCTCATCTATCTTAGCTTTGGTTTCTTTATATAAAGATAGATCAGATTCAGTGAATCCTCCATCTAATAAAGAACCACGTTTAGTTATCTTAGTCTGTAAAGACTTAAATACTTCATCATTCTCTTTGGATATATTCTCTTTCCTAGCTATATGTGTAGCTAGATCTATATTACAAGAATTTATATTCTTCTCGAATGTAGATAGATTAGATTTAATAATAGAATCTAATTCAGTTAAGTTCTCGCTAGTTAACTCTCCTTTAGAAAGATCAATAACTTGGGATTTAGATGCACTGATATAATCAATATTATCTCGTATCTCTTCGTTGATCTTATAGTATTCTTCAAGGTTATTATCTCTAGTCAAGATACCAATCTCTGCATCAATCTTAGATGCTTCAATTACTGCTTTATCTCGTTCACTAGATACATCTTCTACTTGTTTAGAGATATTGATAAATCTAGCGTTCAATTCTTCTATATTACCAATCTGTCTAATCTTAGATGATATAGTATTAATCATATTCTTAAATGTAGAATACTTCTTAGTAATGACTTTATACATGTTGTTGTATACTTCAATACCATTAATAATACTATTAACGAACTTCTTACGTTCAGCTGGTTTCTTATCTGCTAATCCTCTATCTTCTGAAGATAGTTGAGATAATGTAAGGAAGTTAGCATCTAAATTAAATAGATCAAATATGATATCTTTACCAGAAGTCACGTTCCAAGTAGGATTCAACTCAACTCGGTTCATTCCTTTATATACTTGCATCTTAACTTGACCTCTAGATCCATCATTCTTTACTGGGTGAACGTATAGTATCTCATATACTTCACCATTGTAAAGATATCTTAATGTTTTCTTACCCTCCATTCTAGGAATAATAGTAGTATTATCATCTTGGAGTGGAGATAAAGCTTTTAATAATGTGGACTTACCCGAACCATTGGAGCCACGAATGATGACGATATTAGAGGTAGACTGTGATAAGTCTACCTCTAGGATATTATCGCCACGACCATTATAAATACCAATATAATTTTCAAGTCGAATTGATAATAGTTTCATTACAATTTACCTATAGCTTCTTAACTATAAAATCTTTCTCATTACTAGAATTGGCTAACATGATTTGATCACCAATCTCAGATTTATTATAAGAATCTTCTGTTACATTAACAAAGAATTCTCCATTAAGTTCAACTAGGAAAACAGAGTTGCTTTGATTATTAACTTCATTAATAATCATATTACGTTTGTCGGTTATTATATATAATGGAGATTCATTGATATAGTCTTTATAGACTATTCTAACCACTATGTATAATAATGAAATAACAAGAATAATCAAGAATGATATTAATACTAAGACTATATCCATTATAAGCAGTCCTCTCTCTAATAAACAATCTATAATTGTATTAGATTGTTTAGTCTAGATTATTATTTTATAGATCTATATATAATGAATAGTAGGACTACTGATATCATTGTGACAATATAATCTATATCCATTTCTGGTCCATGTATAAATCTATAACATAGACCGAATAAGAATATATAACACAACATCAGTTCTAGAGTAGTCATATAGTTACCTTTTTTTATTATTAGTTAATATGCAGATTACTGTCATTAGTATTAATCCAACATTAACCACAAAGCTAATATTAGATATTAATGTTAGCATTGCTGCTGCAATTAAGATTGCCAAGGTCAATTCTATCATTCTATCACTCTCCTGTATACTTTTCTAGTATATTCAAGAGTGCCTTTGATATTTTATAACCTATAACGATAATTAATGCTGTCAAGATCACTGACGTACTAAAGATAAATAAAAGTATTCTCCCTTCAGGAGCTTGTAGCATATCATGTATAATATATCCGAAACAAGCAATATAAATAATGGCACCTATGATATATAGCAAATTATTCTTTGAAACCATAAGTAAATTCTCCTTTCATTTATTATTGCTTTGTTCAAGATTAGACATCAATCTTCTCTGTAGTAGGATACGGTAATCCCCATCTCCAATCAATAGAGAATGATTTACCACAATCATTACACTTGAATTTATATAATTGGTATCTATTCAAATTATCTAATACTTGTGCTGGATCTTTACTGAAAGCTAAGATAATATTAGCATAGCTTACACCTTTACCATTAGAAGTATATAGATCGAAGTTCTTTGAATAACACTTAGGGCAAGTACAATTATCAATTATTGCTTCTTTCATGTGTTTCACCACCTCAAAAAATAAAACCCTCTAGGATTATGTATCCTAGAGGGTAATATATTATTCTTTACCTTGCATAGCTTCGATAGATTCTCTAATTTGTTTTTCAATATCAGATTCTAATTCAAGTTTCTTAGATTCTTGATCTTCTTCAGTTACTTCTTTGATACCATGTTTTTCAATAGAGTCATCGATAGCTTTATAAATGATATCCATTGCTGGAATCATTAGCTCATCAGACATATTGAATAACAAATCAATTTGTTCTTTAAAGCGTGGTTCAAATTCAAGTAAGTCTTTGAATACAACTTTAGTGTATTTAGCTTCCTTATCTTCAACCATCTCTGCATCATTAAAGTATTTAGTACTTAGAAGTGTATTACGAAGTTCAAGATTAGTTACTTGATCTTCAAATGCTTCTTCTATCATAGCGATAAATCCTTTAAGATTGAATTCTGGCACAGAACCAGCTTTAATAAGATATTTAGTATATCGTGGATAATAGAATAATTCCGCAAATACACTATTGTTATCAAGTTCCATTATATCCAATGCAGTAGAAGTGAATCCATGTGGATTTGGAATCTTGAATTTAGTCATAAGAACTTGTTGAATGATATCTGTAGATTTAGCAATATTGAAATCAATGAAAGATTTAACTTTCTCTAAGTTCAAGTTATGATAAACTACATCGATATATGTAAGAATTGCATATAGGAAAGTTTGTGGTGTTTCTTTCCCACACAACCAGCTATAGAATGTAGCGAAGAAAGAATATATTCCATTATAATCTTTCTTAGCTACAAGTTTAACGAATGCATTGAAGTTAATCAATAAAGAGTAAATAGAATCTGACTCACGATTCACAGCTACACTAAATGGATTATCTGTAAGGTATTCAGCGTCAATATCTTCATTGTATACCAAGATGATATTTTTACCACGAATATTTAACTTACGACCATATGCATGAGAGCTAACAATGAATCCTTGTTTAGCTTCCATAAGTTCCATAGTCTTAACGAAATAATTTTCATTATGGTCATTAAGAAGATCATAATCTGGAGATATGCTTTCTAGTTTATCCCAATACAAGGAATTTGTATCAAGAAGTTTTACCAAATAATGTCCAAAATTATGAATATCAGTATTTGCTTGTCCTACACTCATGAGAACCTCCTATTTAGTCTTCGTATACATGATACGACGAATATCACCTTCGGCAACTTTAATTGAATCAGAGTATTTAGCTTGGTTCATATCAAGAAGGATATCGGTATATTCCTTCTTGACACCACCAACTACTACTTTACCAAATTCAATTTCTTTGCCTAGTTTATTATAGCGTTCTTTTAGTGCTTCCATTTGAGTTCTGGAGAACACAAAGATTCTATGATAAATATCAGCCATTTTAAACCTCCTCAAAGTATATTGAGCAACTGTCTTCCATGTTAATTAAAGCTGGACGAAGTTGTTTCTCAAATGCTCGAGTTCTAGCTACTTTAGCAATTGTTTGACCTAATAAGTTAGCATCAAATGCTACAGCTGCAGGATCTCTAGTATCTGTTAATTCTAATCCAGCATCATCAGCTAACATGATAGCAGATGTGTATCCTTTCTCTTCACGGTATATATTAAGCATCTTACTAAAGTTTTCGTCCCATACATTTGGTTCTTCTTCATTAGTAAATGAGTTCCATTCATATACACCATAATTGAGTGGACATAACATACCACCTACACCAGGATCTGATGCGGATGAAGTATTCAAATCGATAATCCCTAAATGAGATGGATCGATTGCACGTACATTACGTGCTACATTCTTACTATTAGATTCCCCAGGACCAGATGGACCTTTAATGGTATACTTCAATTGTAAGAATGAATCTCTATCGTTAACCATATTACGGAAACCTTTAAGATTAGATTTCTGTAATTCAGCAATCAATGCCATTGGCTGTGTATTCAATTGCTGTTTGATACGATAAGCTTCCATGTTAGGATCATGCTTCTCTGGTAAACGTCTAAGCTTAACATTGATAAGCATGATATACATAGCTGCAATATATTCAGACCATCTAATCCGTTTAGTAGATGCATCTAAGTTATTCTTCAAACGAATTGAAGAGAACTCACATGCCATCCATTTCAATACAGAATAGATATCTTCTTTGATATGATCAGGTAAACGCAAACGTTTCTTAGTTGGAATATCATAGGAGTTTTCCAAAGATTCAATGATTGCATTACCTTTAGTGAATACAGAAGTCTCAGAAGATACAAAGTTATAACCTAACTTACATATCCAGAATTCTGTAGTATAGATTTGATCTAATGTAGTCTTCTTAGTTGCATATAAGCTTATAGCTCTAGCAAAGGAAGCTACAAAAGATTGTAAGATACGATCATTATCCATAAAGGATTTAACTGCTGAGATATAGAAAGGTGTCTTCATATGAGCATTAGCAATCGCAAAAGTATAATACTCTGGATCGTTAAGGTCATGATCAGAAATCTTAATTACATCTTCAAAGTTAAACTTATCTAAAGTTTCATACCATCCGAATCTAGCTAAGTAGTATTCGAATAGAGTAACTTTATGATCGAATAGATATACACTAAACATCGCTGCACGAACTGTTTCTTCATTGGTTGTATTCAAATCAATGAAGTTACGTAACATCTTTACAGCATTAGAATTTGTCTTTAGTGTAATAGATTGAGTCTTAGCCGATGATGCTGTAGTATTATTATAAGTACTACCATCTACTAATTGGAATAATGGGAAGTAGTCATTACCATTCAAATGAATATAAGCACCATCAATAACTCTTGGAATCGCAATAAGTACATCAAAAGTATCTTCATCTTTAGTACAAGCTACATGATAAGTTACTTTTAATATCTTAAGATCAGAATCCTTAATAGAGATAGATGGAGTTTCATCTCCTATAAGTAATTTTTGTACTTCATTATAATCATCTATAACTTCAAAGTTTAGTACTTTGATGGTATAGAACTTATTTCTTTCACAAGAAAGAATAACGTCCTTCAAGTCTTCAATGATATCATCATCGGACTTATTAAAGAACTTGTCATTGAACTTAGGTCTATTTTTATCGTTGTATTCTGCGATAAACTTAGCTTGTGTGTTCATTGTCACCCTCCCCAATATTGGTGATCTTAACTTTAATTTGTGACCCAATTGGATTAGGTACATTCTTTTCTCTATCTTCAAAGGTAATATAACAATCCATATCTAATGCTTCAGCGATTGTCTTTATCTTTGCTAGAGTAATAGTATCTTTCTCAAATAGACGTCGGTCATTATTAAAGTTATCCCCAAATCGATAAGCATATTTGTTGATATCAATATTCTTACGATTAACTGCTTCTTTAAGACCAATCATCTCTGGTAAGTCATTTGGTTTGATTCTTACATGGAAGATATTATCTGGATTAATCAAGATAGTTTCTTCCATAGAACGTAACTCACTAGATTTTTCAATTTGATCTTGCATACTCTTAGCATTAGCAAAATCAATAATCTTCATATTCTCTAAAGCATACTTATCTTGGTCTTTATCTGCATTGATATATGTAGCCATACATCCATCAATGATAACACCATTGGTATGATATGCATTAGATTTACCAATAATCGGATAAACTTTACCATCTTCTTCAATAGCAACGTTAATGTCTTCAGCATTCTTCATTGCATTATCGAAGTCATATATGGTATACATTACCCCATTTACTACGCCTTTTTTCATTGTATGTGTCTCCGATTAAAAATAAAAGATACAATAGGAGGTTAGGTTATTCACCTAACCTCCAGATCAATATCTATTATTCAACGTCAACGAGTTTATCGTCTTTAATGAATTTCTTCAAGTCAACTGCTGGTTCAAGATCGATTACACGTTTACCATCTTCATCAGTAGCTGTAGCTGTAAGATATTCATCGAATTTGATTTCATAACCATCTTCATCAATATCTGTTTTAGCAAGATTCATCAATGAATTGATTACAGAAGACAAGATAACACGAGTGATATCGAATACGAATGCATTGTTAACGAATTTGTTGTTAGTCAATACATACATGAAACGATTTAAGAAGCGTTGAACTTCTTCGTCGCTTAAATCATATACAGTTGCGATATCTTTAATACCATCTTCGTTTAATTCAAAACGAGCTTCGAAGGAGTTTTTACCTTCATCGTCAACTGCACGTTCTAAAACGATACCAGCGATAAATGTACCATTTTTATCATTGACACGTAAAGCTGCTTCGTTTTCAAACTTGGTATTAGCTAAGAATTTAACTGCACCAAATAGTACAGATTTCAACACGTTTACGAACTGATGGGAACGTAAGATGATTTGGTCTTCAGCTTTCAAGCGTTCCAATACAGTTTCAATAATGTTTGTTTCTTTAATGTCTTTTATCATGGTTGTGTCTCCTTTGCATGGAATAAAATAAATACGTGATCATAATGCATGATCACGTATATAATATATTAATATTCTGTAGGTTAGTTTGTAATTTTTTACAAACCAAATCTTTTCCTAAAGTCAGGCAATGCTTCGATTTGGATACCATACTTTAAAGCTTTATCTACTTTAGAACTACTGAATCCTACATGAGGAACTACTAAGATATTTGTATCTCTAGTTACACTTGTGTCTGTAACGAAATATCCTAGAGGTGCCATCTTTTCAGCTAATGTATCATCTCTAAATCCAGTGATTACAATCTTCTTACGATTGTCTACTAGGCTATAAGTTCTGACTACATTAGTCATCTTCATGATAGTAATGAGATCTTCAGCAAAGACTTCACGTTCATTAAGAATAGTCTCTACTGCAACTTTACCAATCCCTTTTAACTTCATGAGTTTAGATTGCAATTCACTATCAGGTAAGTTTAAAACTTCCTCGATCTTTAAAGCATGGAGAATAATCTTCCATGACTTGATTGCAATATCTGTAAAGCCTAAAGCACCAATGATATTATAATCATATACTTGTTTAGTCTTTAATTCGTTTACCCGCTCCATGAACTTCTTACTATTAACTTCACCTAAGATTGCTAATCTATCAGGTGTAATATTAAGAAGATCAGTGAATGAAGTTATGCTTAGATCTTTAACTGTAGCTTCAGAGAAATCTCTAAAGTTTATTTTACTAAGCATATCTGCCATCCTAGCAATACCACGACCAATGCATTTAGGATTAGGACATGATACAGATTTACCGCTATATGACTCTACCAGTAGAATACCACAGGCAGGACAATTATCAATGAATTCCTCCATAGGTCTTGGATTATTATCATTCTCTACACAATCATGTCTAGATACATATGGCATTACATCATTGACATAAGTCACATCAATAATATCATTGTATCTTAATGATAATGCTTTGAATCTTTCATATGAATGACCACTTGCTAAGTTGTGGACCGTGCCATTGAATTCCACTGGATCAAACATAATCATCGGTGTAATAACACCATTCTTACCAACTGTATATTGGTAACCACGGAATCTTGTAGATCTAACCATAGCATTGAACTTAATTGCAATACTATACTTATTCACATGATTCTCTCGACCAAGAGCTTTAATGATATTCTTATCAGTATAAGAGATAACTACACCATCATATGCAAATGGCATATATTCTCTAAACCAATCAGCTTCATCAGTAAACTTCTTAACTTGGAATAATACGTTGCTATAATAACCTTGAATGACTCTATATCTATTAGGCTCTTTAGTAGCAAAGTATCTATTCATGAATTCTAATTCTTCTATACGACTATTAAAGTCAATAGAAGTTGCTAATGGTACTAAAGTAATATAATCAATATAATCTCTAGCATTAGCTGAACCAATAATGCCAGCTATTGCAGTTCTCATATTCTTATATGTCTTACCAGTAGCATTCTGGAATCTAACTAGATCTTCTTTAGTTATAATTGCCTCAAACTTCATACCAATAATCTCATTATCGGATAGCTCATTAGGAAATTTATAACCATACAAGATATCAGTTAAATCTGTAGCTAAGTCAGCATCTAAATCTCCTCGAGTTCTAGCACTGACTACCTTATTATTTACTTCAGCTTCTACAGATAATCCATCATATTTGATTTCAGCTACCATCTCAAATGGAGTTTGATAATTAATCAAACCCATCATAAGATGTTTAGCTAAGAAATCTCTTTCAAATATCTTTACCTTTGGATCTCTATCTGCAAATGCTTTCTTTGCATCTGATTCTAATACAAACTTACACTTATCTAAAGTACCAACTAATTGAGGATATTTATGAGCTGTATCTCTACCTCTATCTGATACTGTAGCATGATTAGAATCTATTGCAGGTTGCCATCTATTCGTTGGAATATCAATGAATGTATCTCTATATAGAGTATCATTAGTTTCCTTCGGATAAGATACAATAGCTTCTACATAACTTTCGTTATTAGTTGCTTTACCTTTACCTTGGAGCTTAAAGTGAACTACATCAGACCCAACTTGGAAGTTAGGATTGTAGACTTTATAAGCTTCTAATAGTAAATCATATACGCCATCTTCTAATGGCAATACAGCTAGATCTGTATTGTTATATAGAATATTGCTGATACGTAGAATCATATCAGCATCATCTATATCATGAATGGTCCAGTTTTGTTTATTTAACAAGACTGTAGTCCGTTCATTAATCAATCTTAAATTCTCGTCTTCAAAGACGTTATCAAGACTACCACGTAAGAGAGTCGTATAAAGATCTCTTAGTATCATGATTGCCTCCTTATTTAAAGTACTTAATATCCCTAGTTACCCATAAGGAATCTGTTTCACTGTAACCTTCTGGAGGTTCACTGCTCATAGCTCCTTCCATGAGTGCTGGGATACCTGGTTCAACGAAGTTATCATATACTGGATAATATTTACCATTGAATTCTTTAACTGTAATCTTCATCTTAGACTTATCATTCTCTCTTAGAGCTTTAAGATAAGAATAGTCTTCGAGCATTGCAGGTGTATAGAAATCTTCATCTGGAATATCATACAATAATGCTTCTTGATATTTCTTTGGAACCTTTTCGAATGTTAATTTTAGACCAATAGCCTTAAGATATGCATTTACAATCTCAGCAGATCTAGATTTAGCATCAGCTGATAAAGTAATGTCTACATCATTAGGATTCTTAGTCAATAGATCTTTAATAGATCTACGTCCAATAGGAGCTGTACTATAGAGCATTAACATAATTACATTGATATCATCACCAATGTGTGTTAATGCACTAATTTCCATTTCCCCTTGTCGGATAGGTGTATTAGTATATACAGGTTTATACAATCCAGCAGATTTGTTACGACTGTTTTCACCTTTATTATTACTAAATGACATACTTGTTGCTGAGAACTTTTCTTCTGCATATTGTTTCAATCTACAGATATATTGTTTAGCTACAAGTACTGGTCTTAAAGATTTAACCAAGCGATAATTCTTATTAGAAGAATCTGGCATAGGAGTATGTACATACCCATGTCTTGTCTCTGGGAACTCAGCTAGAACTTTTTGTAAAGTTTCTATTGTAACTGGTTCTTGCATTGGTAAAATAGATAAAGTAATATTCCCATCATCAATAATGGAATTCAAATATTCCATACGTACTGTAGGATTACTATTATCAATAAACTCTTGCATTTCTCTAGCTTGACTAGGACTAAAGAAACTTACAAATTTTATAATCTTCTTAAGAGATCCATTAGTATCTTGCTTATTAAGATTACGTACAACTGCAGCTGATGCGGAATTGATTTCCATTTCAAATAATTGAGATGGATTCAAACGATTGACTACAGTTGCTTGGTTATATTTCATCTCTACCCTTTGACCATCTTCCGTCATAGGCATAAGTTCATCAGGTAGAATATTAGAGATGACACCTTTACCACCATATCGGTTAGTTAACTTATCACCAATATGAAGTTCATTCTCTTCTAGGATATATACATCCATTTGTAAGTTAGAATATACGTTATTGTCTATATTGAACTTAACTCCATCCAAGATTTGTTGACTTGTATGGACAAGCTTTTGTAGATCATATCCTAACTCACATTTATAGTTAGCCTGAAGTCTATGTACTGTATGGATTAACTCATCACAGAACCGCTTATTATCTTGATAATACATATTAAGCTGTGTATTGTAGATAGAGTTCTCCATCAAGTCTGGATTATTAGTATGGATTTCAATACCAACTACTTTACCAGTACTTGTAATCTTCTCATCAGACATATTGATATCTTGTAGCTTATTGAATACTTGAGAGAATAAAGCTTCTTCTTTATTTTCTCGACGTACTGCTGCTAAGATACCTTCTTTGATATCTTCACCGATATCTGGGATAACTTTATAGATATCCTTATTACCATATAGATTAAGTAAGATATCATTTTCATTGATCATGAATGAAATCTTCTTAACTAATGGAGATTTGAATCTCTTTGCACAAGATTCACTGATTTCGATAGCATCTTCTGTTGTCTTATTCTTTGCAATATACATTAGTAAGACATTGATACCATCCATTCTGTTATTGTACTCATCAAAACCTTTAGATTTAGTTACTACTTCTCCTTTCTCAATAACACTGCCTACGACAAGATTATCGAGAACTGAGTTATTAATCTCATATCCAAAGGATTCTGTGATATACTTATAATCCAACTTATGAAGAATATCTAATGTATTAGATTCTTCATTATGGACGATAAGATAGTATTCATGACCTGGGGTCATAGCATATCTTTCCACTCTAGCTAATACTGTCTTACGTTGATCAGCTTGTTGGAAAGATGTTGAACGTTGTCCAAATTCATTCTCAAAGCCAGTTTGAATGAATGGGACTTCAGATTTACATAGTGCCATAGATTGTTCTGAATGGACACTATACATAATCTTACGACTACCAGAACTGCTAGCTGGGAATGGTTGAATTAACTCTTTCCCTAGTACCTGTTCTGGTATTTGAATTCTTTGTCTAGCACGATTAATCTCGTCGTCTAGAATCAATGTGTTCGCCATTGTGTCTCCTTTCTATAAGTATTATAAAATGAAATACAGAAGAGTAATCAATACTCTTCTGTATCACCTTTATAATATATAACTTAATCTTCCAATGCTCTGAATGAAGCAATAAGATCTTTTGTAATAGATGCATTTGTAACTTGACCACTTGTAGGTACTGGAGCGATTAAATCATCCATTACATCACGAGCTAAACGTAAAAATTGCATACGGAAATCTTCACGTTCTATAAAGAACTCTTTAAAATCACGAGTTCTAAACTTAGTATCATATCCATCTAATTCTAAGTAAGCACCTTTGGTGGCAATCTTACCAGAATCTTTAAGCATAACCATTAATGAATAAAGTGGATCGAAACCATAGTCTTGAGAGAAAATTAATGGTGTAGATTTACCAGCTTTATTTGTACGAGATTTACCTAAAGAAATATCTACTTGGGCACCAGTGAACCCAAAAGTTTCTTCTTTAAGTTTACTATCATCAAATCGAATGATGTTATTTGCTAAATAAGTTACAGCTCTACCACCAGGTAAAGACTCACCTTGTTTAAGATACATCAATTGACCTTTAGTATGCATAAATGCACTTGCTTCAATCTTTTCAGTAATATGGTTAATTACTAATAAGATAATATTAGTTGCTTTGATTAATTGCATTATACCTTTAAGAAGAGATGTATTTGCTTTAGCCATTGCTGTAGCCGCCATTTGACCAGATAATTCACCTTTATCTGCAATGCGTTCTGGAGCTAATAAAGCAATAGAGTCGATAATCATAACAGTTGGGATAAACTTAGTAATTGGATTACCAGATGAATCTCTCATACCAGTGTCATACATAAGTTTATCTTTATTTTTGATTTTAGTTTCATATATAGCATAAATCTCATCATAGATGGATTCTGCAGTGATACCACTGCTCTTAATAGAAACTCGATCAAATAGTTCTTTACCAATATATCCAGTTAAAGTTTCCAAACGTGGAATGGTAATACCACCTTCCATAGATTGGATATTCATTTCGGCATCTGGGAATTGGTTAATAATGTTAGCCGCCGCTTGTACTGCAAATGTAGATTTACCAGAACCAGAACGACCAATAAGTAAGTTATAAGATCCATCAAGAATGCCACGATGAGTTACTGTAGTCATCTCACCTTTATCGTTATAACAGTTTAAACGATAACCATTCAATGAATCGAAATTTAAAAATCCTGTTGGGTATGCAACGTCATATAGACCTTGCTCTGGAGAATAACCAGTTACCTCGGCTATACGTTCAATTAATAAGCCCATAATAAAATCCTCCTAAAAATATTATTATAAGTTACTAATAAGTTCTAGGAGGAGTAAAAAAATAAAATACCCCAAGGTAGTTTAACTACCTTGGGATAGTGTTTTAGAATATATAAAGACCTTGTTCTTTAAGTTCTTCTGCTATATATAAGACTTTATCATAATCTGCAGATAAAGCTAACATAGAGCATCTTACATCTTTACGAACTTTTTGTAGACGTAGACATTCTTGACTATACTTAGTTAGTACACGTTTAATGACTGTCATAGGACGTTCATTTAACATGAATAGCATAGCATTAGTTTCTAAGTCAAACATCCAATTCTTAATAGATGTATTAATCTTAGGATCTTCACAGGATTCTAGCATTGAAGTTACAAAGAATTCTTCAAAGTTCTCATAGAAGAGTTCACCATATAAGTCCATCAAATCTTCTTCACAAGTGTTAGCTGGGTCCATATATCTCATGATTGAAGTATTGACACGACTGATATTAACTGTCTCATTCTTACTAGAATAACGTGCTACAGATAATATAGTTGTTAATTGCTTATTAGTACAATCTACATAATCTAACTTCTTGTAGATACGTTCATTGATAACCTTAGAGATCTTATTTAAAGCTGTAAGAGTTTTACCAAATCTATCTGGATCAAATGCTGATTCATTAATAACTTCAAATATTTCATATATCTCATTATTGAGTACACGAATTCTATCCTCTGATAGCTGTGGACGATTTTGAACCATAATCATTGCAATATATTGCCATGGCTCAAACTTAATGTACAAGCATCTAGAAATTGGTTTAACACCTTCACCTAGATAATAAATGATATCTGATAGATTGTCTTCAAAATATCTATATGCAATATCATGATCAGTCCAATCTAAAGTATTCAATTCATTTACTATAGTATCAGCAGATTTCTTGATTACTGCAGAGAATGGAATATCCTCTGCATATATCTTAGAGGGTTTTACATATTTATCAAATAGACCCATATTTGCTCCCTTTCTTAATAACGTTCTTTGAAGTCATCAATCTTGGAAGATTTATTACCTTTCTTACCATCTACATTGATAACCAATACGTCATCTTTAACAGAATCAAAGAAATTTTCTTTAACCTTTACTGTAGGATTCTTAACAGCAGAATTAGATAAGTTAAACATATCATCATCTTCTTCTAGTTTCATTCCACCAATTTGATCAAAGAAACCATCTTTCTTTTTATCTACATTAGAAGTTCTAGTCTTATATTCGTTATAGATCTTTTCAACTTCTTCTGTAGGAAGTTTAATACCAGACGCCATAATACATACACGTTCTTGACCAGCTGGTACTGTTTGGATATGAGTGAAGAATTCAAATGGTTCACCTAATTCTTCACGGATTTTAGCATTATCAAAACCAATGTTTTGACTACGTTCAGATGCATACATAAATACACCAATACGTTTAGCTGTTGGAGTAAAATCCAAGCTCTTTGTATCATAGATCATTTCTTCAAATAGTCTATCAAAGTCAGCTTGTTTCTTAATACCATCAAACTCTTTAGTTTCAATAGTCATAAACCCAGGAGTTGTAGCAATCTTATACAAGTCAGTTTCATCGATATTTTGATCAGAATCAACTAAGTCTAAACCAAGCCATGTACGCATACGTTTACAGAATTCGTTGTTAGCTTTACGTTCAGCTTCTTGTTTATTCTTGCTAGTAGATAAGAATTTCTTATTACTAATAGCTTCAACTGTATAATTATCTTGAAGTTCTTGGAAGTACTCTACAGTATTTTGTAAACCACGAGCATCATCTTCGAAGCCAGTGAATACCACTAGATGAACGTTGATGTTTAATACTTCACGGATATATTTAGCTAAGATAGTAGAAGATCCACAACCCGTACCGCCTTCAGAAGAAGATACAATAACTACCGCATCATCATCTGGATCTGGTAAGGAATCAATCTTAAGCTTTTCAGATTTCAATGAATCAATTGTAATGCTTTTAGCACGACCACGTTCTTTACCACAGCCACCCATACCAGCACCAATGATTACATTAATATCATCATATTCTTCTTTCATATCTTTGCGAGTTGTATTAATAAGAAGTACATCACTTCTATCAAATACACCTTGCTCAATAGCTGTCATTGCCGCTTTATTACCTGCGGCACCAATGCCAATCAATTTTGCTTTCATAATAAATTCTCCTTCTTAATATAAAAAATATATAATATTGGATAGGCTTTAATAGCCTATCCAATTATTACCATAATGTATCAATATGAATTATAATCTACATACCACGAGATTGTTTTAGATATGCATAAGATTCAGCCATTATTCCATTTACACCTTTAATCCATTTATCTGCGGCTTTAGCATATCTCTTACCTCCGTAGATCATTGAGTTTAAACTAGTTTGTCCCTCCTGATAATAGTTCTTACTAATCCAGACTGCACCATTAACTATACCATCATACATTGTATTTCCCATATGATGAGCTGCATTTGGATTAGCATCTATAGCATTAATACCGAAATAGTTACCTCTATCTCTAGCTAGATATGATCTACCATAATCAGATTCCCATGATGCATGAGCAAATATATAGATAGGATCTAAACCAGATTCTTTAGAAGCTTCAATAAATACATTACCTTGACCTTGGAATGGGGATGTACCACTTGGATCAAAGTGTCTAATAATATTATTCATATCTTCTGTAGTTACATAAACAGACTTATTAGATAAGTCAGAGTTTTGATCTACAGAATATCTAGAGTTAGCTTTTTTACTAGCTTCTGCATTAGCTGCAGCTTGTCTAAGTAGTTCTTGTTTAGCTAGTTGAACGTATTGATTCAATGCCTTAGCCGTGTTAGGATCTACTTGTTCATTCTTATTAGCAGGCTCTTTATCTTTATCATTCTTGATAAGATTGTCCACTTTGTCACTATAATCATCACTATTCTTTACTATAGCTTTCAATACAATATCTAAGCTATTATTATCATTTTGATGACCAGTTTCTAGTGCCTTTATTGGTAGTATAGATACCAATATGGCGATGCAAAATAAGGTAATTTTCTTAACCATTATATTCACCGTCCTTATAATATTAAAATACAAAATAAAAGCGATGGAGTTTATCGCCCCATCGCAGTGAAGATTATTTATCTTCTTTCTTTTGATCTTCTTTCATTTGCTCTTTTAGAGCCTTTTGTTGATCTTCTTTAACTTCATCAAAACCAAGACCTAAGTCACCAATTTCATGAAGTACACCAATTTTCTTTTCCATAGTTATTCTCCTTTATTAATATAAGAATACACATTATCCTTATGTTTACGTATAGTATAATTTTATACTACCAACATTCACTCTTATAATATATAACCTCTAAACATATTAGTAAAAGTTTAAATACTTTTATTGTTGTTGTGAGTGATGTGATTGTACAATCATGTTTACCTCCTTTAAAATATGGAATAAGAGATTGTATTGTGGACTACTCATCTAGCTATGAGTAGTCCGAATACGATTATGAAAAAAAAATAAATAAGATTAGGAGATGGGATTAACTCCCATCTCCATCTTAATTCTAGAACAATGGAACTCTAATAGCTTCATTGAATCTAGAAAATTGGTCGTGCGAAATTTGGCGATTCCATAATAAAGCAAAAGCTTCATGACGCATTTTAAATGCGTCATCCCATGTCCAATCAGATTCTAAACCTTTGTTATTTTCTTCAAAGTGTTTAATCATACTTTCGAAGCAATTGGAGAATAAGTTATCTGTTAACATGATATACCTCTTTCTGCCTTTGTAGGCTTAACTATAAACTATATATCATTATATCATGTTAATAATATATAGTCATATATATCCACTATTACAATTTACAAAATCTATCCCCTTAGGATTACTATGATCCTAAGGGAGATTTGTTTATTGACGTCTAGATACTGTCTTATCTTTAATAGTTTGTGGGGTCATATTATTAATATTAATCAAGTTAGTATTAATATGAGATCCTATCATATACACATTCATCATATTCTTAGATAATACATCTGTCTTATCTACAGGAATATCTTCTAATGATACTGTACCAAGAGTAGAGATAGTATTATACATAGCTTGCTTAGCTTCTACTGAGTCAGCACGAGCACGGGAGAATTCTGTTAATGTATCTTCCATACCAGATACTACAAGTGATTCCATTTCACGGTCAGATGTAGCACCATTCTTATCATGACCTACAAGACGACCAGTCTTATTATCACGAGATACTATATTAGTAGAGATAGAGTTCTTCTTAGTTAAGAACTGTTTCATTTTCTTCAAATGAAGATATACCACCAATGCTTCCTTAGTCCATACTGGTTCACCATCTTTATTTACATATAAATCTGGTGTAGCTACCTTTTCCATTAATGGTACTCCAAGGATATTAGCTGCTTTCTCAATCTCAATGAAAGTTGGTTCAATCTTAAAGATACGTGTTTGGAATCTATATGGGTATTTCTTAGAGATATAATCTAAGAACTGTTTATCATTCATGTCTTTAAATAGATTAGCATAATATTTAGACATACTTTTAGTTGGATCTAATGCATCCATTACTTTATATACAAGCTCTTCAGCTTGCTTACGTTGTTTAGTCATATTAGCCTCCTTTGATTTAATGAATTGTTCAAGATGGCTAAAATTTACAAAAAAAATATGAGAGAGTCTAAATGACTCTCTCACATCTCCAGAGGTATGTGTAAAGATCTAGGGTCTTTACATAAACCTCTTTATAGCCAAGTTCTTTGGCTGCTTCTAGACATAAGTCTAGAATTCTGTCTGGCGAAGCTTTTCTTCCTTGGTTATTATATAATAATAGGATTTCTTCCTTCTTAGATTCAGCCATTTTCTTGATAATATAATCTTTGTTGATTATATTATCATTTTGTGTATTTTTATAGAGGAAAGGAATACTGCTATCTAATCCTCTATTATCTAATATACGAATTCTATCTGCGTATACTGGAACTGGTTCGCCATTCCAGTAATTATTTTCATGATATTCAACTTGAAGTTCTACTTCAAGCATTGTACCAATGAAATCATAATATCTATATAGTTTCATTTTTTCTCCTTTTAATACAATTGGACTTATTGATATCGGTCCATATTTCTTTAGTTGATGTAAATCATCTAAGAGCTCTCGTCTTAATAAATGTCTAAGCTCTTCATCTGATAATTTATTTCTACCTCCTTTTATTAAATACTTACTCTCTTCAATAGCTGAGAGTAAACCTTGAAGAAATGGAACTTTTATAGTCTCCATTAGTAAGTTAGTTTTTTCTTCGAAGTTACTTTTGTCTATAGTTCCAATAATCTTTTTACATTCGATTATTGCTTTTCTGTGCATGATTTCACCTCCTAAAAAAGGAAGCCCTCCGAAGAGGGCTATCAATTATTTATCCAAAGCGTAGCAGCCAACTACTTGACCGGCTTCGTTTCGGAACTGCATACCAGGAACTAGGATATCATTTCTAATGATTCCTTTTTCTTTTAATGCAGAGCGTACCATGCCAGATACGATAATTTTTACTCCTTCCTTTTCTTCAGGTAATCCAATTACCTCACCATATACGGTTTCAGTTTGAGGAATATAGATATCCCCTAACTTTAGGTATGCTGTGATAACAGAATTGGATTCTACTCGAATAGGAGTTTCTTCATTTTCTACTTCTAGGAGTAAAGTGTTATCCCCCATGTTGAAGAATCCTGCTTTATGTGGTGTAAAGTTAAGGATTGCTTCTACTTCGATAACTGGTAGATTGTTGAATTGAGTTTGTTGTTCCATGATAGATTTCCTTTCTTCCCATGCGGGTAAATAAATGTAACTTTGATCTATCACGGTTGTAATATATAATCATATAAATATAAGAATACAAAATACCCCTTAGGATTACTATGATCCTAAGGGGTTGGTTATTTTATAAAGCACTGTAATGAATTAATAATGTAAAATACATTAATACTGATCTATGATAACTATTCTTAGTAGCTAAACGATTACGTCTATGAACGTATCTCTTAGAGGATTCCATCAACCATTTCTCAGTAATATCCTTAATGCGTAAGATATTCTTATCTTTACTATTTGGTTTAGGTTGAATAGAGAACTTAATAAACTCAGCTGTACGTACATCTTTATTTCTAGACTGAGCAAAGTATGTATAGATGATTAGACTAACAAACTCTCTAATCTCTGAGTTCTGTTTAGTATCATTCTTTACAATATACTCAATAATATCTTTAATTTCATCAGTCTTAACTAAAGCATCTGCAGACATCTTACAGAATTTATAGTTTACTGATAGAGTAGTAATTTGATTTACTGCTTTATCAATAAGACGTTCTGCCATTAAGTTATCTGTATCTGCTAAACGATATCCTGTATCGGAATAATCATCTGATGCATAAGTAATATATTGAGATTTATTTTCATATGCTTCATAGTATAGACTAGCAATATTCTTCATGAAGGATTTAATACGACCATGGAGTTGTTGGATTAGATATACACAATCATCATCTTCAAAGTCTTTAAATCTATCAGTATAAGTATCTAACCAAGTATTAGAGATAGACTTAACTGCATTGATTACATTGCCTTTAGATTTAAGATCAAACTTACCAGTTAGCATATTATTGACTACATAGTCCATTACCCATTTATATTCAACTGGTTGAACTTTCTTAAAGAAACCATAATGAATAGATGGATAAAACTTACCAGAGAATGCCATATTAACTATAGCCATATCTAGCATCTTAGAATCTCTAGTTTTCCAGAAATATCTAACTAAGCATAGTAAGACTATAGTACATTCATCTTTAGCTGCAGCCGGATTGAATGATGTAATCTTAGCATAATAAGTCTCTTCCATGAAATTAGAGATAACTTTCTTATCAATCTTCAATGTATTGAATAACTCATCTTCATCTTTTGGAGTAAAATAGATTCTTCTATATGGTGCTATATCATAAAGATCTTCAGATCTATCAGATATAAACTTACCAATATATCTTTTATAATTAGACAGATTCTTCTTAATCTGTGTTTCCACTATAGGGTATATCTTCTTTACGATAGCTTCTGTATTTTTCATTATATACCGCCTTTCTGATTATTAGTTTGTTCAAAATGGCTAAAATAACAAAAAAAGAAGAAGGGAGCGAATCCCTTCTTCTTATTCGTTTATTTTATTCTATCATTATGATATAGAATAATATTATCTACTATATTGGCATATGTTAATTTATCTAATTGCTTCTTATAGTCATCAACAGATGGATATTCAACATTTTCTTCAGTAATAAGATTAAGTAGATAATTACTTCCAATATCCCCATATAGAGAAATCATATTGTATGGTAGATATCCAGCATTAATGCCTTTATAGAAATAGTCTAAGAATTCTACTGCATCATCTGGTAATCCATAAGTTTCTTTATTCTCTTCTTTGAATAAAGTCAACGCATAGTTTACCGATTCAACATCAAGTTTAATAGCATCAAATACTCTAGAGATAACTCGAATAGCACAGTCTACTACAGTATCGATACTGTATTCTTTCTTAAACTTAATTGCTTTTGTCTTACAATTAACGCTCTTAACAATCTGAGGAGATTCAAGCAAGGCTCTACTAATCTTACCAATCCAATAATCAACAGGATCTTTTTCATCAAAAGAATTTAGTAAGAATAGTGCATTATGTCTAGTTAGTTTGCCATGTAATAATCTACTAATACAACTTAATCTATAATCATCTTTAATAGTATTATCAGTTATAGTACCAAGAGGTAACTTTGATATAACATTTAATACATCTATGCTTCTATATAATACAGCATTATTAGATTTATCGGGTGGCATTTTAATCATAGATTCTTTAAGTATATAATCATTTACAAATGTATTAGCATTAATATTTACAATAGCTTCTTGAATGATTTCAACTACATCCTCTTTAAGTGTATACACAATATCTTCAATATCAGTATCATCTTTATTGACTATATTAATAGTTAACTTATTATGGTCAAATGTAATCATATCACTATTTATACATGATGCGTGTTCATTATCCATAATATCTCTTTTACAATCATTTATATATTGTACTATATAATATAAATCCTTCTTAGTCAAGTTAGGATTATTTAAAGTATTAACTATATTTACTGTATTATCATCTGCAAGCTTATTAAACTTATAGTCTATCATTGCACGATAGTATTTATTTCTAGTATTAATAGCGTTATTTTCAATTGCTTCTTGTGTATACATATTATTCTACCTCTTCTGTTTCTATAGCTACAACTGCATTGATTGGATGATTTAAGCATAATTCCATATCTAATAATTCCACAACTTCATCTAGCTCTGGAATATTAAATTTCTTATACTCAAAGTAATCTTCTGCTGTTTCAATCCAAAGTGTTTCTCCATCGTAAGAATATGATTTGATTTGATCAATATTAATACGACGATCTTGTAATCTAATAAACTTTACCATAATGAATACCTCCTAGATATCAAATTCATCTAAATCAAAATATTTGTTAATAAATGTAACTTCATCGTAGTTCAAGAAGTCCTTATCGCTAAAGTTTCTAATATCTAATGCTTCTAAGATCTCTTTATCTTCACCACCACAAATACGTCTAATTAAATCCATAACATATTTTATTTCAGCACCCTCAACGCCAACTTCATTTAGCATTCTATTCAAACCTTTACGTAATGGATATTGAAGGATATAGATTCTATCTTCTATTGATTTTCCATTATCTTTTGATGGTGGTATAAGATCAGTAATATCAAATAATGCCTTATATTGTTTTAAAGCAATATCATTACTTAAAATGCTATTAAAGAAGTCACCATAAATACGTTTGTATTTATAGTTATTGAATTCTCGTAGTTTATCAATGATTGCTTTCTTATTAAGTAATTTAATACCAGTATATGTCTCAAACATTGTTACAGCATCATCATTCTCTGGCATGATTATTATAAGTTGTAAATCATGAATACGTTTATTAAAATCATATTCATTTAATAAACTTTGCATTTCTAATAGATACATATTGATTAAGTGTAGCGTCTTCTTATAATCAATACTATTATTAACAATATTTTTAGTATATACATTGAATTTTGTGTTTTCCATTGTTATTTCCTCCTAATGTGTTAATCCATATACATAGTATCCTAATATAGCTATACACGTCGCAAATATAAAATAGATAGCTAAATCTATTTTAGCACCTTGGGTTAATTCTTCTAATAGAGAGATATAATTTTCTTCTAGTAATATAACTCTACATTTAGCATCTGTTAGTGATTTTCTTAATTGCTTATTCTCTTTTCGTAATTCTTTAATATCCTTACCAATTAATACTACAGTTTCACTTACTTCAGACCTAGTTAATGGAATAGCATTAATTTTTTCTTTTCTTTCCTCATTCATATCTATTTCCCCTAATGGATAATATTATAGCATACAACACAAACAAATATCATAACTAAAATAAATAGAGCTATTCCGATATTAGTAAGTGTCTTAATATCATTATTAACTTCATCAATTCTTCTTTCAATATATGCTACTTCTCGACTAATTTTATCATTTGAAAGTTGTTCAACTGTATTAATACTTCTATAAAGCTCTTTAATGTGATTATCAATCAATTCATTATCTTTCTTAAAATAAAGTATTACTCCTTCAATATCATCTCTAATTTTATCAATTTCTGACTTCTTATTAAAAAACATCATATCCATTTCTCCTAGTGAATCTTTGTAATATAGATAATGACTGCTACTATTAAAACTATAATTAGAGCGATAAGCAAATCAAATACAAATTGAATCCTGTCTTCAAGTTTCTTAATTTTAAGAGTCATCAATTCATTATCAGACCTAAGTTTATCTACATTTGAATTTGTTAAAAATACAGCTCCTTCAAGAGTACTTAATCTCTTATTTTGCATCTCATTATACCTAGCCATACGATCTATAGTATTAGGCTCCATATTCATTCCTCCTACTTTGTTATATTATCGCAATCTATTAAATACTCCTTCGATTTCAGTATAATCAATATCAAAGTAATCACAAATTATTTTAATATCCACCATATTAAATTTATAAATTCTAGGGTCGATCTCTTTCCCTAATATATACTTTAATTCAAATCTGAGTTCAGATTTAGTTGCCGCACCAAGAATAGCAGCAATAGTATTTAATACAATATTAGTATCTGGAACAGAATCAAGATAAGTATACTCATTGGAATTATAATTGATTCTACTTTCACATATAAGCTCTCTTATAGTTCTAGATAATTCAGTACGTAACTCTTTTTGTTTATTTTTAATAAGAGTTAGTACGTCAGTATACCTATCTAAATTATAATCATCATCACAAAATAGACGAGTTACTTTAGAAGCATTACTATAGGATACAGTTCCTGGTAAAAGTCGTCTAAAGAAGTCACCATAAACTTCAAACATACCAAACTTTTCTATACTATCAATAAATAATTCAGTAGTAGAATCATTTAACTCAGTCTTAGTATAATCTTCAAATATCTTTATTGTAGTCTCATTAATTGGTGAGATTTCAATAATGTTTATTTTCTTTAGCATATTTTCATATGCATTATCATTTATTGATTCTCTTTTCTTCATTAATGCTTCAACTATCTTTTTATAATTCGAAATTTTATCCATATCCATTACCTCCTATTATAAACTTGGATATATCATTACATGGTTATAATATATGATCTCTCTGATTATTACTTTGTATGAATGGTACTACTTTTCTATACCCTTAAACAATAAATTAATTATAATCTTAATTAACCAAGAGGAGCATAGAAAATAATGTTTTTTGCTGAAAATGTAGAAATAAAGAAAAAAGAAATCCAAGTACCTGTACAAGAAAAGTACTTTGGTAAAGATAGAGATACTAAAGCTCTTGAAGATGAGTTTAAAAATCTTATTAATAAAAAAGGAAACTATAATTGCTCTAAGATCGAGAAGATCTTAGAAAAGAAATTTGGATTCCATAAAGTAACTATTCTTATCGATAATACTGTAAATGAATTGAATGCTTATACTTTCTGTGACTATGATGAGTCTAGAAAGATTTCTATTAAGAATGGTGAATATAAACTACAACCAAATAATGAATATAAAGTATATATCTACTATACTCGTGGTATCTTAAGTGGTGTATTATCTCCAGCTGAATTGGTTGCTATTACATTACATGAAGTTGGTCATCACTTTAGCTTAAGAACTAATATTATTAATCTTAATACTAAAATGCTACAAATTCTAGTAGATGGTGTATTAGATATACAAAAAGCTTTTAAAGTTTCTAATAGTCCAGATACAACAGATGGAGATAGAATCTTAAATACTATTAAGATCTTTGCATATTTAACAGTGCCTGGATTGTTATGGATCTTTGTATTCTTTAATGTATTAATCTTATTCGCATCCATGATGGATGGTGCAGTGACTGCTATTACATCTTTAGATATGCTTCTTACCCCAGAAGGACGTAATAAGTTATTTAGATTAGTTGAGGATAAATTTAAAGATGTATTTATTCGTGTTCAGTTACATGATCCAGAAGAAGAACGTTCTGATAGCTTCTCTACTATTTATGGTTATGCACCCGAATTAGCATCTGCTTTAGGTAAAATTGAAGGTAATATGCTTAACCAATCTCCTGCAATTAAGATGCTTCAAAGATGGTGGACAGTTCCATTGTATATGGTAATTGGTCTATTCGATCCAAAAGCTCATGGTATTCAATCCGCTAGACGTATTGGTGGTATGGTAGCTACATTATCTAAAGAGCTTAAAGACAGCTCTAATAACAATAAAGAAATCAATCAAGTTATTAAAGACTTAAATGCTGTTGAAGATAAGTATGCTCAATACTTAGAAGACCGTATTGAAGAGAATGATTCTAAACGTGCATTACCTCCATTAGCTGATGTAGCTAATGCTAATGTATGGAGATACATTCTACGTAATAAACGTGACTTAGAGTTATTATCTTATGAATCATTAAGAAAACTTATTTTACCACGATAAAAGTTATCCCCTATGGAGTCTAAGCTCCATAGGGGAATTTTTGTATAGCTTCACATGAGAGGGTTTGTTTCGTAGAATAATATTTTTACAAAGGAGAATTTAGTAAAATATCCATAAGTTGCTACTGCTATACACTACCTATGTGTTAGATATGTTGTAATTTACAAAAAAAATAAAGCCCTCCGAAGAGGGCTATTTTTATTATAGATGCAATCCAGGCATTACAGAATCTTTGCCATACTTCTTAAGAAGCATAGCTACTTTTCTGAATTTGCCTTTCATACAATAGTATGCAATTAGTGTCATATAGTTGCTTGGGATCCAAGTTCCGATTGCGTCTGATTGAAATCTTGGATCAGCGTCTTCATCATCTCCTAACATTGAGGTGTAATAGTTGACCTCTATAGTATCGCTGTCATTCCAGCATCTCCAATCTAACTCTGGGTTAATTACATCAGCATCATTGAAATACCAGTCCCGGTACATCCAGAACATGTATCTCATTGCAGTCTTGTCATCTCTTAGATTGCCTACATTCCAATCTAAGCTTTCGCTATAATTATCAAAAAGATCATATTTCAACTTTTGTAATGCGATCTTTTCTTTTTTAGTAGTTGCTACAGCGAAACGATGACCTTCTTTATTTGTTACAATTTTCATGATATACCTCTTTCTGCCTTGTAAGGCTTAATAACTTATAAACTATATATCATATCACACTAATAATATACAACTACATATATCCAATATTACAAAAAAAAGAAAGAGAGGTAGTTCAACTACCTCTCTTGATATTATTTAATTACTTCATATTCTCTAATAGCAAAGTCTAAGATATCTTCATATTTTCTAGATTTAAAATTACCAAAGAATTTATTGTTATATTTATCAATTTTACATTCTATATAATTTTTACTATCTGGTGCAATAGAGAAAATCATATATCCATTCCCTAATTTCATAATAGCTCCTAAAATACTCTAATACTATT